ATGCGTGATCTTACAGAGGAACTCAAAGACTTACGCCTGCACGGCATGGCCACTGCCTGGGCAGATCTGGCCGCACAAGGTGAATCCACCACCGCCTCATCGAAATGGCTGATCGAGCATCTCCTCGATCAGGAACACGCCGACCGGGCAGTGCGCTCGGTACATCATCAGATGAATATGGCGAAACTGCCCATGCACCGCGATCTGGCTGGCTTCGACTTCGGTGTATCCAGCGCTGATGCCCGGCTGATCAAGGAACTGTCCACTCTGACCTTCACCGACACAGCTCAAAATGTGGTGTTCATCGGCGGCCCTGGCACCGGTAAAACGCACCTCGCCACCGCCCTGGCGGTGGCCGGCATCACCCAACACAACAAGCGTGTACGCTTCCACTCCACGGTCGATCTGGTCAACCTGCTGGAACGTGATAAGCACGAGGGCAAAACGGGGCGGATCGCCCGGGGGCTACTGCGTGCAGATCTGGTAATCCTTGATGAGCTTGGTTACCTACCTTTCAGTCAGAGCGGCGGAGCCTTGCTGTTCCACCTGCTCTCGAAGCTTTACGAGCACACCAGCGTGATCATCACCACCAATCTCAGCTTCGCCGAATGGTCGAGCGTATTTGGCGACGCCAAGATGACCACGGCCTTGCTCGACCGATTGACACACCACTGCCACATCGTCGAGACGGGGAATGAATCGTACCGCCTGCAAAACAGCACCTTGGTGGCCAAGACCAAGATCCAGGCGAGGGAGCGTAGGCGACAGGATATCGAGGAGGCGGAGGACGACCCGTTTTGACCTCTTTGGGCTGGCCTTGCTGAGTGCAGGGTCAGCACTTTTACGACGCTGTCGACTGCTAGGCTTATCCACAATTGCCGGGGTCTAAATCGGCAAGCAGCCCTGGGTCATTTTTCAATCGGCAGGGTGGGTCAATTTTCAATCAGCGCCGACACTTATAGCTCCAGAATTTATCAGCCTTGTCCTTGCGATGGAGAGAGACAAGATCCGACATCCCTTCAAGGATCTTGACGGCATGAGTTCCACTTATCGGAGACGAGCACATATGAAACCACCTTTCCCAGGGCCGCTCTGACCGAAATGCAGCTAGACGCTCGAAAGCAAGCTAAGCGCAAACGGTCACCAAACGGTCACCAGAAACGAACCTTTCAGAGCGAAGGCAAAAAAGCTGCCCATAAAAAAATCCAGTCACCGTTAAGTGACTGGATTTTCTAGGGTTTTTTGGTCGGGACGGAGTGATTCGAACACTCGACCCCTTGCACCCCATGCATGCCAAGCCACCTAACGGCATGATATCACAGCACTTTTCGGCGCGCTCGCTGCAATCGACCGTCCATAGGTGCTCCCAAGCGTTCATGAGAGTCACGCATTTCTCACGCAGCCCTGGCTGCCCATCCCGGCGTTCCGCCGTCCGATTCCCTTCCTTTATATAGCTCCTCACAGATCCGCGCCATCCAGAGCCCACAGCCTGGCCGACTCAACGATCTCCAGCATGTCGACCAGGTCGCAGTCATCGACCTCTCGCCGCCGGCGTGCAGCATAGGCCATCTCATCGAGTACCGCTGCGCGCCCATCAGGATCAGCCAACAGTGCGGCCTGGTCGTTCAGTTCGGCCAGCCAGGCCGGCGGCAGACTAGTTGCCATACGACCCCTCCGCCCGGCACCACCAAGACTGCGCGTAGAGCACGCCGTCGACCTCCTCCACGCCATTGATGTTCATGCCGAGCTGGGCCATGCCGTTGACCTTGGCATCGAGCAGGCGCGGGATGATGTCGCCGCTCGGCGTTGGGTTGAAAACCCATGCCTGGGTAGCCACCCGGCCAAGCACCTCGGAATGATGCTCACCGATGTGGATGTCAGCTTTCAGGGGTTTGACCTTGCGAAGCTGGTCCGCTGGGATTGCCACGCCGCGTACTCGGCGACGAACAACGAGGAAGTACATAGCTCACCGACACCAATACTGTATATAGATACAGTATCGTATACATCGGCGCGTTTTCGGGCAAATGTCGATCAGCGGCTTAATGCATAGGCGGTAGATCCTTGCCGCGAGCTTTCGCAATCACTCGCGATTGGTAGTCGGAAACCGCCTCAAACAGGGACTCCGCTAGTAGGCGAAGGCGCTCCACCTCTTCGGGTGGCGCCCCGAAATCCTGAGCCTCGTGGTACTTCCGCATCGCTTCAATGGCCTGCTGAATCAGCGGCTCGCCGGCCTCGACCATTCCTATAAAACTGCGCTTATCCACGGTACTGCTCCGATCAATTGACCAGCGCATTATAGGACGCCTCGCAGAGCTGCCCTGCTATTCGGGCACGGTCATAAGCTTTCGCCAGTTCTCCCGCTCGTTCATCAGCCCGTGCGAGCAGGTCGGAGAGCACCATGGCGGCGCGGGTGGCTGCCTGGCCTCGGGCGACAGCGGCGGTATCCGCGCCGGGGCAACTGACGGTGGCAGCGAGATTGGCTGCTTCGCCGCGCATCCGCTGGCCAGCAGCATCGGCAGCAGCAGCGCCAACATCAGCCACCTGGTGTTCTTCTCTTGCATGGGCTCTTGCCTCCTCTTGCGCCGTGGCGCGTCGCTGTTCTTCCGCGCGGGCGCCGCGTTCGCCTAGCACCTCGGCCAGCCGGTCGCCGCTATCTCGTTGTGCTGATACCAAGCCGGATTCGGCCCGCTCTACCGATCGCCCGTGCTGATAGGCGCCCCAGTAGGACGCCAGCACCAGCGCAAGCAGCCCCAGCCTGAGCGCCAAGGCCTTCACACCAGCGCCCTCAGCACGCCCTCGTCGATCACTGCGGCTTCGTATGGGTTGCCGCCGTTCTCATGGATGATGATGCTGACCACCATCCCGCGCAGCGTGGCCAGGTTTTTGATGTTGATCGGATCGGTGATGCCTACGCCCAGGCGCTTGGCCACGGCCGTGGCATAGGCCTTGGTGTCGTTCTCGTTGGCCGGCGCCCAGCGGTGGATGGTTTCCAGCACGGTGTCGATGCCCTTTCCGCCCACACCGGGCATGCCGTCCTTGCCCCGGTAGTTGATGAGCAGCTTGCCCAGGGCGCGGATGCCGTTCTCTGGCGTGTCGAAGCGGGCAAATCGTGGTTTAGCCACGCCAACCTCCAGGCCGAGCTGGCCCTGCCAGGCATTGCGCGGGTTGAAGTCGATGTTGCCGGGGTTGTTGTTCCGGACACCGCGAGGTGTGGTCATAGGTTTTCTCCAGGCAAAAAAATACCGCCAGGCGGCGGTCGGTGGGTTCGGGGCGGATCAGGCCGGCAGTGCGGGCCAGTCGATGCTGTTGGGGTAGCCTTCCTGCTCGGGCAGCCGGATCAGCGCCAGGCGGTAGCGCTTCCACTCCTTCAACAGTGCAGCTTCGGCCTCGGTGGCCTCCTCAAGCTCGACGGCATCCTGTAGCGGGGCAATGGCAGCATCGGCTACAGCGCGGTGCTGGGCGATCTCGGCAGCCACCGTGGCGAGCAGCTGCTCAGCAGCGGCCTGGGCCTTGGCCTCAGCCGTGATGACCTGCGACCAGTCGATCACGCCTGCGGTTGCAGCCTGGCGGTCGACCAGGTCCACGCCCGGCAGCTGCACTTGGCCGTCGATCGGATAGAGATCGACCGGGAAGCGTGCTGCCTGCGGCGCGTCAGCGGCGTGCGGCAGCATGAGGGTCAGCACAAGGACTCCGTTGGTGCGCTCAACCGGGCCGATCACGAACTCGCACCCAATGGCCTCAGCCGGCAGGGTTGCGCCATCGGTCAACCGGGAAAAGTCCAGCGCCACGGCGTTGACTTCCAGTATGTCGCCCGACTTAACCACAGAGAGGCCCGCATCAGAGCGAACCGGGGAAAGTTTAATTATCATCAGTACCACCTCCCAATGGCTACGTAACCAGGCCGAAAAATCGTTCCACTGACAACGGCATAAGCGCCGATGCCAACGGACACTGCGCTTCGACTGTAGGAGAACCCCAGGGGCATACCGCCACCGCCAGCCGACACAGGGGCTGGAAGCACTTTGGGGGCTGCGATAAACGGAGCTGGGTATGTAAAGGTCTGGCCATTGTTGTAAAACAGCGCCCCTTGAGCGGCGGTGGCTGTGTAAGTGGTCGAGCTTTCCATCACACAGATCATCGTGCCGTCTGCAAACTTCACGCAGTCGCCATTGGCATTGCTGATGAATTCTAGGATGGCGCCAGTGGGTACACCCCCGCTTTGCAAAACAGTACCGACGATATCGGCTATGGCTGCCGCTTTCAGCCCCAGGCCGCTTCGCGCCGCACTAGGGGTTGTCCCGCCCGTACCTCCTTTCGCAACAGGCACAACGTCTTCGGTTGAGACGGCGCCCAGACCCGCCAACGTTGCCCCCCATTGCTGGACAATCGCGTTAATGGCGTCTCGGAGGCTTTTGTCGTACCCCTGGATCGGTGAGATCGCATAGCTTCCCGCGCCAACAGTTGCGCCTTTGTAAGCCGGAAGAATGCTCAGCACAGTCGCGCTGGCGATGTTGGTCACTTCATACCAGGCCCCATCGGGACCCAGGAAAGCGTCACCCACCCGGGCGTTTGCAGAAAAGCTGGTGCCGGTACCGGTCACCGTATTTTGGCCAGCCGTGATCGCCACGGTGCCAGCTCTGTACCAGGCCATGGATTGCTCCAACAATTAATTGAAAGGGAACGGCAAGTTGTCCGTTTTGATAATTAGGGCTTCTGGGTACTTATCCGTCGGGATGCCGTAATAGCTGTTGTATGTGACTGGAGCGCCCCAATACATCGTGGTCCTGGCGGCATCACACGACATGAAGTAAATACCGCCAGAAGCCCCATATGCCCCGTCCATATGGGCTTGCTGGTTGCTGTATGCGGGAAACGGGCTGCCGGGCGCCGACATTCCATCCATGCGCCCCTGGCCGAACGATCTGGAGAATGTCGTAGCTGCTGCGAACTCACCCGAGCCAACTGAGATGAACACCCGCGCCACACAGTAGTAGGGGCCAGAGCTGATGAAGCGCGTAGCCAGTTTGGTCGCACCAGCAAACGGTACGCCGTAATTGGCCGTGCCATTGACGACCGTTGGCGTGGGCGGGGCTGGAGCTGAGACCGTGGCCACGATGTTGAGCGGGTACTGCAACGAGTTGAAGGTCAGCGTGCCCGATTCGTCGTAGCACTTCAGGCCAGCGCCACTCAGCGTGTCCCGCATCGTGTCGAAGTAGTAATACTTCGTCGAAGGACTCGCGCCGATGTAGTAGAAGGTCGTGGTGTCGCCCGAGCGAGAAGACCCGCAGGAGATACCCGAGCCGACGATAAAGACAATCGGCGCCACTGCGCCTGTAACGCTGAACCCATGGATGGCATCGGTAATGGACGACTCGGCATAGCTGCTACCCTGGTTGGGCGGCAGGTTCGCCGACCTGTAGTCCAGGCGTGGCCAATTGACCAACAGTGTCATGTACCCGCTTTTCAGCAGGCCATACGTGATCTTCTCCGTGTCGAACAGAAGGCTGCCGTCCTCCTTGAAGACCTTCAAACCTGCTGACATTTAGTGATATCCGTAATGAATGCGGCAGTTCAGCGAATAGAACCCCCAGCCGCCGGCGTAGGAGTACTGCCAGGCTAAGGTCGCGCTGGAGGCCCCGACGGTCAGGGTCACCCCTGGGCGCTTTCCCAGATACTTGTTCTGCGCCGACAGCTCGGTGATGGCGTAGAACAGCTCCTTGCCGGCTGGAGGCAAAGGGATCGAGAGCGACCCATTGGCCGCTCCCGTGTCCACATACCCCATCATCTGGCTGATCGAGCTCGTCATGTCGAGGAGCACCAAGCCGCTAGGGTCATAGACCTTCAGGCCAGCGCTCATACGTTCACTCCGAGGTCAATCGCCAGGTTGCCGTTGGCATGGAATATCCGCAGGCGCTGGTTATTCAGGAGCAAGCGCCCCTGCCCTGCGACTGTCCCGTTGATTTCAAAGGTTCCGGACTTGTTAAGGATCCAGCCCTGCTGGCCCGCCACATAGTTGGTTGAGCTGATGTAGCTGCCGATCTTGGCGTTGGTGATCGTGCCGTCCATGATGAATGCCGAATCCATGAACGACTGTCCGCCCTGGACGGCGAAAAACGACTTGATCTCGCCATTGATGCTACTGGCGACAGCGAACCTATCCGCCAGGACGATAAACTGGCTTTGAAGACCGGCCGGGCCGTTCTCGATGCCAAGACCAATACCAGCGACAAGGTACTGTCCCTGAGCGTTGAGCTGCATCTTGACCGCCCACATCGTGCTGGCCTTGCCATCCGCCGTGGCTTGGGCCTGGCTGACGGTCTGCACAGCAGCATTCGTCTGGCCTATCGACGCTTCGAGTGTCTCGGTCTTCCGGACAATCGCCTCTTCCCGCGTAGCCGTTGCTTTCACCTCAGCAGCAAAGGCAGCGGTCGAGTTCCACTGGTTGATCGCCGCAGCCAGGTCGCCTTCGACACTTTCGTCGCGATAAGACGCCCTGAGTACCTGCTGGCTTTCGGCCGCCACAGTGACTTTGCCATCGACCTCGGCGATTTTGGTCGTGTTGGTGCTGACCTGCTGAGCGAGGCCATTGGCCGTGGTAACCGACTGACCGACGTCTATCCAATAGGTCACGTTTGGCGGTGCGTTTGCTCCAGAAGCGTTGGCAGGGACAGCAATCTTGGCCTGATAGATGCGGCCATACTCGACCACCATCTGGTCCTTCGTATAGGCCAAGCCCTTGTCGTAAGCCTTCAACCCGTCAAGGGCATCAATCTGATCTTGAAGACCTTCGATCTTGTCCTTGAGCTCTTGGCCAAGCATGGACTCGTCAATCTCGCCGCTGATCAGGTCGAGGATGGGGCCTGCATCCGACCCAGACTGACCAAGCACGCCACTACCCAACGGGTACCACGGGCCAATGTTTCCGGTTCTATCCACCAGACGTGCCCAGAAGAAGAACGATACACCAGCGGCCAAGCCCTGCATGACGTACTCAGTTTGCGGGTAAGCCAGGTCCGCCAGCTTGGTCGCTGCCCCCAGGTCGTTCGTCTGGCTGTACCAGATTTCCGTGCGCTGGGTGTCCTCAGCACCTGGTGGAATGCCCCATTTGAGCGAGATGCTGAAAAGCAGAGAGGTGGCTGTGAGGAAGGTTACCGAGGGCGGTAGGCCTTCCTTGCCCTTCAGTTCGGTCAAGCTGGAGTCTCGCCAAATCGACGTGATGTCGAACGAGCTGACGGCTCGAACCCTGGCCAAGTAGGCGCCAGCGTAAATGCCAACCACATCAACCGAGGTGGTGCCGGTGCGCTGCAGGCGGACCCAGTTGCCGTCATCCTTGCGCCATTCGACGTCATAGGCCACGGCGCCCTGCACTGCGGGCCAGCTGATGGTCATGGTGCTGACGGCAATGCCCTGATCCACTGCGTAAGCCGAGGTCAGCGTGACGCTGGCCGGCGGTTGCACAGTGGTCACCGGAATGACGCTGATCGGTCGCTCTTCCAGCTTGGCACCGGTATCGATCGCAGCAAACTTGCTGGGGTTGAACTCCAACGCCGTGATTTCGTACTCCCCTTCCTGGGTGCGCACTGTCTTCAGCACGCGGAAGAGTTGCACCGCCAGGTCGTCGTAATCGATGGCCCATTGCAGCTCCGGCTCAGGCTGAACGCTGTAGGCCACGGTCACCGTGACGGTGCGGCCACTGACCGACTGGACCGTCCGGGCCTGGGCGGTCCCGTTCGGCAGGTTCAGGATCAACCGGTCGCCAGCCTTGATCGGCGTGTCACGGTCCAGAGTCACGACCCGTCCCGCTGCTGCCGAGATCCGGCCACCATTCGGCCGCCCCGCGACCAGCTCATCTGCCACCGGGATGACGTAGCCAGGAAGCGGGATACGACCCTCCATGCCCGTCTTGAAGGTGACGGTGCGGTCCTGGCTGTTGCTCAGCAGTGCCCACTTGCCGCGACGCTGGGCTTCGGATGCACGGGTGCAACCGATGGCCGAGATCTCGATGGGTCGGTCGCGGTACCGGCGCTGCAGCGCCAAGTCGGTGACCGGGATAACGTCAGTGTCGTAGTTGTTGGCCGGGTTGTCGTAGCTGACCAGAGCGCGGCTGTAGTGGGTGTTGCGCTCGGCGCCACCATAGTCAAAATTACCGTCGATGACATTCGAGCGAGTGAAGACATAGTCGATGTCCTGCGCACGCGGCATGTCCGCCTGCATGAACAGCAAGCCGTGGGCCCAATACACCATGCCGCGATAGATCGCCGACAGGTCGCGCAGCAGTGTCCAAGCCTCGGCACGTCCCTGCAGGTTAATGTCACACAGGAATCGCGGCTCCAGGCCGCCGCGCCCATCCGACACCAACTGGTCGCAGTATTGGGCGATCCTGTACATCTCCCACTTGTCGACCATCCACGACTTGATGCGCTTACCCAGGCCGAAACGGTCTTCAACGCACAGGCCATAGGTCACGAATGCCGGGTTGTTGGTCCAGGCCTGCTTGAAAGTGCCGTCCCACACACCGGTATAGGTTCGGGTATCTGGATCGTAGTTCGAAGGCACTGGCCAGCGCTTAGCCCGACAGTCGACGGTCACCGTCGGAATGTTCTGGAACTGCTGAGCGTCAAACTCGATGTAGAGCAGAGCAGTATTCGGATAGCGCAGCTTCTCGTCGATGATCTCCGTGTAGCCAGCGATATTCATCGTGTCGGCGATGGTTCCGCTGTTCGCGTTCGGAGTGATGCGACGGACGCGCATCATCCAGCCGGTGGTTGCCTCAGGCAGGTCCACTCGCACGGAACGCTGGTAGCCACTGGTGGTTTTCCCACTCACCGCGCCCCGATGCGACTCAACGTAAGCGCCGCCATCGGTGGCGATGTCGATCGCATATTCGATCCGGTAGCCGTTCGTGTTGCCCTCGCTATCCTGTTTGGCCAGGCGCGGCCAACTGAAGCGCAGGCGCACGGCGGACAGTTGAATATTGCTCAAGGCTCGTGCCCACGGGCTGTCGCTGCGCAGCTCAACGCCAACCGTGGTTTCGTTCTCTACCGCCGGGATGCCCTGGATGTAGCTCTGATCAATGCTTCCGGGGCGCCACTCCCACTTCACTCCCGGAAAGTTGACGTTGCCGCTGGCATCCACAATCGGGGTGTTATCGAGGTAAATATCACGGGCGGTCGGGGTGCCGTCGAACTCCCCCTCGCCTACGGCGAGTAGGATCTTGGCGATGTTCGTCGACTGAAGGCTGTCCGGCGCCTCGACAGGGGTCTTCGGCTTGCTTTCTCCGCCTTTGGCGCCGGCGATGTTCAGGTGAGCTGCTGCGCCCATGCTTTCCTCCAGGCATTAAAAAGCCGCCCGGAGGCGGCTTGGTCGCTGCGTTAAATCAGGTTTGGTCTTCGGCGTAGATGGAAGCCGAAATGATCGCCCCGCCCCAGCGGCGCTTGCCGATGCAAATAGGGACAGGGTTGCCGCTGGCAATGGTGTTCTTGGCTGATCCGAAGGCGTAGGAAGGCAGGTTTTCTGGCGCAGCGCTCTGGGATAGGCCCTTGGCCTGGGGGCTGAGCATCTGGATGACGCCACCGGCTACAAGGGCAATACCTATCTGCAAGGTTGGTGCACCGAAAAAGCTGGCCGCAATCAAAACGGCCCCTACTATCGTCTGGAGTACTCCGCCGCGCTTGCTCCCTTCCACCACGGGAACTATGCGCACCTCCCGAGTACCGCAGCGCCCCATATCATCCATGCCAGCGTTCTTTCGATTTCGGAAAATGGCAAACCGCATTCCCAGCCCATTGAGCCGCTTTACCTCATCCTCGAACCCATCAAGCGTTGCCTTAAGGGCGCTGAATGCTTCAAAGGTCGTTCCCTTCTCTAACATTCTGCGATGCACTCGCCCGAATTTCTGAGCGAGAGATCCAGAGAGCTTAATAACTGTCATCGGCTCGTAGTACGCAGCTAATGCGGCCATCGTGATTCCTCAGGCATTAAAAAACCGCCCGAAGGCGGCTGTTTAAAACGTAGTTGGTTTAACACTCACATCGCCATTTGCGGATGTGTGCACTCGATATTTTTTTGTCTGCCCAGGCTTGATCAGCGCCTCTGCTTCTAGGCGTTCTGAGTTCAGTCCACAGAGGCCTTTGCCATCAAGAGCAGCACCGACCATCCACTCCCCGGCTGGCACGTTGAAATGAGCTTTTTCTTTCGGATTTAGCCGAGCCACTGGCTTACCGTTGAGGTAGACGGTTGCAAAGCATCCACCACCTGGAAACCCGCTATCCCGCGTCACAATTATCGTCCCGCCTTCGGCTACTTCAGCTTGGTAAGCGGTGACCCTATTTCCCGGTGCGCTCTCAGCTTCGCCCTCAGGAACTGGCGATGTAGCGCAACCAACCAGCATCGCCAGGCTTGCGGCGACGATCAGAATTCGCATGTGATCCCTCCTTGAAATCCGGGACTGTAGCAGCCGGGCTGGCCAGGTATCCAGCGGGGGAAAGCCAGTGGCGTGACCTTGAAGTTGGCGCCAGGTGCAAAAGCCCAGCGCATGGCTGGGCTCCGCGATCACTGCTCCTGGGGAGACCAGTTGAACTTGTAGTTCAACGGAGGTAGTTCGTAGTGCTCTGCCAGATACAGGCCCAGCATCTCGCCTTCCTTCGCGTATGCCGCTGCTTTGTCGACAGTGGGATACCAGCTCACCCAAAGCGTGTCCAGCGGGAACATTTTTTCGAAGGAAGCGAAGCTGAACCGCCATCCTGCCATGTGGCCGGTAGCGCCTTTTGTACGCGCACATCGAACGAATGCTGCAAGACGGCGCTTGAGGTTGTCTGACTCTCCGACAGTCAAAATACCGTTATCGTCAATGCTCACCGCTCTCGCGATAGCACGGTCTGCACAGATGATGTACACACCAGGTACTGGCGGCGCGCTCTGATAATGATCTACGAGCTTCAGCCACTCAGGCTCCCAGCCGTCCCAATTTTTGACTCTCATCGAATGCCTCCATTGCTTAGAGGCAAAACGATATCACAAGCGCCATCCGCGAGCTGTCAGATGCAAAAAGCCCAGCGCGAGGCTGGGCTAGTTATCGTCAATCGCTGTACCTGTCTCGACGGCGCTCTGAATCGCTTTCGTCGTTCCAGTTCCGTCTAGGACTCGGTGGGGATGAGGGCGCCTGTGGCGGGCGAATGCGGCCGTCCGGATTACGATTGATGTTGAGGCCCTCCTGAGACACTCGCCCCTCTTCGAGGGTAGGCTTACGAATAGACCTATCTGACATACGGCCTCCTCAGGCTAGTCCAAGAATTCAACCCATAGTACGTCGGCATTGGCGATGAGTACACTCGTCACTCCACCGTATTCTCTCATGCCATCGCCCTCCAGCCAGTATGGGTTCTCAATCACAAAGTGCCCCTTCTCATGATCGCTCGGCCAAGCCCTAGGAAAGCCCATCAGCCGCCTGCCATCCAGGAGGTTCAGTACGACAAACCTCCCTTGGTAATTTAGAAATGCCCAGCTCCACTCTTGGACTAAGGTGGAGCTTCTGGATGTGAACCTACGATGTCTCATCCACCTATACAGGGTGTCATTGTAGGCGAACCAAGCGAGGCTCAGACCGGAGGCTACGGCCAGCCCCGTAGTCCAAATTGTCTCAACGGTTGAGGTCCAAGTCGAGATATACCACCATTTCCCCATCCATAAGAAGACATTCATCAACCCGTCTACCGACAGTTTAATGATTCCACTACAGATCAAAGCCTGGATGATTCTTTCAAACTGGCTTGGCTTGGGCGCGTCCGCTAGCCAATAGAAAATCATCGTCGTAATAAAACCAGGCAACAGCGTCTGCAGTAATGTGACGGCTTGCGTAGAAATCTCTTCCATGTGGGCACCTCCCAGCGCGCCCGGATCATAGCAACGCGTCCTCCCACCGTGAAAGAGTCATATGCTTGATTCCGTCTTCACATCCGCCCTGGACAGAAAGCCGGATTGAAATGTCTAGAAAATAGGCTTGGAGGTGGTGGAATCCTGCATTCGGCGCAAGATCTCCTCGTACCTCTTAGTCGACACACCCTGATTGCGTGCCAGCATTTCGAGACTTGGCTCAATATCCCGGAGGTAGAGTCGGCATTTCTTCTCATTGAATGTGTCCACGGTGGCATGGACATCCTCTGCTAGAGCAGCAGAATCTCGAAGGCAAAGCGCAAAGTGTTCCCGTTGATCTATTAGGAAATCCAACAGAGCAGCCACCTCAGGCAATCTGGCAGTGAATCGATGTCTCACATCCCTGATCAGGGATTCGTTTTCCATATTAAGCTTGTGCCATTCCGATCGTGCTTGCTCAGCCTTGGTCACTACGCTCTGGCGCAGGGTAAAGAGCTCAGTCATCCTTGTCCTTTTGAGTGCCCACCAAGCTACGAACAGGCTTAAAAGCGCTATCAGCAAAGTGATCGCGTCGACTAGTGAAACCTTCCCTATTTCCATCCGTTTGATCCAAAAGAGAAAGACCTAGGATAGCCGAACGACCCTAGGCCGTCCGAGCTGGACGGAAAGCCAGTACACGCGGCAACCCTGCGCGTAGTAGCGTTATGCCTCCCAATGAACCGCCCCGGTCCATTGCCGGAAAGCCCATGGACTGGGGCAAGCACAAGCAAGGGAAATGAGATGCAAAATAGCAAGAAGGTTATCGATGAGCTGAATTCGGCAACGCGCAAGATAAATCAGGCTCTGCGTGCCTCTGGCACCAACAGACCTGATCCACAAAGCGCCGCAGACTGCTTCAATCGACTTACCGCAGCCATCTTGGACATCGATGCAAGGCTGGTCGTGGTTGAAAAGAGCCTGGAGTCGGCTAAGTCGGTCGAGAAAGCCGACTAAAGTTCCACGGTGAACTCAATGCCCAGCTCCCCGTAACCAGGAACCTGCGGAAACAGCGTTTCCAAATGGGCAGCGGTCATTTTCCCGTCAGCGAAGGAAGGATCATTGCCGTACTTTAGACGAAGTGCGGCAATGATCTCCGCCTGGCTTAAATTGAACCTCTCGATCCGATAGTGGAAGGTCTCAACGGTCTTGCTCATACGCACTCCTGCGGGCTGGCCGCGTCACTTCGCGTCTCGATGACGCAACACAAGGCGCGTCCGGTCGAGCCAAGGCCCGCCGAACACGATGATTTCTGATGGCCTGCCGTGCAGGTGGTGTAGCATGAATGGGCCTGGTCCGAAGATGTCCGCCGCTTCACCCGGCAACTGAGCGTTGGCGCCCAGGTAAATGCCAGCGTGGTTCGGGTGAGCCGTGCGGCCCACGGCCATGACGATCATGTCGCCGCGTTGCGGCTGGCTGACCTGGTAGAAGCCCGCCGCCTCATAGGCCTGCTCGTAAAGGCTCGGGCCGTCCGCCTGCTCCCACCAGCCCTCTTCTCGGGTGTAGGACGGGAAAGCCAGGCCCCACTCACGCTGGTACCAGTCCGCGCAGACTTGCCAGCAGTCCCAAGCGCCGTGCACGAACGGCCGCCCGAGCAGCGGTGCGTGACCGGTGGGCGTAACGGTGCGCAGGTCACCCTCCGGCCACGACAGGATGTACCAGGGCAGCGCCGTGGCCTCGCACATCGCCAGATCGCGGGACGAAGGCCTGCTGGTGGCATCTGGATGCGAGTGCACGATGCCGATCACCTCACCCTGGTCTTCTGCAGCCGCGTACTGCTCCGGTGAGATCCGGAACTCCTCTGTAGGATCGGTAGCGGTGTTGTCGCACGGGATATACCGCTGCGCTCGCCCCACGGCGATGAGCAGCCCGCAACACTCCCGCGGATATTCCGCCGCAGCGTGCGCTTGCACGGCAGCCAGGATGTGTTTGCGCATGGTCAGCTCCGTGCGATAAGGGAAACAGCCGGGAAGCCGCCAAAGGGCAGCTGGTTGCCCTGACCGAAGCGAACGGTACAGCCTGAGTCGAGGCAGCCGTTGCATTGGTCCTTGGCCGGGTCATCCGTGGGGTTGCCGTCCAAGTCGTAGTAAGGGCCGGTGTATCCGCAGTTCGGACCGCGGTAACCGGCAGTCATTGCCCAGTGGCATAGCTGGGTCATCTGCCGGCCGATCGTCTCACCGCCCACATCGCCCGGGCTGGCCAGCTCCCAAGACACAGTGGTGCCGTTCTCGGACACCTTCTGGTCGATGTACCAGACCTCAATGGCTTCCTCGGTCGGGTCGGCCTCCTGGTTGCCTGCCGGAAAGTTCACCGCATCCAGGTACCGCGCCATCGTGTGACGCATGGTTAGCTTGAACTCGAGCAGGTTGTCGAAGGCCAGGCACAGGGCTGTGATCCGGCCGTTGACGTTGCCGACGCTCAGCGTGGGGCGCACGGCCGTACCGTCCGAGTTCGCTTCGATGCCCTCGATCTGCATGGGCCAGGCGCCATACTCGTTGCCCTGCCACCAGATGGACTTGGCCGGCAGTTGATCGGCATTTACGCCGGCGGCGGCCAGCTCCTCTGGCGTGTGCGGTATTGCATGCCCGTGAAACCGCAGAATATCGGCACCGAAGTCCGAGCCATCCAGCTCAAACAGCAGTACCTCGCTGCCAGGCTCCAGGGTCTGGATGTCCTTGATCAGTGACATGCGACGTCCTTATGGGTGGAATGCCCGCTCAAAGGTTGCGGAGACCTTGAACCGACCGCCACCCACGGGCGTGGGCTTCGGATCGGTGCAGGTAAACAGGCCCAAATCACCGAGCGGAGTGGACCACAGAAAGGCCTTCGCGCCGCCGTGCCGATCGAAGAACTCCATGACCTTGCGGACCTGTGCCTTCGTGCCGGTTACGGTGATCGGGTAGCTGTCTTCCTTGTTGTTGGGGCCGTCGCCCACCACCTGCCGGTACCCGCCGCCGAACTTGGACTCCCGGACCCGGTAAGTGATGTCCGGCGTTTCGCCGCGCTGCGTCGGCCAGCTGAACGTCTCGATGGCCATCAGCGCCCTCCTTTAGTGTTCCGATAGCTCACCCCGCCGGGTCGCCACGAATCGGCAACAGCCTTCTCGGCAGCGAGCTGCATCTGCTTCTGCATGTTTTGCTGGAGGAGCGTTTGGTCGAGCTCCATGCCTTCGTCACTACGATCTACGACGGCTACGTTGACCGGTGCCGACACGCTTATCATCGTTCCCGAAGTGCTCGTGGTAGCGAGGGGTGAAGCGGGCCCAGGGCCGAGCGGGGTGATGGTGCCGCCCTGCTCCCCCATCATCAGATAGGTCTTGCCTCCCTGGCTCAGCAGTTCAGGCCCCAATTCGTTTACCTGGTAGAGCGAGTTCGCCGCTACCGGACCGCCGGCTGCGCGCTGACCAGAGACGAAGTTGTCCATGATCTGGGGGGTGTACCCGGCCTGGGTCGATCCTGCGGACGTGGTTCCGCTGCCGAACCACGCAGAAACAGCCGTGCTACCCCAGCTAACCAGGCTGCCCAGGAGACCCGAGGCAGCGCGTTGCGTTTCGATCCGGACCATGTCAGCAAGGATCGACTTGGTGAAGTCGGTGAACGATAACTTGCCGGTCATGGCGAAGTTTACGATCGCATCCTCCATCGAGCTGAAGGCGTTGGTGAACAGGGACTTCGTCTGCCCGGCGACATCCCGTGCCTGGTCCAGGTAATTCTGAAAGGCTGCCGATGCCCCCTTGCGCCAGTCGCCCTGTGCGGCCGTCATCTGGTCGTAGTTGGCGATGGTGGTTTCCTGCAGGTCCTTCTCGGTCTTGCTCAGCGCTGCCAGCTTCTGGTTGTACTCATCGAGACTCATACCGCGAGAGCCATCGCCATACTGGTTGGCCAAGTCCAGACGCTGCTGGTTTATCCGGTCGGTAATACCGTTCTGCTGGTCCTGTAGGCCGCGCTGCCGATCACCGAGACCAAGGCCGTCTGCTGAACGTTGCCCCTGCAGCCTCAGCGCCAAGACCTGCTGGTCAAGGGCATCGGTATAGGTCTGCACCGCCCTGGCCTGCTTGGCCAGCCGGCCCTGCTCATTGGTCGCCAGAACCGAAAGCTCGGTATCGGCGTCCTTCTGCGCCTTGACCATGGCGGCGCGGGCATCCGCGATTTTCTGGTCGAGCTGAATTCGCTGCTGGGCGCTGGTACTGCTGCGCCCCTTGGCCCTCTCCAGCGCCGTGATCTCGGCCTCGTAGGCGTTCGTGACCTCGGCCTTCTGCTGCTCGATGATTGCAGCCCGTTGGGCGGCGTACGACTCTTGAGAGATCAGCCCAGCCTTCTGCGCTGCTTCCAGTTCCTTCTGGTGGCTCTTGTACTCGGCCAGAATGGCGCTCAGCGCGTTCTTCTGGTCGTTGAACCCGGAGAGGTCGACCGAACCAGTCCGCCCAGCAGGGTCCTTGAACTGCTTGGCGATGTCGGCCTGCACCCGAGTGATGTTCTCGGGCTTCAGCCGCTCATCATTCGGGTTGACCTTGCGGATCGCATCAAGAGACTTGTTGTACTCCTTGAGAGCATCCGCGCGCTTCTCGGCGTTGGTCCTTGCGGACTTCTCCAGAGCGTCGATCTTGCCGATGGCCACGATAGCCGCCTGCTGCCGCTGGCTATCCAGTTCCCGTGCCTTGGCAATCGCCTGCTGCGTGTCTCGCTGTTGAATGAGAGCTTTGAGCTCAAGGTTGGCATCCGTGAGCTTTTGCTTCGCAGCGGTGTCGTCAGGATCGCCGTTCACCGCGCTCTGCGCCGCTGCCACTCGTTGTTGCGTCTCTACGATGCGACTCGCGATATCCTGGTCCCGGCCAATGTCCTTGACCGAATCGACCGTGGCAGCAACCTCGCCACGCAAAGCCTTCCATCCGCGCTCCCAGATGGACAGATTCTCGGTGACTTCATTGCTACGGTTTTTGATGGTATCGACGTAGGTGTCGGTGAGCAGCTTTGCAGCCCCAATAGTGTCGCCCTGCTCCTTCAAGGCAACGATCTGCGAGTAGGTCGCAGCAGTCAGGAAGTTGTACTGCTCGTTGAGGTCCTTGGCTGCAGCCACTGGATCCTTTCCGATCTTCACGAACTCGGCCACGGTCTCCTCGACCGCTTTTCCGGTCGCCGACCGCCACTCCAGGGCTGCCTCGGTAATCTCGACGAAGCTGTCCGAAGCAATTTTGCCGCTACCGGCCAGCTGGGTGAGAACCTCGGCTGCGGCACCGGTGGTGCCGACGGTCGCCGCGACCTGGCGAGCCATTCCAGACACCTGATCCGCCGTTGTGCCGGCGGCGTTGCCGGTCTTGATCAGCTCCTTCTGGAAGCCGACCGCCTCCTCGCTGCCCGAGTAGTAGGCGTAACCGAGCACACCCACTGCTGCAGCCGCGACGGTGAACGGGTTCACCAGGCCCATGACGTAGCCGCCGAGTGCCTGAATGGCCGGGCCCACACCGCCAAACATATCCTTTAGCTGCCCGCCCTGCTGCAGCAGCACAGTGAGCGGGGCCTGTCCGCCCTGCAGGGATACCACGATGTCGGTGAACTGTGCCGGCACACCCCGCAGTGCAGCAGCAGTGGCCTTTGCCGACATCCCGGTCTTGTTCAGCGCAGCATCGGCGCCGCCCAAGGCTGTGCGGGCCTCGTCGATCTTCGACTGGTACTCGCCGAAGGTCTCCGCATCGAGCGCGCCACTGGTGCGGAAGCCCTTCAACTTCTGCTCCATCTGGTCCAGTCGGCTCATTGCTGCGACGGTCGGGTCAATCTTGCCCAGCAGCTCCTCGAGCGCCTGGCCTTCTTCCCGATGTGCACCGGCGGCCTTCTTCGCCGCCTCGGCCTGGCGCTCTTCCGTGGCGATGAGGGCCTGAGCCCGACTGTTGATGGATGCCTGACGGCTGGCACTGTCTGAAAGAACTGCATTCGCCTGGGCGGTGACCTGGGCGCTCTGCTCGGTCGCCCGGTTGAGCGACTGAACGTACTGACTCGCCTCCAGCGAGGCCTTGGCTACTGCCAGAATCCTGGCCTGTTGCTCGTCGGCGGACTCGGCAGCACGCCGGCCGGCCTGGGCTCCGGCATCCGTGGCGCTGGTGAGTGCCTCCTGCACCTTGCCCGCCTGCGCGGCCTCAGTCCGGAACGCCCCCATGTTGGCGGTGGCGCTGCTGAACGCCGTGGAAGCGCTGATAACTGCGCGTCCCACGGTGGCCATCTGCTGGGCCAACTCGGTCTGCTTGGCGTTGAGCGCCTGCAGCTCCTGCACAATCTGCCGGGTGTCACCCTGCAGGCTGCCCAAGGCAGTCTCCCAGGCACGCCCGGTTCGTCCAGCCGACTCCTCGCTGCGCTTGCCGGCGTCCGTCAGCTGATCGAGGTTGTCCTTGGCTTCGACGGCATCACCGGAGTCGATCTGAAGACCGAGAGAGGCAATGGTGGTCATGATCTACTCCATCGATTCGGCCATGACGGCCAAGGCCTCAACCTCCATGACGCGGAGATCGGGAAAAATGTCGGTGAGGTCGCGGCGCTTGATGCCGAGCATTGAGGCGGTTGCAGGAATAGCGGTGTAGTCCAAGCCGGACGGGCCGCCCGAAGCCACCCGCCACTGTGTGCCCAGCGCATCGAACAGGCGGAAGGCAGGCCAGGCATCCGGCAAGACCTCCACTACCTCCTCCGCGATGTCATCAAGGGTCAGCCCCAGCGCCGCCAGTTGCTCAGCGGACGGGCCGCGCTCATAGCAAGCCCGGGCCGCCGCCCTCAGTTTCCCAGTCGGGCCGGGCTGTAGGCAGCCTGGTAAGCGTCGATTACCGCCTTCGGTGCCCCGGTGCAAGTGCGCACCAGGTCGGCGATAGCCTCGGAGCTGAACTCGTCCTCCAGATCCCAGCCTGTGACGATCTCGCTCAACTGATCTGCCTGCAGGGCGATTTCACCGGTGGTGACCTCCTCCCAGGTTGCCCCGTCCTTCTGGGCCTTCTCCGCCCAGGCGTCGCGCGCCTTGTTCCAGCGATCAAACATTGCGGACAGGGCCACGCGGTCCATGTAGCGGAACTGGAATTTCACCGGCACCGGTTCGGCGCCAATCCGCGGAACCTGCACCACGGCGGTGAAAGTAGGGTTCTGCGCGATCTTGATCTTCGCCATGATGGCTCCTTACGCACCGGCCAGAATGCGAACTGGACGGCCCGACAGTGCGATGCTGATGGTGCGCGTCATGAGGCTGTTCCGATCCATGGTTGGGGTGGTGGTGATGCTCACGTAGCCCGGGTAAAGGATCTGGTCGCCGCCTGGCAGCTTGAGGCGTACCACCGCGAGCTCCTTGCTGTCACCGTAGTTTTCGACCAGGGCGACGTAGGCAGCGGTCGGCTGGTCCTCGACGGTGATTGACAGCGTGATCGGGTTGCGGTTGGTCGGGAACTGGCGGTCATCGTCATCTTCCAGATACCCCACGGTGAGGTATTGCTGCTCACCGCCGGCCGAGGTGAAAGCGGTCACCTTGGAGATCTGCGCCCAGGCGGTCACAGGGAGCACCGAGCCTACGCCGGCACCCGGAGTGTATTTGTCCACGTTGGTGGTGTTGAGGCCTTTCAAGGCGAAGGTGTCGGCGGCCACGTTTGCGGCACTGACGGCACGGTCGGCGATCAGTGCCCAACCGGAGCTAACCAACAGGACATCGCCATTCTCAATGTCGTGACCGGCAGCGGTGGCCACCGGCGGCAAGGCATTGGTCAAAGCGGTGAAGGCGACGGCGGCGCCAAAAACGCTGGCGATTTCCAGCACAGAGCCGTTCGGCAGCGGGAATTTTGCGGCCATGGAGTGTTTCCTCGTTGTTGCCCGCCGGGAGGCGGTTGGTTATGCCCCAGCGGGCGGTAGGTCCGCGACACCGCGGTAGGTGAAGCTGGCCGGGACCATGTAGGTCGCCGACTCGGTGATGGCTGGGCCCTGCTCAACCGGTTCGGTAACAAGGCCCTCGAAGCCGTTGCGGCTGATTTCCGTGTCCACCCTGAAGAGGCTCGACAGCTCACCGACAAGGCTCTCGGCGGTAGCCAGAGGCTGGCCAGCCGGGCAAACGATGCTCACCTGGTATACGCCGGTGTACTCATAGGCATCGCTGCCCAGGTAGCGGCAGGTGGTGCCCGCTGGCAGTTGGAACGCCTGCAGGTAGGTTTCGTCGGGCCTGGCCTCGAAACCCTGTTCGAAGTTTGCGACCCGTATCGGGCGCGCCGCGGCCCAGGCCATCAGCTTGATCTCGATGGCCTGTCGTGCTCTTGCGTGGCTCATGCTCGATGGGTCCTGATGGCTTCTTCGACGATGCGCTGGAAGTCGGCGACGGTAACTCGCACCATGCCGCCAGGCGCCTGTGAGCTGTGGCCGTACTCCAGAGGGATGGCATACGGCAGGTTGTTGACGATGTAGGCGACCTCGCCAGCGGAAAGATCACCGGCAGCCAGGAGAAGCCTGTCCAGCGTCTCGCCGGCGCTCTCGATGTCCTCGATCTCGCCTGCGGCTGGAGCGCCGGTGGTGAGCTGCCAGTTACTGCGGAAGCGGCCGCCCACGTAGCCCTGGCCAACCCTCCGGACGCCGAACCCGAAGTTCTCGCGCTGCTCGCGCTTGGTCAGCGGCTTTCGCAGCCGCAAACCGCCTTTCAGGTTGCCCCTTTTGGTGTAGTTGGCCTGGTCGGACGTGATGCCAACATTAATGGCCGCTGCCTTGGCGTTGTAAGCCGAGATCTGCTCAGCCGCGCTGCCCTGAGCCTCAACGTTCACCTTCCAGAGATCCGGGTTGCCGACCGGCGACATGGTCACCAGCCTCCGGCCGACCATGATCACGACCTCACGGAAGGTTAGGTCCATCGCCTCCTTGGCGGCCTCTGCGAACTGCTCCAACTGCGCAGCAAAGCCGCCGTCCAGACCGCCGTAACGGCTGGTCATGTGTGAGCCGCGGGCCATGGTCACTTCCTCAGTTGAATGGTCCAGGTGGCCTTGGCCGCGTCCTGCCCGACGTTCATGACTCGGTAGCCGCTGATGCGATCACCGATGGCTGGGGTAGCAGGGTCGTCTGTGACCGTGCCGCCGTCCTTCACGAACAGCTCGTTCTGCAGCGCCTTGAGGCGCACGTCTGTCGCCAGGATGCGCGTACCGTCGATCTCGCGGGCCTTGTACTGGCCGAAGACACCGCGACCGACATAGTGCAGCGTTGTCGCTGGCGTACTGCCGCCCTTCTCAGGGTCATAGGTGCCGGGTACAGACCGGCTGCCATCAACCACCGCCACTGCGTCGGCCAGATCCGTATCGAAGGCCTGGGCCAGTTCGGCCTGTAACTCGCGTCGAAGCCCCATGTCACCCCCTGACGATCTTGACCTGGCCGGTGCCCAGATACCGCGCCAGCAGGGCCAAGGCGAAGGACTCACCCGCGCTGATGGCCTTGGACGTTGCAGAGTAGGTTTTGCTGCTCGACACTCCGTCCGCATCCACGGACTTGCTTAGCACGCCGGTTTCCTTCGCCTGGAACAGGTTGCCAGCAGCCGCCTCTACTGCCACCTCTGCGCCCGCCTGCACGACATCAGAGGGAACCGTGTCGAACTCGGGCAGGCCCTGGTTGGTGAGCCAGGTGTTGGCCATCAGCACCGCGCGCGCCTTCTTTTCATCCGGCGCCCAGGTCTGGCCCAGCAGCGCGTCGACCTGCTCGATGCTGATGTAGGTCGTCATTACGCGGCCCCGTCCAGCAGCTTCTGCAGATCTTCCAGGGTGGCTTCAGGCGCGAACTGGATGCCCTTCTCGGTCAGCGCAGCCTGCAGCTTTGCCTTCAGTTCGGCTTCTTCAGCGGCCTTCTTGTCGGCAGCCGACTTGCCAGCCTTCGAGCCTTTGGTCTCCTTCAGCGGCTCCGGGTGCTCGTAGCCATCGGGCGCGAAACGCGCATCGATGATCTTGTAGCCCTTCTGACGCAGTTCGGCCTTTCGCTCAGGGCTGACCGGGTGTTTCTCGTAAATCACTTTCTCGCTCATGGCGATCTCCTAGGAAGGCGCCCCGGAGGGCGCGGTACCGATTACTTGGTGGCGTCACCGATGGTCAGCACGCCGGCCGAGGCCTTGATGCTGTTCGCCACCAGATCCCAGTTGGTGCCGGTGGACAGTTCGGCGTTGGTAGGCGACTTGCCGCCGTTGGCGGTGTCCCAGGTGTAGCCCTTGAGGCCCAGACCGAAGGTGTAGTCGGCCTGCATGGTGGTCTCGATACGCTCCTTGCCGTTGGAGGTCTCGATGTTGGTGATCAGGTCGGAGCCATCCATCACGACCGCGGCGCCGTCGGCCAGGCTGAGCACCTTCTGCTTGTTCGGGGTCCCGGCCTCGTACAGCGCAGGGGCGTCGGTGATGATCACGGCTTTGCCGAGGATGTCGACCACCTGCACGCCGGAGAACTGGAACAGACGCTCGGCATTGGCGAGGTTCTGGCCAACCAGCTTGTGGTACATCGCACCGGTCATGACCTGGGCCACCAGGCGCTGGGAAGCGTCACCGAACAGCGCGTGGGCGTTGTTGATCGCGACGTAGGTCACGCCAGCAGTCGCCGAAACGTCGTTGGTGGCGGTCGGCTGGTTGCCAATGGCGCCGGCCAGGGCCGAGATGGCAGTGTTCAGCTGGTCCGCCATGATGGCTTCGGACAGGTTGCGGCTGATCACTTCCAGCGCTTCTTCCGGGTTCTTCTGGATCCAGGAGAGCTGGGAAGGCTCCCACAGGATCGGGCCGAAGCCGCCGGCGATCTTCACCGAGTCGTACTGCTTCTGGGCCAGCGGGGTGGACGCCTGGGCGCCGTTGGCAGCGTAGCGGTCGACGCGACGCTGGGCGCCGTGCAGACCTGCCCAGAACGATTCCTGCAGGAAGTCGCCGTCGATGCCCTGGGTAGTCAGGCGGATGGCACCGGCCGAGGATGCGTTGAACTTCTCGACATCCTGAGCCAGGGTCTCGATGGTGGTGCGCTTGAGGTATTCGTTGAACACCTTCATGTTCGAAAGGGCCATTGGGCCTCCTTATTCGCTTGCGGTCAGGCCCTTGATGGCTTCCAGGCGTTCAGCCTTGGTGCCACCGAAGTTGCCCTTCGTGGTTTTGTGCTGGCCACCGCCGTTCGGCGCGCCGCCGCCATTGGCGCCGGAGCTCTTCAGGATGTGGTCGCGATGGGGGTACTGCGAGACGAGGGTTTCGAGCGCTTCGTTGAAGTCGGCCAGTTCGCCCGGGCGGGCGCGACTGAAGATCTTCTGGCCCTGGGCGTCGTACGCGACGACCTTGCCTTCCTCGATCTTGAAGTTGCTGCCGAAGGCGGCCTGGACCATGTCAGCGGGAACAGCCATCTTCTCGGCGATGAACTGGGAGCGCGCGAAGCTGCCGCCGATCTTCTCGGCATACAGCTGCTGCTCGAAGGTCTGCGCCTTGCCGTTGGCTTCATCCAGCTGGGTTTGGAAGGCCTTGCTGATTTCGCCCTTCACCTTCTCGATCTCGCCGGCATCCACCAGCTTCTTGGCGTCGAGGTTGGCGACGATCTCCAGGGCTTTCTTGGCGGCCGCAGCATCTTCGATGCCTTCGAACGCCTTCGCAGTTTTCTCGAAGCTGTCCGCGCGCTCGCGGTGCGACTTCGCCTCGGCATTCAGCCGGGTGATGGTGTTGCGAGTGCCGACCGCATCGAAGGCGACGTCCTTGCCGTCGTCATCGGTGTATACGGGCTTTCCATCTTCGATCACTGCGTACTGCTTGCCATCCACTTCAACGGTTTTGAGTTTCATCTCGTCTCTCTGGGCCATCCGGCCTGTTGGTGAGCCATCCGGCCCCAGTTGCGCCCCGTCCATCCGAACCGCAGGCAGAAAAAAGCCCCGCACGAGGCGAGGCCTTGAAGTTGCGCGCCACGAAATCGCAGGTGATGGATTCGTGGCGCGGTGTTACTTGAGCCGATCCTGCAGTTGCGCAAGCGTGAGGAGCTTTCCCTTGTCGTTGTAGAACGCGCTGAGCTTCAGCCCGCCCTCACGCATCAGTCGGCCACGTTCCGGCCCAAGGATCTCGTCCTGGCGCGCCGCCGACTGCTTGCTGAGCCATTCGGCGTAGGTGGTCGACTCTGGTACTTGGCCGTCCATGCTCGCCCGCGTTGCTCCGTCGCTGAAACCCAGGGCCTTGGCGCTCTTGAGCACCGGAACCTTGCTGGATCGGCAGCAAAAGTGAATTCGCCCAGGCCCGGCCAGCCACGGGATCGTGTGGCCGATGGGCTTGTAGGTGCCCAGGGTGTAGGGCAGCCGGTCGCGGATCCGGCAGTCGCTTGAGGTGTGGTTGTCTAGCGTACTGAGCCACTCGACATGGCTGATGATGTCGCTGTTGGCCTCGTACGCCGCGTCGCTGGCCGTTTCGGCAGTATGGGATACCGCAGACCGCACTACCGCCTCAACGTCGCGCCTGGCCTTCTGGAGGGCACCGTCGGCGTATTGCTGAACCCGGCTGCCCATGACTGTGCGAACGATATCGGCAGTGGTACGCCCCTCGACCACGCCCGAGCGCACAGCGTCGCGCACTGCGGCGGCGCGACTCGACTCGATGCCGGTCATCCACTCCCTCAGCAGGCGCCCCTGGAATGGTCGGGCCTGGGCAATCGCCTTCACCGCGCTAAATACCGGGGAGACGATCGGGTATGCCTCCTGCACCAGAGCCGGGAGAACGGCCCGCAACACGTTCTGCTGGAACGCCAGCTCGTAGCTGATCAGCCCGTCGGTCACCTGGTCCATGGCCAGGCGGATCTCAATGAAGGTCTGCTGGTTGATCCGCAGCACTGCCGACAGGGCGATATCTACAGCTGCGGCCGACAGATCGGTGCCGAGGTTGTCGATAGCCTCGATCAGCGCGGCGCGCAGGTCGGCGTCCTTGCTGTTGAGGATCTTGATGATCGTCACAACCTGGCTGTTGCTCAGCCTGGACAGGTCGACCTCATGCCCGATCAGCTCGTTCAGCAACTTCTCGTTGGCCGTCTTCATCACAGCGTACCGAGGGCCGGGCCCTGGGCCTCAATCTTCGCCAGTTCCTCTTCCCAGTCGTATTCGTCGCTGATCACCCCGCGGCGCTGCATCTCGGTGAACAGCGTCTCCTTGCTGATCATCCCGGCATTGGCCATGGATACCAGTGTCGGCAGCGACACCTCCGGCATGTAGTCGACATCGAAGTTGCCGCGCATCTCGACAGTGCCGCCATCGCCTAAGCCGCGATAATCGGCCATGAACTGGAGCAGTTGCGCCAGGCAGTCGGCGAAGTGGTTCGCCATGCGTGCCAGCGGGGACAGTTCCTGCGCCGCCTCCTCCTCCGCCTGGGTGGCGGTCTTGGTGGCCGTCTTGTCCGGCGTCAGCAGCTTGGCCCCGGCCATGCGCATCTCGTTGATCAGGTCCTGCAGCGCTGTGCGACCCGCATCGACGGCCTGGCCGGTGTGCTCGACGTACTTGAGGTCGCCGTCCTTGGGCAGATCGGTCAGCTGGCCGGTGCCCACCTTGAACTCTGGCGGGATCACCTTCCCCTGGTTGTCGTACTGGGCCTGGATGCCGATGCGAACCAGGATCGGGACGCGGATCACGTGAAGGATGTTGTCCTGGTCACTCTGGCTCTGCCAGTGCTTCACGTTCAGGTGTGCAAGCTCAATCAGTGGCGGCTTAGCGGTCATGAAGCCGGTGCGACCGGTGTAGAAGGTGACCCAGGGGATCGCGGTCAGGCTGTTGGTGCCTTCCTCGTGTAGCTCCCAAGTACCGCCAGATGCGGCCTGCTTACCGCGCACGGCCTTGGCTGACCTGCGATAGGTTCGCCAGGCGCCGGCTCCAGCACGCGAATCTGCTCGACGCACTTGGCGCCGAACTCGCCATCTTCCTCCTCGACCACCTCGATGTAGCGGACCATGGTCAGCACGCCGCCCTTGGAGCGCCAGCCCAGCACCTGCTCAGGCCTCACCATCACCACATAGGGGCGCACGCCAGCGGCCTGCTCGTCTGCCTGGGTCTTCAGCTCACCCGCTGGCGGGTGATCGACGAAGGCGTGGCACAGCCCATGGCTCAAGCCTTCGGTGAAGAACCCTACCGCCCAGGAGTTGAGATCGTTGCCGGCGTGGTCGATGTCCTTAGTCATCTCGACAATGGCCTCTGGCACATCGTCGCCCACCTGCAGCGGCTCGGCGAACACGCGGGAGGTCATGTTGCCCACGGTCTCGGAGTACGCCGGCAGCAGGGTCGAGAGGCGCAGGCGCTCTTTGTAGGCCTCGTCGTCTTCGGCTGGGTACTGCGGCAGCAGGACCTTCCCCGCCGCTCGCATCGCCATGGTTCCGCCCATGAGTGGCGAGATCACGGCCCAGTAGGCGCGCATCGCGTCGACAGCGGGCAGCGTGATGCTCGGGTTATCGCTCATGGTCACATTCTCAGGGATTGGCTTGTGGTCGTCGCCACGTTGATCGGGTATCGCTTGGCGATGAAGTAGCCGGCGGCGTCATTCATGTGGTCGTGCCCCTTCTTTGGGTCTTTGTCCGGATCGCCATGCTTGTCGTAGGTCTGCCGCTCCAGGCACAGCGTCAGCTGCGGGCACTGGTCCATGTTGACCTTAAGCCGGCGTTCGCCGTAGCTGTTCAGCAGCATGGCGTTGACCGAGTTAACCCGGTCTTTGACGCTCGGGTTCTGCGTGTCCACGATCACCGTGAATCCAGCTTTGCGCAGCAGGGATAGGTCCGACTCGCTGGCGTTCTTGCTACTGGTGTTCTGGCCACTGGCGTCGGGATAGACCGCTATGCCGTGCCCTGGGAAACGCGCCTTGATCTTCTCGATCATCTCCGGCGTGTCACGAACCGAGTGGAACTCATCAAGGGCCAAAGGCAGGCCATCGCGGACGACATAGACCACCGCGGCCATCTTCATGACGTTGAAGTCCATGCCGATGTGCAGGGCCTCGCCAGGCTTGATGCGCTCGCTTGTGCAGCTCTCGCTGCGGCTGAAGGTGTAGTAGACGACCCCGGCGTAGTTCTCGAAGCTGGCCTCGTACTCCTGCCGGAATGTGCGCGGGTCCATCTTGCGGCGGGCCGCGTCCAGCTCCTCAGCCGGAACATTACCGCCCTGCAGTGACGTATAGAGCCAGCTCTTGTGGTCTGGCTCGCCGCCTACCTGGCCGTCGCGGTAGGTGTCGAAGCAATGGTTGAAGCCTTTCGGGGTGCCAATGCGCAGCGCATGTCCGCCCTTGCACTTGCCAACACCGGGCACGACGTACTCGCAGGTGGACAGCATAGGTCGCAGGACTTCCTCCCACGCAGCCCACTTGCAGTCCGCCCATTCGTCCACCAGCACGAAGAACAGGCCTGAGCCGCGCAGGTCGTCGTAATTCTCCAAGCCAACGCACCGGATCAGGTGGCCGCTCTTGAGCGTGATCAGCATGTCCGACTCGTTCGGCTTGCACTCTCGCCACTCTCGCGGGATGGCCTGCTTCAGTCGGCGCCAGAACACTCGGCGGGCCTGCTTCTGCGTCGGGGCTGCGTACCAGATCTCATCCTCAACGCTGACACCCCACTCGGCAGCCAGCCGGGCCGCGCGGCGCATCTCAGCCTTGCCGAGGAAGGTCTTGCCGAATCGCCGGCCACACACCGCATCGCGGAAGCGGGCATTACGCTGGAAGCCCCACACGTAGATGTTCGCCTGCTTCGGCGTCAGCTTTACCGGAGCCTCATAGGTACGGGGTAGCGGGGACATTCTCGTCTGGCTCCAGCTTGTACTCAGCAACGGCGTGCTGCTGGTCCGCCTGGGAGCCCAGGGGCTTGTCGGGTTCGATCTTGCGGTTGACGTACATGTCGCCGCATTCCTTGGCCGCCTGCTCATACAGCTGAGCGGTCAGCGCCAGGTTTCGCATGTTCTCGGCCTTCTCGGCCAATCGCCCAAGCCCGCGCAGCCGAAACGCTCGGTTAGCGATTGGAATGTCTGCCGTCTCTTCACGAAAGCGCTTTCGGCATTCGTGGAAAAGGTCAGCCCACTTTTGGGCCAGACCTCTTCCTGCATACTTGGTGGGGTCATGCGACTCGCACTGCTGGCGACTCACTTCAATCCCGAATTCCTTCTTGACGGCCTCAGCAACCTGCGACGGTGTGTCGAAGCAGGCCAGAGCCTGAACAATGAAGGCTTTGACCTCGCTTCGTAGTGCTGCCATAGGGTTGTCATCCGTCAGGACCCGTCAAAATCAGGCCGACTTGAGTAGGCAGGTTCCGCAGGCCCTCGAAATGTTGATCTTGGCCACCTCAGGCGGCCGGCTTGCAGCTTCGATCAGCTGCTGTACGTCTTCACTGGCACCGTAGCGCCTCACCACGCCGACGAACTCTTCGACGTCATGGCCGCGTAGGTAGAGCTTAGGCAGCCCCTCTTGGGTGAACTTGGGTGCGCCGTACTCATCGGTCGCCTGAGCGATGTGATACAGCTCGTGTTCGACCAAGGCGCAGAACTCGGCATCGGTGCATTGAGCGCAGTAATCGGCTGCCAAGGTGATTAGGTAGGACGGCTCCGCGCCAAACCACTCCCGCATCTGCTGCTCTTGCCGTGCCTTCTGCCACCCGCCAGCGCGGAACATCAGCTGCTCGGCCTGGCCAAGCACCACTCGCCCCTGCTTGGCGAACCCAGTCGATGCCCACAGCACACCGATGCTGGCGTCGATCAGGTGAGCGTGATCCGGGTTATGGATGCTGCCGGTGTCGGCAAGGATCTCGCGCTGGACCCAATCCCACACTCCAGTGGCTGGGCGAAGCGTTAGCCACAGAGATTCGAGCAGGTCAGCCGGCGGCGTAGGACGACTCATGAATCATCTGGACCTTGAAATGATGGCGCGTTGCCGGTATTGGTGAATGCCCACTCAATAAAGGACTTGAAAGATGGCAGATCAAATCAAAACCTTCCGCGTGAACGCATACGCCCAATCGGGAGCGGAAGGGAAACGACTCGTTGCAGTCGAGGCAGCGATCGACTTGATCATCGCTCGCGTTAGCTCAGAAGGCGCAGATCTTGAAGCAGAAATGAGCCGCCTTTCCAAGTACGCCGACCAAATTCAGGAGGCTGTTAAGATCAAATGATGATCCTGTGCCGCACTCACCTGCGGCACACCTCACATGAAATGGTGCCTATATGGATATTGATCTTCAGGAAGCTGCGGCAATTGCAGCTGAGCTTCAACGCTGGCACGACGAGGCGCGCAGCTTGGCTGACCAAGCCGCTGACAAGTCCAGCCTCTCCCCGGCCAACATCGACTCGATGAAACACCGCCTCTCTTCCCTTAAGAATGAAATCAAGGAAGCAGCCAAGCATGAAACCCTTTCTAGGCGAAAGATGGCAAAGACTGGGCTGGAGCAGTTCTTCTTCGGCCCTGCAGTCAGAAGCACGTCCGCCAACTTCCGCTTGCGCACTGACACAAGCCCTAAGAGCGAGCTCTGGGCTCGAGGCCTGCATGAAGTGGAGTTCGAGCTCTCTTACGCCATCGACGGCCTACAACGGTTCGTAGCCGAAAACTCGTAACTGCGAGCGCCACGAAACGGCGCGCCTCGAATTTCTGGTGCGATTACCGCCGCCGCGACTGATCGAACAACCTGGCCACGTTGCCCTTCGAGCGCAGCGCCAGGATGAACAGGATCCCGAAGATCAGCGTGCTGGGCACCGAGGTGACCGGCCACTGCCCGTAGAGTAGGATCGCGCCGATGATGCTCAGCCACTCCTGACCGAACAGGGAGGCCAGGCAGAAGGCGCACAGGCTGGGCAGGAACTTGTAGCTCGAGCCGCCCCGCCGGTACATGAACGCGATGACGAAGCAGATACCGCCGCAGAACCCGGCATGAGCCAGGGTGATGGTTTGGTCTAGGGTCATTGGCCCCCTCGCTTGGGGAACAGGCTGCCAATCGCTGCTGGCAGCTCGGTTACCCACTTCGGCAGTTTGCCGGTGTTGAACGACTCCAGAACGCTGATACTCACCAGGACCGTGGCCAGGCCGCAGGCGAAGGCGGCAATGCCACTGGTCTTCGTCCAAGCCTGAGCCAGGATCTCGGCAGAGCCGTAGTACCCGCCGATCCAGCCGACGAGCAAGTACCCGAGGCGTTGCCACAGGTTGATGTCCTTCGCCCAGAGGATGAAGAGCAGTGCGCCACCGAAGGCGCAGACAACAGCGTTGAGGTCGATCGTGGGGAGGCAGCTTGCGAGGGCAATGCCGCCCAACCCTACAACCGTGCAAGCTGCTGGGGTAGCGGCATCGGCCATGTTCAGTCCCTTAGTGTTTGTAGCGGAATGGCGCCGGGCCGCGGATGTCGAGGCCGGTGGCGAGTGCCCAAAGCGCGAAAATGAGGATGCCAGCGCTCAGTGCGGCAGCCAGGAATGTGGCCCGGCGCTCTTGGGCCGAACCGTCGGGCCTTTTGAGGCCCTGAATGATGAAGACGCAGCCAAGGAAGACGTTGGCGCTGATGTCGCGGTGTAGGGCGTAGCTGGCCAGGGCCAGCGCGAATGCCAGTAGGCTCCATGCGGCTGATGGCTTCATGCGATTTCCTGCGGGCAAGAAAAACCCCGCTCTAGGCGGGGTATCAAGGGAGCGCGCGGATCAAGTCTCGCCAAATTCTTCCCGAAGTGAATCGAGGAGGTCATGCCCTGACCACGTTAGCTGAACCTTTGCCGGCATCTGATCCGTTGGTTCTGACTTGGCAAGAAAACCACCCTGAACCAACAGTTGCAGGTGGTAAGCGTCGGTGCCAGCCCAGGCAAAATCAGTCCGCTCAACTTCTGAGCGAATGTCTGGCAGCGACAACCCACCTAAATCACCGTGCAGCTCTACCATCTGCAGCAAAGAGAACGCCTTGCGCTTGCTTCTTACCATCGCCAACCTCCGTTGTGAGGATGGCAATGTGCCCATAACGAGTGCAGCGCGCAACAAAAAGCCCGACACGATGGCCGGGCTTTGTTCTTCAATCCTCAACACACGCAGGAATGACAGGATGAGCAAATAATGTTGCATCGTTGCACGGGTGTCAAGCGGCATTCGCCATCAAAATGCCTTCGTCCTCCAGAATCTTGCTGGCGGCCACCAGAGCCTCGGCCACCATCTCGTCAAGCACGCTCTCGATAGCCTTCTTCCAGCGCCAGTAGGTGGTCCGATTCAGGCCCTGGCCGTCCCAGGTGTTGATGTCGTAGAACTCGGCCGGAAGCACGATCATGTCGGTGGAGCGCTTCACGTACTGCTCGCGGCGTGCCCGGTCTTCGCCATCCGCCACCGACTCGCCGGCCAGTTGCTTCCGCACGGCATCGGTAAGCGCATCAAAGTCAGCGCGATCACGGGCAGATCTGCTTGCCACCTCTCGGCCCGACTGCGCGTGCACGCCCTTTACCGGCGGAATGGCCCAGGCCGTCACCGCCTTGTACCGGAACAGGTTCGGCGCCTGGGAGGCAATCAGCGGAACCAGCTTGCCGATCGCCTCCACCTTCTTGGCCTTGTGGGTCGAGAACCTGGCCGTCAGCGCGCTCCAGTGCCGCGGGATCAACTTGCTGTGCAGGCGGGCGTGCACCCAGCAGTCCACGAGCATCGCAGCATCCTTGCCGGTGATCTCTCCCTTCAGCTTCGAGGCCTGCACCTTTGGCTCGAAGTCGCCACCACCTACACCGCTTACGGTATCCGCCGCCAGGGCGCGAACCACTGCTGCCAAAACGCTTTGGTACTTCATTGGCCGTTCTCCTTCTTCCGGCGATTTGCGATGAGCTGGCCGCGCGTGACGCACCAGGTGGAACTGATGAACATGGCCAGCAGGAGCAGGCCGACGATTTGTTCGGTGGTCCAGGTCATGCTGCTGCCCTCCTAAGGTCTTTGAGTTTTTGCCTGTACAGGGCCTTGATGGCCTGCAGGTCTTCGATGGTCAGGCGCTGGGGCTTATGAGGCCCTTCGAGGAACTCTACGGCTTCGGCGCCAATGCGCTTCATCAGCCGGATACGGTACTCAACCGCGTTCCCCGACAGGTTCCGGTTGCACTTCACGCACTGGCGGTGGACGTTCAGCGGCTCAAAGCGCAGCTCCGGGCAGGCGCCCACTGAACGGTAATGCCCGGCGTCCCAGCGGCTGCCGGTGATGAGGTCGTGGTCGCTCGGCAACGAATCGCAGCTGATGCACGGCAGGCCGGCGTCGCGCTCGCGGATGTAGGCATTGAACGCGGTCTGGGCCTCCGCCATATGCTCGCGACGGGTCTTCAGCTTCTCCCGGCGCTCCTGCAGGTCCTGGCGGGCCTGCTTGGTGATGGCCTTGGCCGCCACCTTCTGCAGCTTCGGGTCCTTAGCCATGGCCTTGGCGCAGGCGATGCTGCATACCTTCTGCGTGGTCATGGACGGCTTAAAGTGCTTGCCGCAACCCGGCGCCTTGCACTTCTTCGGCTTGATCTCCTTGGCGAACATCAGTACTGGCCTCCCCACCGGTCAGGCTCAGTCCAGCGCACACCATGCTCAGCGCCGAAGGCATGCATCACCTCGAACAAGTCGCTGAACCACTTCTGCGACTGCTTGCGGGTAGAGACGCCCAGGACGACGAAGCCGCCGTCGATACCCGGCACCGCGTCCTGCTTCTGCACCGCCGCGCTGAAGATGTGCTTCCAGTCCTCGTCGGTGAGCTTGCGGCCGTACCACTCGACCTGCTGGGAGACGTCGCGGAGCATTGCCCACATCTTCCGGTTGCAGACGTCGGGGCGCTTCTCGTCCTTGATGACCACCACCTTGGGCTTGGTCAGGTCGATGGCGTGCAGGGCGCCGTAGAGCCGATTGAGATCCTGGCTGCTGCGGATGGCGAACTCAGCCATGGCTCGCCTCCTTGGCCATGGCCGCCTCAATAATCTCGTCAATGTTGTCGCAGTAGCCGTAGATGTCCTGCACATCTGGCAGGCCATTGACTACGTCACGGACAGCGCACCTGATGTTTCCATCAACTTGCACGCTGATTTTGCCTAGGGCTTTGCGCAGCGCCTCGTTCTCGGCCTTGAGCTGGTCATAGGCTTCTGCCATCACCACCTCGGGGCCGTGTGGGTCGTAGCTGATCCGGTTGCCACCCTCGGAAAGCATCTTGACGACTTTGTAGCGATGGACTTCGGTCATGGCGACACCTTCAGGCCCTGGGCCTCGACCGCAGAACGCAGCGACTCACGCATGTCGCGCTCCATGCTGGCCGGGTAGTCGTCGAACTTTGGCAGCTCCACCACCACGGCCTCGCGGGAGGCCTGCCAAGCCCACCACGCCGAACGCACGTTGACGGTGTTTTTCTCGATCATGTACAGGGCCGAGCTGCGGAACCCTTCACCAAGCAGGCGAACCTCTTCCTCGACGAAAGCCTCCTCGAACTCTGCGCGCATCTTGTTGGTGTCCATCAGTGCTTCTCCTGCTGAGGCGGTCGGTCGGTGAGCGTTTCGTACCAGTGCCGGTAGCACGGCGTTTTCCGTGCCCAATTGCAGCGACCCTCAATCCGACGCCAGAATCCAAGCTTGCTCCGGCAGCTGTCTGCCACTGGCTCGGATTCAAACCAGTGCCAGTCACCCTCTTCGTCCTGAGCCAGCCAGTTCGACCAGCTGGGCGCATCATCCCAATGCGGAGTGGCCATCACACCCCCTCCCCGGCCGGCTGCCCGGCGCGCTTGAACTCAACGTGATACCCGCGCTTCTGGCTGCCATCAGCCATCACGACACGGCGGTCTGCGCCCTTGGTCATGCGGACGATTTCCCGGCCTTCTACGACCTGTGCGAAGCCCTGGGTCTTGAGATGGGCGACTGTGATTTCTTGTGCAGGCGTCATTGGACTGGCTCCCAGACTTTCACGTTGGCTTTCTGGCTCTGGCGCTTCATATCGGCAGTTCCTGCGCCGCCTGCGAAGGCAACGAGCCCTACCGTTTCGCCACGTTGCGCGCCAATGCTGATTGCCGCCTTGAGCATCTCGGTATTTCTCCTCGGGCCAGCCGCCTTACCGTGCTTCTTCCAGTTGGCGTGGTAGGTGATGTGGTCAACCCCCGCAGAAGCTGCCCACATCAAGGCATGGCGATCAGCTCCAGTTGCACCGCCGTTGAGCAATACGCTGATCGGGGTTTTACGGTGCAAGGCGTCCAGCGCACTCACCACAAACGCACCATCAGCGAAATCTCGTCCGCCACATGCGATAACGATCATCAGATGCCCTCCTTGCCGCGGTGCGATTCCCACTCGAACGGGACAACGATCATTCCGCCCTCGCGCAGGCGGTCGACGCAGCGCTCGCCCATGGCCACCGGCAACTGCTCGGGGCCAAGGTTCGAGATCACCACCGTGGGCTTCACCTGCTCGTACCGGCCGTTGATGATCGCGAACAGGGTCGTCAGCTCGAAGTCGCTAGGCTGCTCCTTGCTCACGCCCACCTCGTCCAGCACCAACAGTGACGGCTCGATCAGGCTGGCCAGAATGCTCGCCTCGGTCGCCTCGCTGGAGCGGTCGTAGGTGGCGCGGATGGCCTGCAGGATCGAACCTACCGTGCGGTACACGGCTGAATGCGAGGTGTTGCGCATCAGGTCGTTGGCCATGCCGGCGCCCAGGTGGGTCTTGCCGGTGCCTGGCTTGCCCAGCAGCACCATGCAGCGCCCGTTCTCGGCAATCTGGTCAAAGGTCTTCACGTAGTGGCGGCAGAAGCGCAGCGCCTCCGCCTGGCCCTTATGCTCGGCCTTGTAGTTCGCCAGCGAGCGATCAGCGAAGCGCTTCGGGATCAGCGAATCGCCCAGCTTCCGGGAGATCGCCAGGCGCACGTTCAGGGCCTGCTCGGCCTCTGCGCGGGCTTCGCGCTCCTCCTTGGCAATGCGAGCGCATTCAGGGCAGTGGCTGCGCAGAGCCTTGCCCAACAGCATGGTTACCTTCTGCTCGAAGGCGCCGTGCTTCTCGCACTCGGCTGGCTGAATGCGGGCTACGACCGCGCCCTGATCGATCTGGACGACTTTTTCAGAGCGCATAGCTGCCGTCCTCCCGCTGCCTCAGCCCTGCGGTGTAGTCGCGGTCAGCGAAGCCGTGGTGGCGGCTGGTTGGTAGGTGGTGCACGTTGTCAGCAGGAAGCTCGACCTCATCCTCCCAGCGCTTCCCGTTGAGCCAGGTGGCCGCGTGGGGGATGAACTGGCCGTTGTCCTTCGTCCAGCCGGGCAACTGCCGGTGCTTGGCCAGGGCGGTGACGATGGTGTCGAACAGCTCCGCAGTGAGCTTGAGCTTTGCCCAGGCCTTCTCGGCCTTGTCCTTCCCAACCTTGCGCGGATACAGCTTCCAGAAGCGCGCGAACAGCTCGGCGGAATCGACCGGCGCGGGCGACGGGGTGAGGGAATCAGGAATCAGGAATCCGGAATCAAGAGAGAGGGAATCAGCAGGGAAAGAACTGTGCGAGTCTGGTGCTTGCATGGTGCTTTCCTCATGCTTTCCCCGGCATGCGTCTACTATGGGGATTCCAGGGATAGTGCTCTTGGCTTCCTTGACGTGCGGGTTCTGGTGCTTCGCCCAGTTCACCACCTGGATGGCCTTGAGCTCGCCAACGGTGTACCGCTTAATGAACCCCAAATGATCCAGGTCATCGAGCATGCGATCGAGGTCGACATTGTCAGCCGGGAACAGGGCCATTTTCAGGCGGCGCGGGCGATCTTCCAGGCGCCCTTCCCTGTCAGCTTCGGTCCAGAGGCCGATGAACAGGAGGCGAGTGGCAAAGTCCAGCTCTGCCAGGTGTTCGTTCGAGAAGAACCCTGGCTTGATGTTTCTTGAACGGGCCATCATTGGGCCTCCAGGTTGTACTGTGCCCACAGGCCAGCCACCCAGGTGACGCCCTTTGGGGTGAATTTGGCTTGATTGAAGGCGTGACCGCTTTCGCTGGTACCGGTCTTTATGTCGAACCGGCCAGCATCGATGTGCTGCTGATAGGCCTGCCACTCGCCGCCCATGCGATACATGATCTTCTTGTCGAGCAGGAACTCGCGGAAGCGGGCCTCATTAGCCCTCAGGAGCTTGGCGGTCTGGCGGAAGCCCTTCAGTCCTGTCGACTCGACGTACTTGTCGACGAATTCGACCTTCGGAGCGGCGATGGCCAGGGCCTGCTGGGCGACCTGGCGTTGTTCATACTGCTCTGCCCAAGCCCGTGCGGCAGCGGCAGGATTGGAGAAATCGGGCAAAGTTGCGATAACCCTGCCGGAGCCCTCCTCCAGTTCACGCCAGCGCTTTATGACGGCCATGCGCATAGCGGCGCTGTAGCCGGTTAGCAGGCAATCGGTATGTTCGCGATCCAGTCGGTATTCGGTCTGGGTGCGATTCTGGCCGTCCAGATAGGTGCATCCAAAAGTGGATGCATCTTCACCTAGGTCGGCGAGTAGCTTTTCGATGTCCCGCTTGACGTGGAAGTGCTGCTTCCCGGTCAGGTCAGCGATTTCACGAGACGACATCGTGCGCGCCACAGAAACGTGGCCCGCATTTTGTGGCGCGGGCCTTTTGTTGGGATGTAGACTCAGGTTCTGCGTATGCATATAATTGGTCTCAGTTATGTGTTGCAGAGAGCCGGGCCGCAATCCCGGCTTTTTTGTGCCTGCTAGAAGCCCGAAATAGGGCCTCTGTCTTTTCACAATCAGGAGCTATTTAGGCCCTTTTTGTGATCTACCAGCGAAAGCAGCGGGGCTGTATGCCTCATCTGCCTTAGCTGGGCCTGTACCGCCAGTGATCGACCTGCTTCCAAGTACTGGCTGGCGGTGTATTCGAGGCTCCATCCAAGCTCGGCACTTAACTGCCGAACCTCTTCCTGAGCCCCCTTCTCCAACAAATCGAAGGTGCTTTCAGGCATAGGCCCTCCATAAGGCCTTTAAGCCGTCTTATCCTGTTTGCCGTGGCCATGGATTTCGCGGATCAGCTCAGCAGCGCCAAGGCGCCTGGCGATCATCGAAAGCTCATGGACGTAGGTGGCCAACTGCATCCCGGCCGCGCGTGCTTCCATTCGAAGCATGCGAACGTCCTCCGGCTTGTAGCGGGACTTCACTACTTCGCTGCGCTTATGGGCGGGGTTGTCATAGGCCATGCGGGTACTGCTCCTTGCGGTTGGAATGGGTTAGGCGGCGGATTTCTGAGATGGGAACGGTCGTTGCTCGACCGCTTCGAATCCGCCATCGGGAAGCTGGAACACGCTGATATCGCGCTTGGCGATCAGCGCCTTGTGGATTGCAGGGGCCGTCACACGAAGAAGCCTGGCGGCTTCGGACTGCCCTTTTTCAGCAACAAATTTGTCGAGGGGGGTCGCATTCATGATCTGGCCTCGGTTGTTCATGACTCGGATATTAACCATCGGTTGATTATTTGTCCATACCGATGGTTTCTGCCCTTTCTTTAACCGTTGGTATATGTTCGCGCCATGACTAAGAAACGAATCCTCCCCCCTGACCGATTGGCTGAATGCGAAGCGGCGCACGCTTTATTCCTGGCGCGGAAGAACGAGCTGAAGCTGAGCCAGAAGAAGATCGCGGATGAGGCGGGAATGACGCCGGCAGCTGTGAACCTCTACTTCAAGGGCATCAACCCGTTGAACGCCAAGTTCGCGGCGGTGCTCGCGCGCCTGCTAGACGTGCCAGTGGAGAAATTCAGCCCTAGGCTTGCCGAGGAGATACGCGGGATGCGCATGGCGCCCTCAGCCGAGTCGGATCACAAGGCCGGGGCGGCGGAGAAGGTCATGGCTATGCTGCGTCAGCACGCGGGGAAGAAGCTGGACGAGGATGCCCAGCAGAGAATAGCGGCTGCGGTGGCCGATTCCCTGGTGGATGAGCGCCCGAGCAATGTCGTCTCTGCGGACTTCTCAGGCCTCAAGGTCAAGAAGGACGAGATCTTCATCCCTCAGTACGATATCCGCGCCTCTATGGGGCACGGCCAGGTGCCGCCTGACTACACCGAGGTCATGCGCAACGTGATCGTGAAGGAGTCGGTTCTTCACGAGAAAGGCGTCACGTTCACTTCCCAGTCAGCCCTGGCCATGATCTTCGGCTGGGGCCAGAGCATGGAAGGCACGATCAACGACAAAGACCCGCTGATCGTCGATCGCGGCGTGAATGAGTTCGTGGGCGATGGGATCTACGTCCTGACTTGGCACGGCCATCTGTACATCAAGCGCCTCCAGTTCTTCGACGAAGATCATTTCTGGCTGATCTCTGACAACGAGAAGCACAAGGATCAGCAGGCCAGGATCGAGGATGTCACGATCCATGCGAAAGTCCTGCTTATCTGGAACGCCAGGAAGGCCTAGCCATGCCCCTAACCAAGCCCAATCAAGAACTCCACCGCGACCTTCAAGGCCTGGCCTCTGACCTGAAGTGGTCGGCGGTCGAGCTGATGCGCATAGCCGAACGACTGAGCCTGGCTGGAAACGAGCATGACGCCCAGGCAGTGATCAGGATCTGCCAGGTGATGCAGGCTGGGGAGGACAGGCTGGTGGGGTATGGGGATGAGGTGAAGGCGGGAAGGATTGTTCGCCCTGCATAATTTCAAGCAGTGAACTGTAAGGGAGAATTTAATTGGATGACAACACGGAAGGCCGCCTGTTAAGCGACGTTACCAAGCTAAGGGTTATGGTTTCTCGCCTAACGGCTCTTGGCGTTGCAAACACCTCTGCGCTGCTGAAACTTTCTCTTGTGCTTGCCGAAGGAGAAGGTCTGCCTACAGAAACAAGGCAGCAGGCGGTTGAGGTATTCAAGGGAATGGATGAGCAGATGGAAATTCTTCAAGAGCTCTCCGAGATTATGGAGACGAACGATGGAAGATAAGGTGTCGGATACCCTACTCCAACGTGAGTACGCAAAGCAGCAGGCAAAAATTGCAGAGCTGGAGGCACAATTTCTTGCTCTCGGGGATGACTTTGATGGGGCTGAGGCCGATACTGAGCCTATGACCGACCTAAACCGCGACGAACTGAAAGCCCATCTCGAGAACCAAAATCTCAAGGTAGATTTGCGCTTGCAGAGTTTTGAGCAGACCGTCAAAGATGCCATGGGCGAAATCCGCCTCGAAATGTCTGGCATGCGTGGCGACCTGAAGGCTGTGGAGACTGATCTCGGGCACCTAAAAGATTTAAAGTCGTCAATGCGCAATACAACCCTTGCCATTGTCGGAGCTATTGTTGCGAGCACCCTGACCATATTTTTTGGCATACAGAGCAGCAATTCAAGCTTGGTCTCCAGCACGATAGCAGGCTTCGGTGTTGGCAAGGATATCGCATCCGCCCAAGCGACAATGGCGCAGCAAACGAAAGACACACAAGCCCTTTTGCAGCAAATACAAGAGCAGCAAAAACTACAGCAGCTAAAAACTCCGCCCGCGACAAGCTCTAAATAGAAAGCTCGGCCCTGCGCCGGGCTTCTTACACCTGCCATACTCGATCTGATCCCGAAGCCCGCCTCGGCGGGCTTTTTCATGCCTTCACGCTTTTTTCACGCCCTACTCTGCACAGTGATGGCACATCCGATTTCCCTACGTTAGCCCGCGCTTCCCAGCGGGCTTTTTTACGCCTGCGTGATGGCTCAAGGCCAGAGTGGTAGAATGGTGGCTTTCCTCATGGAGAGAGTCATGCGAAACACCCTGGCCGCTTTTATCATTTCTGCAGCATTTCTGGCTGGCTGCGCTCCGGGCCAGCCTAACTCCGGCGGATATGCCGCAGCGCCCGCAAAGAAAGAGCCTCACGTTTTCAAGCCGCGCCCCTACACCTATGACAAGGAATCGCCAGAGGCGGCCAACTTTGCCAGCCAGCTCGATATGCCGGTATTCCAGTGCGATCTGGAGGCAACGCTGGGCCGCGATGCTGTTCGATACGGCCTGCGCGACCTGCAAACCGAATACAGCAACTCTTTCATGGAATGCGTGAAATTCGCCCACGCCCAGGGCAATGAGGCTGTAACTCGGCTGAAAGCGTCCAAGGTTCCGGCCAAGCAGCTTGAGCTGAGCAAGGATCTGTACGCTAAATGGTCAGCCTATCTATCCTCGATGAGCCCATACCGCCTTCCTGACCATCGCGCAAAGTCGGACTACCAAGCCGCCAAGCAGGCGCTGGCGACCGAGGTTAAGTTCTCGAAGTAAGCAAATCTCCAGCCAGAAGCCCGCACCGAGCGGGCTCTTTGGGGCCCGTCAGAAAGGCGGCTCATCCTCCAGCGCTTCCAGCTCACTGGCCGGCGCCTCTCGATCCTCCTCGCTCTGCATCTCCCACTCGATCTTCACCCCGCCATCGTCGAGAAAGGTCATCTCAAGGCCATCCGTTTCCGACAGAATCCCCATGATCTCATCCCACTCCGCATCCCCGTCAGTGTCCAGGCGATGAATGACGACCCACCTCTGCTCCTGCGCGATCGGGTGATTAATCATGTTGGAAACCCTGAGCCCCAGGCGCTCTAGGTCAGTCATCTTCTGGCTCTGCTGCTTTGGCGCCGTCTTGTTTTGCTTGGCCATGACACCTCCGTAATAACTGTACATACATCCAGTATTGCAGATCATAGCGCAAGCCCTCGAAAAATAAATTAACCATCGGTATTGACGACAAATATATACCGATGGTTAACTACATCCATCGAGGCGCTACACAGCCCCTCGGGAGGCCCTCACCGGCCGACACCCGCAGGCAAATGCCCGGACATGGCAGCGATCAAGGAGCCATGACCTTCAAGCGGATTCTTTGAGATGGGGCGCCTCCCCCAAGGTGTGCAGCGTAAAGCACCAAAAGCGAGAGTTAGCGGCATAGGCGCGGCTGACTGTTGAACCCACAGGGTTCCCGAAAAAGGATTCGCCCAGGCCACCGTGGCGAGTAACGGAGCCCAGAAACACCGATTTGAATTAGCGCCCCGAGCTTCGGCATTGAGGGGTGCCGGACCTCATGCACCCTGCCCCACTCAGTCAGGGCATTCAGAGCTGTAGCGTGCATGTTGTAAGGACCTGCGATCCATGGCGGACAGATGCTGCTTGACGCCATGAGGAGGAAGCTCGAAGCCCGCAACCACGACGAACCGCAGAGCTGCAATCAGCAGCGGCAGACGCGGCGCCACCCTAGCGTAGAGGGATCACCGCTGACGCAACACCCCGGCCTGTCGCCAGTAGCGAGGCCGGGATTTCACCAGGTGCCATTCAGCGAGTGGCATCCGGGAAATCAACCGCCCTGGAGGGCACGGGAATGCTGAACATCAACGAAGAAGCACTGAAAACCGCAATCGTGGCCCAGGTCACCGATCAGCTCCTTCGCGAGGACGAAGACCTATCCGACCTGGTCGCGAAAGAGGTGAAGAAGCGCATCGACAAAATCTTCGATGAGCGCGTGACCGCGCAAATCCAGAAGGCAATCGACGAGACCATCAACGGTTCGTTCGAGCGTGAATACCGCCGTGTTAATCAGTGGGGCGACCAAGAAGGCCCGTCCACCACTCTGCGCAAGGAACTGGAGAAGACGGTTACTGCCTACTGGAGCGGCAAGGTCAACCCTGGCGATGGAAAGCCAGCCACCAGCGATTACAACTCGGTTACACGGGCGCAGTGGCTGATGACCAAGATCTGCGCTGAAGACTTCAGCAAGGAAATGCAGCAAAGCGTGACCAACGTTACCGGCGCCCTTAAAGACGGCCTGCGCAAGCAGATGGCCAACCAGATGGACTCCCTGCTAAACGACCTCTTCAAGGTCCGGAGCCTGCAGGACCAGGGCAAAGTCGAAAAGCCCTATTGATTCCCTGACAGCCGGAAAGACGGCCCGATGCCCTGCTCCCCATCGCAGGCTGCATCGGAGTGTGATCTGAATGCCCTGTGGCGAGGGCTACACGGCTGGACGGGTGACCCGCACCTGAAAGGCCCGAGGCAACCTCGGGTGAGTTGCCGATGCTGGATGTCGCTGCCAGCCAGATCACACCCCGATGCAGAGAAGCGCCCAGCTCCGGGCGCGGTTACCGAAGCACCTGTGGACGTCCCTTCCCTCGCTCTGAGGGTAAACGAATTGCGCCGCTGGATGGGTCCACGCCAAGCCAGCTGCCGGGGTAGTGCCCGGCCTCTGCATCCCCTTCCCTTCACATACGACCGCATTGGCAGGCGCCAGGCCACCTTTCACGGTGGGTTTGGTCACCCGCGCCTGGCTCCTGGCCAATGCGGTTGGCTACCGAGGTTCACACGATGAGCAAACCAACTGGCGGCCCGGCTTTCCCGGTGCCTGGCATGCAGCATGACGACGACTTCAACGGCATGAATCTGCGCGACTACTTCGCTGCCAAGGCGCTGCAAGGCCTGTGCGCAGACCCTAATACTGCGAATGCCAAGCGTGAGGATATTGTCGCCGAGTGCTACGAACTGGCCGACGCCATGCTCGCCGCCCGGGTGAAGCCATGAGCGGCTGGCAGCCGATTGCTTCGGCGCCGCGCGACGGCACTGAAATCATCCTGCGCAAAGGTAGTCGCGTGACCGCTGGAGCCTGGATCAAGTGGGCCAAGTCCGAGTCGCACTTTCACGACACCACTGGCGAGTACGTCGGTGAGGTCGAGATCGATTCCGGCGCCAATTGGCAGTCTTGGGACGGCGGCTTCTGCGAAGACGATGAGCCCACCCACTGGCAGCCCCTCCCTTCACCACCCACCGAGTAACCCACCACCTGGAGGCGATCATGGCCGTCACAGTCGAGACAGCCGCTGTCTTTCGTGGCGGCGGTCGTCGCTGGTTCACGCTGCGCGCTGCTTGTGCTGCTGAGGCACGGGCGATGCTCAGGAAGCACTGCGATTGCGACTACTGCGAAGACGACATTGGCCGCTATGAACTGCCATGCCGGCTTCACCACCCCGACCGATACCCGCGAATCATGCAGCGCCTGACAAAAGGCCTCATGCGGCGCTATCGAGCATCCCAACCGTAACTGGAGGCGACCATGGGCGCACTTCGAGCAGCACAATGGCAGTACGACAACCAGTTGCCTCCGCCGGTAAGCGAAAGCGCGGCTGAGCAGGCAGAGGCACGCTGGATCGACGACGGTATCGCTGAGCTGATGGCGCGCCGAGACTTCGTGTTCCAGCGCCGGATGCGACCGAAACAGGGCGTCACCTATGAGCGCTTCGCCCAGGCGGTGGATGAGTTCGTTATGGGCCAGCTGGGCCTGAATGGCATCAGCAACTCGGTGCTGGGCCGCCTGGTTCTGGCGGCGCGCTCAAAGGTCACCAGCGATGCAAAGGCAGCGGCTGACGAGATCATGAGCGTGGCCAACCCCGAGGCAGCGCTGGAAGAGATTGCACGCCAGCTGCTCACGCCCTTTGCGAAGGAAGGAGTTCTGGCCCAGGCCGAGGAGGCCGAATGAAAAGCCCGCACGTCCTGATCGACGAAGAGCTTGAGGCCATGTCTCACCCTGAGACGCCACTGTCCTGGCAGGCCATGGTGCTCAAGCTCTTAACGGAAATGCTGGCCGACCAGCGCATCACCATCGAAGAGTTCAACCACTACTGCAGGCGCCTCAACAAGATCGTTGATGGGCGCAAGGAGGTCGCATGAGCAAAATTGATTGGGCTGCCAAGCCAGATGGATATCCACTCTGGATCATCCCGATGCAAGGATTTGAAGCGTGGCCTGCAGGCTGGCACAAGGATTCTGGTGATTTGTACATCGATCAGGTGGGGCGCCCCTGGGCCAAGTCTGACGAGGGCAAACGCTTCAAAGTGTTCACGGATCCAAACGGCTGGCCTAATGCTGGTCGCCCTCCCGTTGATACCAAGTGTCAGGCTCTTATCAAAGGAAGAGATGAACTGTGGGTTGATTGCCATGTGATCTGGCACCACCCCGAATTCATTAGTTCGGCGGCAGTTGTGCACGGCGAAGGGCGCCTTCTATGTTGGTCGAGCAACTTCCGCCCCATGCCTACGCCAGAGCAAGAGCGCCATGCAGGGCTGAACGAAATGATTCGCCATATCAAAGATCACCCTCTTGGAACCCACGGCGCCAGTCACCTGCAAGAATTGATGATCCATGAGGACGTTGTCCGGGACCTTTGGGACGCTGGCTACCGCAAGCAGGAGGCATCATGACCACGCCGATCTTCCCGTCGTTAATCGACGACCAAGTGGCCGAGGCTGCCCAGGCTGTGCCAGATGACCGCATCCTGCTGGTGTTCAAGGGCCTGAACATGGAGGACGCCATGAATCAGGCGCGCATGGCTCACATCGAGAACCCGGCAGCCTGGTCGGGCCGGGCCTATCTCTGCGGCATGTGCACTCTGGCCTATGAGGTGCGGGCATGAGCGAACGCTACTTCCACAGCAATCTTGATCTGATCAAGTTCAATGAGCGGCTACGCCATTATCTGGGCGGTGGGTTCCGAGGCCCAATGCACAAAGAGTGCATTCTTGCCTCCATGCGATCAATCGCGAAGAACCCGCAGTGCCACTGGTACGGCGTCTCGAAGCTTCAGCCAGTTCAAAACTTCAAGCGCATCCCCAAGCCAACACTTCCAGGGTGAAGCCATGACCAGTTACCAACGCGCCCGCCGCCTGGTCATCTGGCGCGGCTCCTTCTCCATGCTCTTCGCCTGCACCTTCTTCATGCTCGCCAGCGCACTGGCTGGCAGCATCACTTCCTGAATCACACGCACCCGAGCCCGGCGGGCCCCTAGGGGATAACCGGACCTACCAGGAGCGTAAGCGGCGAGAGCGCGCAACCATCCACCGCAGCCAGGGCCTGGAGCGTACCTCCGTGCCTGGGTGACCTGGCATTTCCCCTTTCAACTGACGGCGCCGGCCTGGCGCGAGGTGTACCAATGTCCACTACCAACATGCGCATCTGGGAGCAGGTGCAGACCACCGATACCCGCTACACCAAGAACGCCGAGGTCGGCGGCCAGAAGATCACAAGCCTGAACGGCACCGCGATGGTCATGAAGGCGACCGAAGTGTTCGGACCGGTCGGCATCGGCTGGGGTTGGAAGGTCCTCGAAGAGCGATTCGACGACGGCCACGAGGTGTTTTCCGGTGAAGGCGACAAGCGAATCTGCTTGGGCCGGGAGATCGGCCACACCGTCAAGATCCAGCTCTGGTTCATGCAGGACGGCCAGCGCGGCGAGGTCGAGCAGTACGGGTGCACCCGGTACCAGTACAAGACCAAGTACGGCATGACCACTGATGGCGAGGCGCCGAAGAAGTCGCTGACCGACGCCATCAAGAAAGCCCTGTCCATGCTGGGCTTCAGCGCGGACGTGTTCCTGGGCATGTTCGATGACGTGAACTACGTCCAGCAACTACAGGCTGAGCAGGCGATTGAACAGGCCGAGGACCGTCAGGCCGAGATCGAACGCCAACAGCAACAGCGCCTGGACTTCATCAAGGACACGATCGAGACCATGCAGAGGGCGGTGACGCCGCATGAGCGCAAGAAGATCCACGACCATGCCGTGCGCAAGCTCATCGGCCGCAAGGATGAGAAAGGCGCCGCCCGTATCTCCCTTGAATTGAAGAACCTCGAAGCCGGCAAACCGCAGGAGGCCGCAGCATGACCCAGCTCTACGCACTCACCGGTCAGATGGCCGAATTGGCTGCCATGTGTGACACCGACGACGAAGGTCTCAAGCAGGCCATTCAGGACACCATGGCCGGTATCCAGGGCGAATTCGAGGTTAAGGCCGACAGCATCGTGATGCTGCGCCGCAACATCGAGGGCGACATTGGCGCGATCGACGCCGAGATCAACCGCCTGAGCGAGCTCAAGCGCATCAAGGCCAACAGCGTGACAGCCATCACCGACTACCTGCGCCGGAACATGGATGCCGCAAACATCAAGTCGATCAAGCGCCCGCTGTTCACCATCAGCCTGGTAGCCGGAAAGGAAAAGGTGATCGTCGATAACGAGCAGGCGGTACCCGATGAGCTGACGTCGGTGGTGACCAAAATCGCACCGGACAAGAACGCCATCGCCGCCAAGCTCAAGGCCGACCGCGAGCACAACGAAGCTGTCCGCAAGCGCATGGCCGCAGGCGAAGACTGCAAGCACGAACTCATCCCCGAGCCAGGCTGGGCGCATCTTGAGCGCGGCGAGAGCTCGATCCGCATCAAGTGAGGCGCCCATGGATCAATCAATCGACCTGGAGGCAGCGAAGGCTGCCTTCTTCGCATCTGGCGGCCAGCTGGTCGTGCTGGAGGGCTTCGAATACGTGCCATTTCGGCAGCGCAAGCATCCCGAACCAAAGCCAAAGCGGGCCAAGCCAATCAAGCAGGAGCGCGCCGGCGAGCGCAAAAGCCGCGCCAAGGCCCGCACAGCCAAGATCGAAGAGCTCGCCAAGACCATGACCTGTGGTGAGGTCGCAGAGCTCCTGGGCGAAACCAAGACCGCTCTATGGGGCGTAGCGGCGCGGGGAGGATTCAGATTCTTCAACCCGCCTAAGTCAGCCAGACCGCTGAAGGTAAATGCCGAACCGAGCCAGGAGGATCGCGACCTGGCCGACAAGATCATTGCCATGCGTGATGCAGGCAAGTCCAGATGCCGGACCACGTCTGAGCTGGGTATCGGCAACTGTCGGCTTGTGCGGATCCTCGATGAGTTCGGCATTGATTTTCCAGTTCAGCGGCGCCAGGGGTAGGCCATGAACGAGCACGGCAAGCACCCCAGCGTCTACTACCTTGGCCGAGAATGCCGCCGAAACGGTGGCGGCAAGATGGCCAACCCATTTTCACCTTCAAGCGTCCATGGAGCCTGGTGGCTTGCAGGATTTAACGACGCGGATATTGAGTTGGGGTCAAGACATGAAAAGCCCAGAAAGATGGCGAGTAATTGATGGCTACGACGGCGAATACTGGGTCTCAAGTCATGGGCGGGTGTGCAGCCTCAAAGGGCGAGACCCAATCATCCTGAAGCCCGGCGATAGTGCTGGATACCATTCCGTTAACCTTCTGAAAAACGGATCGCAAAAGTCTACGAAGATCCACCGACTGGTTGCTGAGGCCTTTCTTGAAAACCCCGATGGTTTTCCAACCGTAAACCACAAGGATGGCGACAAACTCAACAACCGAACCGAAAACCTCGAATGGACTAGCTACAGCGAGAACAATCGGCACGCGCTGTATTCAGGCCTTAAGTCCCAGGTAATCGCAGTGGTTGCGATACCGGTCAGCGGGGCGGTTGGGTACTACTTCCCTTCAATGTCAGCCACAAAAAACATGGGCTTTTGCCAGGGCGCCGTCTCGGCGGTATGCCTTGGCAAGAAGAGGACTCACCATGGCTTTCGATGGCAACGCATTGCTTCAAACATGGATCTTGAGATTGAACAGAAAAATCCGAAACGCGCTGCAAAGAACAAGGCGGCGTGAGCATTTCCACCTTCCACCAAGTGGCCTGCAGGAGGTCGAGCATGGCATCCCTTTTCGACGCATCGATTCGCAAGCCGGCCCGAAAGCTGTACATCACCCGCAGCGGCGGCCAGTACCGGCCTGATGATGTGGTCCTGGCATTCGCGCTGAGCCTGCGCATGCACGACAGCGCGGATCACCTGCGCAGGTTGGCCCGCCGCTTGGTCGACAAGGTCTGCCTGGAGCATCAGCCGAACATGAAGCGCCTGGCCCGCGAGCCTGACGACGCCAAGGTGTTCGACGCCGCGCTGAAGATCATCAACCGGGTGTGCGACCTGCTGGATATCAGCCCGGGCACCCGCTTTGTGCGCAATGGAGGCGATGATGGCTCTGACGCAGCAGCAGCGTAATGACAACGCTGAGAGAAAGCGCATCAAGTTCGACGAGAAGGCGCTGAGGCATCGGGTACGGCCTGGAATTCATCAGGCGATGGAGCGTATCTGCGAGCGATCCAAGGGCATGCAGATCAATGAGGTTCTGCAGATGGCGATCCTCAAGATGGACGCCATGGCCGACGATGAACTGAACAAATTCCTAATGATGCGCCACGAAATCCTACTTAGCTAAAACGTGGTGCAAGCATTCAACGACGCCAGCGTTCGCAAGATCATTTCCGATCCAGACCAAGACGCTGACGACGAAATCGATCGTCCTTCGTAATACCCCATCCCAAACCAAATTGCCACCATTCCGCCATCTGCACGGAGGGCGGTGCATTCCCAGGAGATTCCGTATGCAGAACATCCCGCCACGCCCTACAGCCGACAAGGCAATGATCCTGGAAGCCTGCAAGGTGGTAGCTGAGAAGCTGAACGGCGCCGATGCCGAGACGATCGCCCAGCACTACCGACGCCACATGGATGGCTTCGAACTGGCGAAGGAGCTCGACAAATACGCCTACTGGGACACCACCAGGGATGACATGGAAGCGCTGGATGAGGTCGATGCCCTGGTTGATCAGGCGGAGCGCAAGGCCGTGAAAGCATGGGCTGAGGCGCATAACCCACAACCTCCGCTGCCTATTGGAACTCGCATCACGCAGGGCGTAATCACTGGAATCTACGATTACGAGCCAGCCACCTACCGGGTCAAAGAAGATGGCTGCACCAACGACAGCCGGAGCCTTCTGATCAAGTTCGAGAACGCTGTCGCCGCCTGACCCTCCGGCGCTGCCCGCCAGCGCCTTCCCCTCTCAAACGATGAACGCCTCCCCGGCGAGGATCAACCATGAACCCAATCGCCCTGCAGGCCTTGCAAGACGCAAGGCGACGGCTTGTGAAGGACTCGCCCGAGCCGTCGCGTAGATTTTGGACAGACGCGGAGGTGGCCAGGCTCCGGGCGCTGTACCCCGACACCCCAATGCCGGACCTGGTCCGCACATTCAATCGCCCCGACCACGCCATATACAACAAGGCTCATGCCTTGGGGCTTGCTCGAAGCGCCGAGTATCTCGCCAGCGAGCATGCATGCCGCCTGCGACGGGATGACAACCCTGGAATCGAATATCGGTTCAGGCCCGGCCAGGAACCGTGGAACAAGGGCCTGAAGGGTCTGCAGATTGGAGGCGAGGCCACCCAGTTCCGAAAGGGCAACAAGCCTCACACTTGGCAGCCAGTAGGAACGGAGCGGGTCACCGAGGACGGCATACGGCAGCGGAAAGTATGCGATGACGGCCCATCGTATCGCCGCTGGAAGTCGGTGCATTCCCTGCTGTGGGAAGAAGCCCATGGCGAGATCCCGCCAGGCCACCTGGTGGTGTTCAAGGATCGCAACCCAAAAAACATTGAGCTCGATAACTTGGAACTGGTCAGCCGCGCCGAGAACATGCGCCGCAATACCATCCACCGGTATCCGCCTGAGCTCAAGTCGACCATCCGCCAACTCAGCAAGCTCAAGCGAGCTATCAGCGAGGCTACCAGTGAAAAACAAGATGACTGACCTCCGTAATCACCTCTTTGCCACCCTGGAAGCGCTTCAGGATCGGGATAACCCCATGGACATCGACCGTGCCAAGGCGATTGCTGACGTCGGGAAGGTGCTGGTCGACTCGGCCAAGGTGGAGGTTGCCTTCATCGTCGCTACTGGGGCCGATGCTTCGTCCACCGGGTTCATTGAATCAGAGCGTTCACTGCCTTCGCCTGGCGCACGTTAACAGGAGTTACCCATGCCACAGAACAACGACGCCCACGGCTGGATAGCCTGCGACGACGGCCTGCACCTGATCCAGATGGACAAGAACCTCAGCCATTACGGCTGGGTGTTCAGGAAAGTTGATGGAGGCCTGCCATACTCAGTTCGTGAAGCCACGTCCCACGAAATGGCCCATGCCCAAGCTCGCCAGCACTTGCGGATTGGAGTCGCGCAGATCGCTGGACAGGCGCCAGCCCCGCAGCCCCACCCCGAGCCAATAGCCTGGATGGTTGGTACTGCCATCTGGTGGACCAAAGAAGAGGCAGAGAGAGATGCGGCGGCTACTGGGCTTCCGATTGTTGGACTGGGCCCGATGACCTATAGCGCTGAGGTTGAACGGCTGCGCGCTGCGCTGAAGTTCTACGCAGACCGCGAGCATTACCACTTCGAAAGCGGAAATTGGGACACCGTGAGCGGCGAACCGCTCAACATCCTTTGGTGCGGCGACGAACCTGACTTCATCGAAGATGGCACCGTTGCCCGTGCCGCCCTGGAGCGCCAGCCATGAGCTGGGAACAGTGGTGGGAAGAATTGGTGGCTTTGGCCGCAAAGCATGGCCATACGCCCGGCATGCCAGAGCTGTGGAAGGAATACAACTGGGCGCGCGGACAGACCCCGCAAGAAGCCTACTTGGCTGAATACTCTCTCGATTTCTAAACCCTCTCCCCTCTATTCACTGCCGCGATATGGCGGCCAAGGACGAAGTCATGCCTGCAGAAAAGCAACCGGCTTGGCCGGACCACTTCCGATACATCGACGAGATAAGCCCTGAAGGGGTGACCATCGTTTGCAAACGCTTCGTCGTGATCCGCGAAAGCGAACACTGTTACTGGATCGTACCGCCGTCCTGTGAGCATGTTGCCCTTGAACACTTGAAGCGCGGAACCATGCCGAAGTATGCGAAGCGCGTGCTGAAGGTGTCCGGTCGCCGGTTCGCTTACCCCGAAAAATCTCATGCGCTCCACAGCTACAAGGTGCGAAAGCGTCGCCAGATGGGCCATGCCCAGTTAGCGATCGAGCATGCCAAGGCTGCTCTGGAGGATCTCAAGGACGTAGACACGATCAACGACGAGCATCTGTGCTCGGGCGGCGACTACATCAAAGAACTGACCTGGGACTGCTGACTATGACCCGCCTCGCCCTCTGCCTCCTGCTGCTGGCCACCAGTGCCAGCGCTGAATCGCTCCCATGGGGCGTCGAAACCTTCCACGACGACGAGCGCGGCGTCACCTGCTGGTACACCGCCACGGGGCTGAGCTGCATTCCTGACAGCCAGCTCAAGCGCAAGACCAGGCAACAGGCCGGCAACCAGCGCCAGCTCTCCCCGCACGAAAGCCAACCCGAACCTACACCCGCACTGGCGCCTGGGCGCTGGATTGATGAGAGGTATCACCTTTGAGCAAATTAGCGAGCGTTTTCCATCACCAGTTAGAAGAAGTGAATATGGCAGACCTCTCCGGCGAGGCGCTGGGGTGGGCAGTCGGCAAGGCGGAGGGACTTGATGTGTACCTTGAGCCGCCCGGCTACAACGGCGTGCCATGGCGGGTATTCGTCCGGTACCGGGGCGAAGCCATCGAGCACATCAAGCGGTTCAACCCCTGGGAGGACTGGGCGCTGGGCGGGCAGCTGATCGAGAAGCACAAGGTTTCGCTGTCGCCGCCGACCAGCGCCGTGCACCGCAACTTCGGCTACATGGACAAGCGAAACGGTTACTACGAGTCGGGTGTCTGGAGCAGCACGATCTTCGGTAAAGAGCGAAAGCACCGCCGCACTGCGTTCCACCACCCCAACAACCCTCTGACCGTAGCAATGCGGGCGATCGCCCAGTTCGAGCTCGGCGATATCGTCCAGGTGCCGAAGGAGCTGATGCCATGAGCAAGCGAGCCGTTCACATGTACGGGTGGGATGGCGGTACTGAGGCCGATCAAGATCCGCCAGAAGACGTGCTGTGCGGTACCGATGGCGAAATGGAAGACGAGCAGCTGGCAAGCGACTGGCGCCACGTCACCTGCAAACGCTGCCTCAAGATCCGGGAAAAGCAAATGGCCAGGTGGGCAGCCGAGGAGCGAGACCAGAAGGTCAAGCTGTTCGACGAGGCCCAGGCCATCACAATCGAGCTGGGGCACCGCAACATCTCAACCGCGATCAAGGCCTTGATCAGGGAGCGCGATCAGCTGCGGCAGGACCGTGACGCCCTGCTCGAATCCGGAGGACACCTTCTATGATCCTGCCCCTGATGTACATGGCCTACCTGATCTACAGGGGGCCGCGATGAGTCGCGAAGTGACAGAGCTGGACTTCAGGAAGCCTGAATTCCGCGACGCAAAGGTTGAGGATTACGAGTTCCGCGAAGACGGCGCCCTGGCCAGGAAAGACCGGTGGCAAACCGGCATGTGGCGCGTTGCATCGCTTGTCGGCCAGTCACGGGGTGGATTCGAGATCGACGCCGTGGTCTACAAGGTCCGCAAACTCGCAGGAAATTGGTGCACGCCTGATCCAGATGAGGACCCAGGGCTCGAGCGCATCGACATTCGCCTATCCTGCGGCAGCGTCCTGGCCAACTGCGAGCGCACCGGCCCATTTGCCTACCACTGGCGCTTCGGGAACATCACCTTCACCAGCAAAGACTTCGGCGCCGACATAGTCGAGTGGCAAGAGTCAGCCGCGCCGAAAGCCTAACCCCTCCCCCTACTACTCAAGCCCGCCGACATGCGCGGGCATGGAGAGCTATTGCCATGAAGAAACACAAACCAGGCCCTTGGGTAATTGACGAAAAAGGCCTTGAAGCGGATCCCGGAAAACTCAGCATCGTCGTTGGTGACGGCGAGTACTTCATCTGCCAGGTAGATGGGGGAATGCATCAGATGGCAAACGCAAAGTTGATCGCGGCCTCCCCTCTGCTGCTGGATGACCTGATCGACGCTGCAGCACAGCTGCGAGCATACGAGACCCTGCACCGCGCCAAAGGCACCGCCGACAGCCTCGCTAAAGCCGAGGTAAATGCCGAACTGGCAGCTCGTTTCGAGAAGACCATCGCCACGGCCACGGCCTGACATCAATTCCCCGTAGGAGCTGACATGCTCGAAACCATCGAGGTGGTGCGCATCAAGCGCTTCGCCACAAACACGGCTGGCCGCGATTTCGCGGTAGGCGATATTCATGGGCACTTAACCAGGCTGCAGGCCGCCCTTGACGCCGCCGGCTTCGATCCGGCAGTTGACCGCCTGTTCAGCGTTGGCGATCTGGTCGACCGCGGGCCCGAGTGCCGCGACGTGCTCAACTGGCTGGCCAAGCCATGGTTCCACCCGGTGCGCGGCAACCACGACGACTACGTCTGCCGGTTCGATACCTGCGACGTAGAGAACTGGGTGTACAACGGCGGCGCCTGGTTCGCAGGCCTGGCCTGGGATGAGCAGCGCGAGTTCGCCGCCCAGTTCCGCGAGCTGCCAATCGCCATCGAGGTGGAGACACCCAGCGGCCTGGTCGGGATCGTGCACGCTGACTGCCCATTCCCGTCCTGGGATCAGCTGAGGTCCGCACTTGAAGCGCCGGAGACTGCCAAGCAGCTGAGGCTGACGCAGAACACCTGCATGTGGTCGCGCAGCCGAATCGAGCTGGGAGAGACCGATAGCGTTCAGGGCTTGCGGGCTCTGGTGGTCGGCCATACCCCGCTGCACAAGCCGGCGGCGCTCGGCAACGTCATCCACATCGACACCATGGGCTGGAGGCCGCAGGACGGCGGGTACTTCACCCTGCTCGACTTGGCCACCCTCGAAACGATCCCGCCAACACCCTCGAAGCTCAGCTGGGACTGAGCCAGGAGCCATCCATGAACCTGATCGACTGCTACGTCACGAAGATCCTCGGCGAGCCGTACCGCAAGTTCGGCGCTTGGTGGGTCGACGCCGAATACGAGGCCTATGGCCGCATCAGCAAAACCCAGCTCATGTTCCGCACCGAGCAAGCCGCCAGGGCGGCGAAGGTCGGGCATCACTTCTTGGCCTGATCGGCCGCAGGAGACACACATGGCAAACGCCAGCGCGGCACCGGCCGCTCGCATTCAGCCGCGCATCATCCGCGCTGGCGATGCACCCCACTACCTCGGCATGTGCCGATCTGAATTCAACAAGACCGTCAGGCCGCATGTGAGCGAATTCCCCATTGGGGAGCGCGGCATCGGTTTCGACCGGGAAGAGCTGGACGCCTGGGTGAACGACTACATCCAGGCCATGGCAATTGCGAAAGAAGGCGCTCAGGGACGACAATCACCCGGCAGCGAGCGCCCATCAGGAGATAAGGGATGGCGCGAAAGACAATCACAGGCCTTTCCCAAAGGAACGGCATCTGGCACATCGACAAGAGGATCAACGGCGAGAGACTTTACGAAAGCACTGGAACTTGTGACCGGGCGGAAGCGGAAAAGTACCTGATCCACCGCCTGGAGCAGATTCGCCAGCGCAAGGTATATGGCGTTCGGCAAGTGCGAACATTTCGGGAAGCGGCTACCAGGTACCTGCTCGAGCACAAGGATCAGCCGTCAATCAAGCTGACAGCCCTGTGTCTCCAGCAACTCGATCCATACCTGGGCGACCTGCCGCTGACGCACATTGACGACCAGGCACTGGCCCCGTTCATTCGGGACCGGCAGACGGACGAAGATTTGCCGAATGGGAAAGTGAGGAAGGCGGTCAGCAACCGGACGGTGAACATCGCGATCGAGCGGGTGATTCGCGTTCTGTCGCTGGCATGCCGAAAGTGGCGGGATGAAGAGCGCAGGCCATGGCTCGACAGCATTCCGCTGCTGGCCAAGCTGGAGGAGAAGAGATCCAGTCGAAAGCCCTACCCGATGTCTTGGGATGAGCAGTCGATTCTCTTCGGGGAGTTGCCGGACCACCTGCAACGAATGGCCCTATTCAAGGTGAACACAGGCTGCCGAGAGCAGGAGGTCTGCAAACTGAGGTGGGATTGGGAGATCCCGGTACCCGAGCTGGGCACCAGCGTGTTTCTGATCCCTGCCGACTTCGGCGGCCGGCATGAGAACTCGGGCGTGAAAAACCGGGACGAGCGCCTGGTGGTCCTGAACACTGTGGCAAAGTCGATCATCGACGGGCAACGTGGGATCAGCCGGGAATGGGTCTTCCCCTACAACGGCACAGGGATGCACAGGATGAACGACTCGGCCTGGAAGAAAGCGAGGGTGCGCGCGGCAAAGCTCTGGCAGGAGCAACACTTGCGACCGGCACACCCCGGGTTCACTTCCATTCGCGTACATGATCTCAAACATACTTTCGGCAGGCGCCTGAAAGCAGCTGGTGTAACAGAGGAAGATCGGAAGTCGCTACTTGGCCACAAGAATGGCAGCGTGACCAGCCACTATTCTGGCGCGGAGCTGGGACAGTTGATAGAGGCGGCAAACAAAGTTTCAGCGACGGACTCGCGTGGGCCGGTGCTGACAATTCTGAAGAGGAGGCAGGCGTAAAAACCTGAGAAGTCACGCAAAAGTCACGCAAAGGAAAAAGGCCACCCCTTTCGGAAATGGCCTAAGTCCTTGGGATTATTGGTCGGGACGGAGTGATTCGAACACTCGACCCCTTGCACCCCATGCATGCCGAGCCTGCGTAACGGCATGAAAACACAGGATTTCCGGCCCTGCTTTCGCTGCAACGAGGCTTCACGGGTACGGACGCATCCCAACGATGTCACTTCAAAAGTCACTGGCCCTGGCCAGCCCGCCCGCGGTGTTCTGCCGACCATTTCCCTTCCTTTATATAACTCCTCACAGATCGGAACCATCCAGAGCCCACAGCCTGGCCGACTCAACGATCTCCAGCATGTCGACCAGGTCGCAGTCATCGACCTCTCGCCTCCGGCGCGCAGCATAGGCCATCTCATCGAGTACTGCTGCGCGCCCATCAGGATCAGCCAACAGGGCCGCTTGGTCGTTCAGTTCGGCCAACCAGGCCGGCGGGAGGCTAGTTGCCATACGACCCCTCCGCCCGGCACCACCAAGACTGCGCGTAGAGCACGCCGTCGACCTCCTCCACGCCATTGATGTTCATGCCGAGCTGGGCCATGCCGTTGACCTTGGCATCGAGCAGGCGCGGGATGATGTCGCCGCTCGGCGTCGGGTTGAAAACCCATGCCTGGGTAGCCACCCGGCCAAGCACCTCGGAATGATGCTCACCGATATGGATGTCAGCTTTCAGGGGTTTTACCTTGCGAAGCTGGTCCGCAGGGATTGCCACGCCGCGTACCCGGCGGCGAACGACGAGGAAGTACATAGGTCACCGATACTGTATAAAAACACAGTATCGTATAGACCATCTGAAATTTGTTCAAATTCCGACAGGCGAGAGGCACCGCGCCAGCCAAGCTAGCCTATTCGGAGAAGATCATGGTCGATTACAAGGAAAAGAGCGTTCTGGGCGGGTACTCCATCGAGGTTTACGTTAACAAGATCCAAGTCGGATCAATCCGTCGCCATGGATCCGGCGATACCTACTCTTTCTATAAAGGCGTTCACAACCAACTGACCCCCTCGCTGACGAACCTCCCACTGCCTGCCCTTAAGGCAAAACTGGAACAGATGCTGAATGGTTAACCAGAGCTTGGCGATCTCTTAATCAGGCCGTCGTACTCTCGCTCGCACTGCTCGCCAGCTATTCGGGCACGGTCATAAGCTTTCGCCAGCTCTCCCGCTCGAGCATCAGCCCGTGCGAGCAGGTCGGAGAGCACCATGGCGGCGCGGGTGGCTGCCTGGCCTCGGGCGACAGCGGCGGTATCCGTGCCGGGGCAACTGACGGTGGCAGCGAGATTGGCTGCGTCGCCGCGCATCCGCTGGCCAGCAGCATCGGCAGCAGCAGCGCCAACATCAGCCACCTGGTGTTCTTCCTTCGCATGGGCTCTTGCCTCCTCTTGCGCCGTGGCGCGTCGCTGTTCTTCCGCGCGGGCGCCGCGTTCGCCTAGCACCTCGGCCAGCCGGTCGCCGCTATCTCGTTGTGCTGATACCAAGCCGGATTCGGCCCGCTCTACCGATCGCCCGTGCTGATAGGCGCCCCAGTAGGACGCCAGCACCAGCGCAAGCAGTCCCAGTCTGATCACAAGGATCTTCACACCAACGCCCTCAGCACGCCTTCATCGATCACAGCAGCGTCGTACGGGTTGCCGCCGTTCTCATGAATGATGATGCTGATGACCATCCCGCGCAGCGTGGCCAGGTTCTTGATGTTGATCGGGTCGGCGATGCCTACACCAAGACGTTTGGCCACAGCCGCGGCATAGGCCTTGGTGTCGTTCTCGTTGGCAGGCGCCCAGCGGTGGATCGTTTCCAGCACGGTATCGATGCCCTTCCCGCCCACTCCAGGCATGCCGTCCTTGCCCCGGTAGTTGATGAGCAGCTTGCCCAGGGCGCGGATGCCGTTCTCTGGCGTGTCGAAGCGGGCAAAGCGTGGCTTGGCCACACCGACCTCCAGTCCGAGCTGCCCCTGCCAGGCATTGCGCGAGTTGAAGTCGATGTTGCCGGGGTTGTTGTTCCGGACACCGCGAGGTGTAGTCATGGCTTTCTCCAGGCAAAAAAATACCGCCAGGCGGCGGTCGGTGGGTTCGGTGTGGATCAGGCCGGCAGTGCGGGCCAGTCGATGCTGTTGGGGTAGCCTTCCTGCTCGGGCAGCCGGATCAGCGCCAGGCGGTAGCGCTTCCATTCCTTCAGCAGCGCAGCTTCAGCTTCGGTGGCTTCCTCAAGCTCGACGGCATCCTGCAACGGGGCGATGGCGGCATCGGCCACAGCGCGGTGCTGGGAGATCTCGGCAGCCACCGTGGCGAGCAGTTGCTCAGCAGCGGCCTGGGCCTTGGCCTCAGCCGTGATGACTTGAGACCAGTCGATCACGCCTGCGGTTGCAGCCTGGCGGTCGACCAGATCCAGGCCCGGCAGCTGCACTTGGCCGTCGATCGGATAGAGATCGACCGGGAAGCGTGCTGCCTGCGGCGCGTCAGCGGCGTGCGGCAGCATGAGGGTCAGCACAAGGACTCCGTTGGTGCGCTCAACCGGGCCGATCACGAACTCGCACCCAATGGCCTCAGCCGGCAGGGTTGCGCCATCGGTCAACCGGGAAAAGTCCAGCGCCACGGCGTTGACCTCCAGTATGTCGCCCGACTTAACCACAGAGAGGCCCGCATCAGAGCGAACCGGGGAAAGTTTAATTATCATCAGTACCACCTCCCAATGGCTACGTAACCAGGCCGAAAAATCGTTCCACTGACAACGGCATAAGCGCCGATGCCAACGGACACTGCGCTTCGACTGTAGGAGAACCCCAGGGGCATACCGCCACCGCCAGCCGACACAGGGGCTGGAAGCACTTTGGGGGCTGCGATAAACGGAGCTGGGTATGTAAAGGTCTGGCCATTGTTGTAAAACAGCGCCCCTTGAGCGGCGGTGGCTGTGTAAGTGGTCGAGCTTTCCATCACACAGATCATCGTGCCGTCTGCAAACTTCACGCAGTCGCCATTGGCATTGCTGATGAATTCTAGGATGGCGCCAGTGGGTACACCCCCGCTTTGCAAAACAGTACCGACGATATCGGCTATGGCTGCCGCTTTCAGCCCCAGGCCGCTTCGCGCCGCACTAGGGGTTGTCCCGCCCGTACCTCCTTTCGCAACCGGCACAACGTCTTCGGTTGAGACGGCGCCCAGACCCGCCAACGTTGCCCCCCATTGCTGGACAATCGCGTTAATGGCGTCCCGGAGACTTTTGTCGTACCCCTGCACCGGCACCACAGCGTACGCACCACCACTGACCGTCGAACCTTTATAGGCTGGCAGAATGCTCAGCACCGTGGCGCTGGCAATGTTCGTAACTTCGTACCAATTCCCATCAGGGCCTAAGAAAGCATCACCCACACGGGCGTTTGCAGAGAAGCTGGTGCCGGTACCGGTCACCGTATTTTGGCCAGCCGTGATCGCCACGGTGCCTGTTCTGTACCAGGGCATGGATTGCTCCAGATCTATTGTCAGAGGGATTTCATGGGCCGTGAGGCGAACAGCGTCCGGCCATTCACACCCAGCGGGTTGATCGAGTCGTAGTTCTCGCAATACATCTGGAGGATGCTGCGGTTACCTGGCAGGAATCCGCCGTAGTTCGTTCGGTAGGGCTGCTCCGTCTGCACCACGTTGGTTACGGAGAACAGCGCATTGGCCAGCACGTAGTCGTCATAGCTGCCCGTCCATGGCATCTGATAACTGGCGTTGTAATACTGACCGTTGGCGATCGGGTTACCCGCCACGACAAACGAGTTGTTCGCGGGCTGGCCATTCAGCAGCGCCGGGTTTGCCGAGGTCACAAAAGTCAGGGTTCCGTTTGCATCGCGGACAGACGCCCCGTACTGACCCGCCACGCTGGCAAACGTCTGATACGAAGCGCAGAACCACTTGATTGTCTGGGGACTCTTGGCAATATCACCATGACCAGCGTAGCTCCATGACTTGACTGCAAACCCTGTCCAGTTACCCGGAGATCCAATGATCCTGAAATTCCCAACCATCATGTAATTGACCGCATTCAAAAACACCAACGGACGCTCATAGGTGGTTATCGCGGAAGGGAATGAAACGGTCATTGTCTGGATCAGACCAGCCTGTGTACCACCAAATGAAAAGGATCCACTGGATCGCACAGACAACATCCGGTTGATGGAATCGATCTGGGTCAGGGTGTCGCCATTACGCGCCCGAATGCCGTAGCTACCAGGCGCCGAGAACGGCTCTCCCCCTTGCGAAAGAATCATCACCTCCCAAGTGCTAGTCCCTGGCTGCCGGAGTCGCAATGACCCCGTCGACCAGAAAGCCGGCGGCGTCCAGGTGTACTGCCCAGAATCGGACAGTGCATCCACCACCACAAAAGACTCCGCCTTGATCTCGGGTATCGAAAACGTCTGCTCAAACGAGCCGTTACCCGTCACGGTCATCATCTTGAGCGACCTGATCGGCGTGACCGTGGTATCGAGCGTGACGTTGCCCGCGGCGTCCTTTGTCCTCAATCCATAGAGAGCCATCAGGTCAGCCTCCCCAGGGCGCCGCGTTCGATGCTGCTGGCGTCGTAGACGTACACGCCGTTGTTGTTGATCGCCAAGCTGCCGTCACTGCCCTGCCCGCGCAGATTGAAAGCCCCGGTTGCCATGTTCAGCTCAATCAGTGGGCGCCCTGATGAGTCGGTGGCCTGAGACCTCAGTGTCATCGACAGGATGATGTTCTGGATGTAAGCGGTGTTGATGAACGCCTGGTTGATATAGACCTGCCCGTTCTGGACCACGAACGGCGAAGACAGCGTGCCGTTCACCCCATTGACCACAGCGAAGCGATCCGCCGAGACCAAGAACTGGCTCTGTAGACCGGCTGGGCCATTCTCGATGCCGAGGCCAATCCCCGCAGCGACGTACTGGCCCTGAGCGTTGAGCTGCATCTTGACCGCCCACATCGTGCTGGCCTTGCCATCGAGGTCTGCTTGGGCCTGGCTAACGGTCTGAACCGTCGCATTCGTCTGGCCGATCGAGGCTTCAAGCGTCTCGGTTTTCTTAACGATCGCCTCCTCTCGCGTCGCGGTGGCTTTCACTTCCGAGGCAAAAGTTGCAGTCGATTGCCACTGGTTGACGGCGGCCGCGAGGTCACCTTCGACGCTATCGTCGCGATACGAAGCCCTCAGCACCTGCTGGCTTTCGGCAGCCACCGTCGCCTTGCCGTCTACCTCAGCAATCTTGGTCGTGTTGGTGCTGACCTGCTGAGCCAGGCCGTTGGCCGTCTCCAGCGACTGGCCGACATCGACCCAGTACGACACGTTCGGCGGCGCGTTGCCGCCCTCTGGATCGGCTGGCACGTCGTGCGTAGCCTGGTAGATCCGGCCATCGACAACGACCATCTCGCCCGACTCGTAAGCCAGTGATGGGTCGTAGGCCTTGAGGCCGTCCAGCGCATCGATTTGCTCCTGCAGGCCGTCGATCTTCTCCTTGAGCGCTTCGCCCAGCATCGACTCGTCGATCTGGCCACTGATCATCTCCAGGATTGGGCCAGGGTCTGTCTCGGATACGCCAAGCACCCCGCCGCCCACCGGATACCACGGCCCAATGTTACCGATACGGTCAACCAGGCGCGCCCAGTAGAAGAACCGCGCGCCAGCCGCCAGGCCCTGCATTACGTACTCGCTCTGCGGATACGCCACGTCGGCCAGTTTCGTGGCCAGCTCCAAGTCGTTGGCCTGGCCATACCAGACCTCAGTGCGCTGGGTATCCTCTGCATCAGCGGGGAAGCCCCACTTGAGCGCAATGCCAAAGACAATCGAGGTGGCCGTGAGATGCGTAATCGCAGGCGGCGGCGTGGTTTTGCCCAGGACATCGGTGAGCATTGACACAGTCGGTATAGACGACACATCCATCGCGTTTACTGCTCGGACGCGAGCCAGGTACTGGCCGGCATAGACGCCGCGCACATCAACTGCCAACTCACCTGTGCGGGGTACCTTGATCCAATCGCGAGAACCCCAGCGCCATTCCACGTCATAGGCCACGGCGCCTGGCGCAGCATCCCAGCCGATGGTCATCGTGGTAACCGATATTCCTTGGTCAACAGATGAGTGACTACTGATCAGTACACGCGCTGGTGCGTCCTGAATGCCGGGCGGCAACACGCTGATCGGCCTATCATCAATCATGGTTCCGTGATCGATGGCGTCGAACTTACTAGGCTCGTGCTGGATAAGATCAAGTTGGAACCGGGTCCATTCCGGGCGCGTCACGTTGCGAACGTAGAACTGCATCAGTTTGAGATCGTCGTAGTCGATCGCCCAGCCGCATTCGGGCTGCGGGACCTCGCTGTAGTCGGCCATGACAGTGATCTGCCGCCCGCTCACCGAACGAACTTGCCGTGCCTCGGCCTTTCCGCTGGGCAGGTTAACTAGCAGACGAGCGCCCGCGGGAACTTCGATGTCACGGTCGAGTGTCACGACACGCCCAGTGACAGCAGCAATCCGACCTCCGTTGGCCCTGCCTGCCAGCATCGGATCGGACAGCGCGATCACCGTGCCGGGCTTCGGGATGTAGCCGTCGAGGCCTACGTTGATCGTCGCGCCGCGAATCTGCAGTTGCTCTGTCAGCAAGGCCCATTTCCCGGCGCGCTGGGCCTGACCTCGGCTGGTGCAGCCAACGGCCTCAACAGAAACGTCGCGGACACCGTACTCAGCCATGGCGTCCTCATCGAATACCGGCTCCTTATCGGTCTCAAAGCCCTGCTCGGGATCGTCGAACGAGACCATGGCCAGGCTATGACGGTCGCGCCATTTGCTGCCCGAGTACTTGACCACACCATCACCAAGGATCTGGGAAGTGGTGTAGGTATAAAGTGGATCTTGCGGCATGTCGGCGTTTACCGCGATCTGGCTACCGTCCCAGTAGGCCAGACCGTGGAAGATCGCAGCTAGGTCCTGCAGCACCGCCCAGGCCTCAGCCTGCTTCTGCAGGTACAGGTTGCAGGTAAAGCGCGGTTCTTGGCCACCCTTCCCATCCGGTACCAGTTGGTCGCACCACTGCGCAATACGATATAGCGACCAGCGATTTATCATCGACGCGTCGATGCGGTCACCGAGACCGTAGTACGGATGCAGGGCTAGGTCGTAGAACACCCACGCCGGGTTATTGGTATAGGCCTGTTTGAACGTCCCATTCCACACCCCGTTGGTGGTACCGGCGCCGGAGGTGGCATAGGTGCGGGTCTCGGGATCGTAGTTCATCGGCACCCGAACAATACGACCGCGCATCAGAACAGCGATCTTAGGGAAGTCACCGCCGAATTGCTGGGCGTCGTATTCCACGCAACCGACCGCCGTGAGTGGGTATTCCTGATCGCTATCGACCACCTCGGCGACCGCTTCAACAATCATGGCATCCTGCACCAGCGAACTGTTGGCCTCCGGCGTCAGGCGACGGGCACGGATCGTCCAGCGCGCCCCATCAGGCAGCTCGATACGGTGCGACCGTTCGTATTTGGTGACGTTCTTGCGGTCCACGCTCGAGGTCAGCACCTGTTGGTACGAACCGCCATCCGTGGCCACGTCAATCGCATAGTCGATGTGCACGCCGTTGATGTTCCCGCCGCTGTCCTGGGCCTGCAACACAGGCCAGGAGAACCGCACTCGAACGGCATCGATCACGGGGTTGTTGATCGAGTGAACCCAGGGCGCGGTGGTGCGCAATTCCTGCCCGACCTGGATCTCATTGCTCGACTCGGTCACCCCGGCCAGGCGCTCTTGGTGCAACTCGCCAGAGCGGAACTGCCACTTCACGCCGGGGTAGTTGATCGTACCGTCCTCGGCCATGATCGGCGTTCCGTCGAGCTTGACCGAGCGCAGGCCGTTTACAGGTCCGACGATAGGCCCCCAGCTCCAGAGGTAGACCAGGCGCGCCGTGGAAATCGACGGCACGCTGTTCGAGGCAATGCTGGGCTGCTTCGGCTTCTTGCTACCGCCCTTAAGACCTACGACCTGGCGGCGTGGCGACTGCTTGGCCGGGGCCTTGCGAATCACTTCTGCACCCATTCATTCCTCCAGATACAAAAAAAACCTGCCGCAGCAGGTCAGGTAGTTCAATTGGTTACAGCTTGTCTTGTGGGTAAACCCCGCCGGATTCGATGGCGCCACCGATTTCCCGTTCGCCGTACAGGACTGGATAAGGGTTTCCCTGGGCGATGGTGGTCACAGCCGAGCCGAAGCCATAGCTGGGGTTGTTGCCGTCCTCGTTGCGGTCCAGGCTGCCGGTCTTGGCCGTTGGCGAAAGCATCTGCACCACACCACCCAACGCCAGGGCAGCACCACCGGCCATCAGCGCGATACCCACGCCAGAAGAAAGGCCGCCGGTGAATACGCCGGCGACCACCAGCACGGCGCCGAGCACCACCTGGAACAGTCCGCCCTGCTTGCTGCCCTGGATGATCGGCGCGATGCGGATCTCCTCGGCGTCATTGCCCTGCAGGTCCAGCTCCTCTGGCGCCAGGTTGCGGCGACCAGAGAACACCGTGAAGACCAGGCCGCGCTCTTCGCCGGTGGCCAGGAACTTCTCGAAACCTGGCACCAGGATGCACAGCGCCTGCACAGCGTCCCTTGGGCTTTGCACGTCCAGCAGGTACTCGCGACCGAAGTGTTTGCGGAGCACACCGTAGAGCTTCACCGTGCGCTTCATGGCTGGTACTCCTTATGCCGGAGGATCAGGCGGCAACGGTTGGCCATCGACCAACCATAGATATCGCGGGTCGAGGCGCGGCCGGCCATATGGTGGTAGATGAATGGCCCTGCGCCGCCCAGCGCCGGGGCATCCTCGCTGACCAGGGCGGGCTCGTTGCCGAGGTAAATCGCGGCGTGGTTCGGGTGGAAGCACGGGCGCCCAGGTGACGGGACTATGAACACGAGCATGTCGCCGCGGCGCGGCTCGTTGACCTGGTAGAAGCCGGCGACCTTGAAGTTATCCTCGTACAGGCTAGGACCGTCGGCGTCCTCCCACCACAGATCCTTGCGCTCGAAGTTCGGCAGTTGCAGGCCGGCCTCGCGGGCGTACCAGTCTCGGCAGGCGCCCCAACAGTCGAGCAGGCCGTGCGAGAACTCACGCCCCAGCAACGGCGCGGTATAGCCGGACGGCTTGAACCACTCCATATCGCCCCCAGGCCATGCCACGATGCCCCATGGAACCTCGTGCAGCTCACAGCTGACGCGGTCGGCCATGCTCGGGCGCGGTGTCGCGTCAGGGTGGCTATGAATGATTGCCAGCAGCTCGCCACGGTCCTCGGCGTTGGCCAGGTCTTCATGGTGCAGAGTGAACTGGTCGCGCGGCGTCCTGGCCAGGTTGCGGCACGGAACATACTCCCGGCCGGTGGCCGTCTTGATCAGCACGCCGCACGCTTCGGACGGGTGCTCGCGCTCGGCATGCTCGCGAATCGCGACCTGCAGTTGTTGGTTGATGCGCATGATTACCTCGAGCTGGCGATCAGGCTTGCGCCCATTGAGCCGCCGAAACGGCGGGTATTGCCGCGCAACTTGCAGCTGTTCCAGCGGCCAGCGCAGCGGTCGAGCGCAGGGTTGTCGGTTGGCTCGTTCTGCTTGGTGAACATTGCGGCGCCGGAATAGGCACAGGCCTCACCGCGGTACCCATTGCGCGTAGCCCAGCGACACAGCTTGGTGATCTGCTGACTGGGCAGCTGCACACCGCCCAGGTCGAGTGGGCTCGACAGCTGGAAAGACACCTGTTCGCGGTCTTCCTCGGTCTTCTGCTCGATAAACCAGAGGTTTACCCTCGCCTGGTTGGCGGCGTTGGGGTTGCCATCCGGGAAGTTGGCGGCATCAAGGAAGTGCCGGAAGGTCTCGATGACCTTCACCCGGGCGCCAGCCAGGTCCTTGAGGGCCAGGCATAGCGCCGATACCGCACCGCGCACGCCGCCGATTTCGTTGACCAGTTGCAGGGTTGGCGCGGCCGGCCTGCCGTCACCGCGGATGTCGAAGCCCTTGGCCTCGATCTGGATCGGTTCGTACAGCTGGCCTTGCCAGATAATGTCGCCTTCCTGGGCGTGACCATGGAAGCGCATGACGTTTCCACCCAGGCGGGTGGCGTCCACCTCGTACAGCCGGATCTGGTTGCCCGGCTCAAGCTTCTGGATATCGGTCTCGAAAGTCATGGAGGCCTCAGAAAAAGGAAACCCCGCGATGGCGGGTTCAGTAAGGAGTGAAGACCTGCTTCATCGTGAAACTGATCTTGAATAGGCCGGCGCCCAACGGGTCGAGCTTGTAGTCCTTGACCTTGTACCGGCCCTGGGTGCCGCCAGGCGGCGTCCAGAGAAACGACTTATAGCCTTCGTGGCGGTCGAGGAAGTCGCGCATCAGGCGCAACTCCTCACCCACCTCCAGACTGCCGGTCGCTTGGTGCGACCATTCCTGCGACTTGCCGTTGATCCCGGTGCCGCCCGACTGGACATAGCCGTCGCCGAACTCGTTCTCCCAGGTCCGGTGCGTGATATCACCGGACGCGCCGACACGGGTGCAGAAGCTGAATGTCTCCGCCATTACCGCCTCCACATCGATCCGCCCTGGGCGAACTCTTCGTTTACTACTTCGCGGATGGTTTGCCTGAACGCTTGCCCCATCATTTCACCCTGACGGCGCGCCGCTTCGTCGCTCACACCCGGCTGGGCCTGAACGGTGATCGGTGCGTTGATCGTGATGCCTCCGCCCCCGAGACCACCGCCAGCATCGTTCGCATTGCGCAGGTACTGGGTCAGGTCGCGGTTCTGGTTGGGAGCGAGCACCCGCTCACCACCGTCGAGCAGCCAGGTGCCTTCTCGGGGGATGTTTTCATAACCGCCGTGAGCCATCCCCGTCAGCGCGGCGGAGGCCACGCCAGCGACCATAGGAGCTGTCGCTGCGGCCGCCGCTGCAGCTGCTGCAGGCGCTGCTGCTGGACCGACTATCGGGATGGCTGCAGTCGACGCGAAGGCGGCAAGGCTAGCCTGGAACGCCGTCGCCTGAGCATTGGCCACCATGGCAATGCCCGCGCTCGATTGCGTCGTCTTGCCCACCAGCAGTTGCACAGCCTGGTACACCAGCCATTGAGCCGCCATGTCTGCAAGCGCGCCCACGAAGGCCTTGCCGAAGCCGGTGATCATGTCCATCAGCGCATCCCCCGCATCTGCGGAGCCGGTGGCCACATCGGAGAGGAACGTGCTCAGCTCACTCTTCGCACTGCCCAGAACCGAGGTGGTTCCCTCGGCGGCCATGGCCGAGTAGTTGGTCGCAGCGTCGGCGAAGTTCTCCCAGGCGCTGGTGACGCCGTCCATCCAGTTGGCTTGCGCCTCATCGAGCCGGCTGTAGTAGTCATTCTGTAGGTCCAGGTGTTGGGCAAGAGCATCGCTCAGCACCTGCGTTTCCTGGTCGTACAGCTCCTGACTGATGTCGCCGCTATTGCGCTGCAGCACCAGTTCGCGCTGCTGGCGATTGAAGTCTTCCTCGATCGCCAGGCGCTCTTTCAGCCGCTCCTTGTACTTTTCGCCGCGACCGGCGCCGGCCAACTCCTGGTCGAACCCGCTGCGTGCGGTCTGGTAGTCCTCGCCCACGTTGGCCCTGAAGGCGGCAAGCTTCTTGGCATCCTCGTTCTGCTGCTTGATCTGCTTAAGCTGGTCGAGCTCGGCGGCCAGGCCTTTCAGCCGGTCCTGCTGCTGGGCGCTCAGGTCGTGCAGCTTCCCGGATTCCAGCTCGAACTGAAGCTTCGCCACCTCAGTGGCGTCCTTGCGCTTGTCGACCTCAGTGTTGATCAGGGCTATTTGACGCTCATAGCCCTGCTCCGTCGTCTCGAAAACTTGATTCAGCTTCTTGGCTGCGGCCTCGGCCGCCTTGGCAGCGGCCTTCTGTGCATCGGTTTCACCGAGAATTCCAGCGTTTCCATTGCCGGTCGGCACGATCTTGGGCAGGTCGGATGCCGCCTTCCGCGCCTCCTTCACATACTCACGGATTACGTCGCCAGACCACGGTTTCTTGAACTCATCAGCCAGTTCTGCAGCGATCAGGCCCGCAGTTCTGGAGTTGTCAATTGCGTCAGCTGTCAGCTTCGCCGCGTTTTCCTTGAAATCCTTCGACATATCGCCAAACGTGACGGCGCCAAGCAGAGTATTGGCTGTTGCACCAATACTTTGCAGATACGCCATCGTCGTGGCAAACCCACTGGCGATTGTCCCGGCAACGATGGTGAAAGCTCGGCTTGTGCCATCGGCAACGCTCGCAGTGATTGCCGTGACCTCGATTAAGTCTTCGGCGAACTCATGCACCACATTCCTCAGTCCGCCAGCCTCTCTGGACGTGTCAGCCAGATCTTTTGCCAGCTGTGCCAACACGGGCATGAACTCAGCAGCCAGAGCGGTCTTAGCCGAACCGGCATACTGGCTAATAACAGTCAGCTCAGTGCTAAACTGTTGAGCGGCACCGATCGTCTGCTCGTCCATGATCATGCCGGCAGACTGCGCGGCATCACCAAGCTCTTTGAATTTTTTCCCCCCATCGGCCAAGAGCGGAACCAAAGCCGTAGCCTCGTCAGCAATTGCCTCCATGAAGAAGGTCATCTGCGCCTGGCTGACGTTCGCTTTTTGTAGACTGCTGACGTACAGCTGTAGCGCATCCGCGCTGTTCAGCTTACGGAACTGCTCCGCAGTAACGCCAACCTTAGGGGCCACCGTCTCGAAGAAATTCTTCAGCTCACCCCCGCCAGTGGCAAGAAAGTCTCCGACTTTGTCGTTGGTGTCCTTGAAAATGTCCGAAAGCTTGTCCTGCTGAACGCCAACCGAAGCTGCAGCGGCGGCGTATCTCTGGAACTCAGTTGTGCTGAGACCAGCGAGAGCGGACAGATTTGATATCTCTTTGGCGGCCGCAGCCGAGCTGGTGACCAGGCCGGCCACGACAGCTGGGATAGCAGCGAAAGATGCACCCAAAGCCGTACCCAGGCGCTCGGCATGCTTTCGGATTTCCGCCATCTGCTTCTGAGTTTCGCGACCGGCCTTGTCCATAGGGCCGGTAAAGCCGCCAATCCTCGCGATCAAGTCGAGAGTCAATGTGCCAAGAGAACGGCTCGCCATGCTTTCCTCCAGGCGAAAAAAAGCCCGCGAAAGCGGGCTCGTTGCTTGTCTGGCTACCTACCCTTTAGAACTCTCTGCTTTTCCTCGTCGAATTCTTCTTGGGTTAGATGGCCGCGCTCTTTCAGGTCGGCCAACTGCTCCAGTCGCCGATAGCTATCGTTCTCCGACGCTGGCCGCTCCGGCGCTTTGACGGTGTCAGGTAGAGGGTATCGACGAATTGCAGACGCCGACCATATAAGGGCAACGAACCACCCAATCACCGTCCATCCAAGCAGCAGGTTGAGAAGAAAAATCGAAACGCGGTTCGGATGCTGCCTGATCCACGCAACTATCGTTGGAGGAAAATAGAACAGTGCCGCGGTTACCGCCGTGCCGATTCCCATGTAGGTGTTCACATCAGCTGCCATGGCTAGTCGCCTTCCATGCAAATTGGGCAATCTAACATCCGGCAGCCTCATGCCAAAGAGCCATAGTCAGGACCATTCCTCCATGGCCTGCTCAAGACTTGGCGCCTGGCGATCGTCATGAGGGCAGAAATCAGCCGGGGTGAACGGCTCCGGCCTCAGCTTGGCGTTGCGCCCTTGGTTGGCCAGAATCGACGCCAGGAGCGCCGCCGCCCGCTCCACGCGCATACCTACGTGGAGAGAGCCACGGCGATTCCTGTATTTCACCCAAGAGTGAAATTCGCGCAGGCTCAGGGCTTCTTGGGCTTGCGCGATCGTGCGCCCGCCGACGCCGGCGAGGACGAGCTCGTGCCAGAGTTCGTCGAGCTCGCTGAGTTCGACATCTTTCCCAGATTGTTCACCTCATGGATAGCCGTGAGTAGGGCAACAGTGAGATTGCCGTCCAGGGCGCCCAGGCGCTTGGTGCTGTCGCGGTCCTTCGCCAGTTCGGCGGGATCAAGCGGGCCATGCGTGATATCCATGGCGGTGAACACCGGGTTGCCTTCTTCATCGCAAATGGCGGCGGCGATGCGCCCGGCGATGCTGTCCTGCTTGCCGCCAGCGGCGAGCACGTCGCTTACAGCGGTCTGGTAGCCCAGCGGGCGAACGAACACCGTCGCCGTCAGGGTGTCATCGCCTTGGCGCCAGCTGATCTCCTTCTCAACGGGGCGGCCGGTGAAGGCACCCGCTTGGCGCAGGCTGTCGATGTTGAGCTTCATTGGCTACCTCAGGCAGATTTTTTGATCCAGGCGCTACCGCCCGAACGCTGGATGGAGACCGCGGTGCTGACCACGGCGTTGGCGGCGAAGTCGAACGGGAAGTCGGCGACGTAGCCCTCGAACACGAACCAAGTGCGCGATGGCGGCAGGACGAAGTCTTCTTCCAGGTTGACGGCGGCAGTGGCCGCAGCCCCGGAGCCGGCTCCGCCGGTAAAGCCCACAGTGGGCGCGCTGGTGTAGCCGGTGCCAGGGTTGGTGATGTTGATCGCCACCACCTCGTCATCCTCCAGCACGGCCACGGCGGTCGCGCCGCTGCCACCGCCGCCGGTGAGAGTCACGGTAGGGGCACTGGTGTAGCCACTGCCACCGCTGGTGACGGTGATCGCGTCCAGGCTTCCGGCGGCAGCCACGGTCGGCACAGCAGTGCCGTCCGACCAGCCAACCGCCCACTTGATGGTGGTGTCGCCGTCGGCCTCGGACAGCTGGTGAAGGCGGACATGACTCGCGCTGTTCGGGTCGGCGTTGATGGTGAGCGAGGCCTGGCCCGGCGTGCGCAGGCCCTTCTTGTAGGTACGGGAGGTGGAGCTGAGGCAGGTGTCCTCGATCTGCTCCGCCGGCGAGCCGCCAGGGTTGAAAGCGGTGGCGCATTCGACCTCAACAACGGTCGAAGGGCCGGTGCCGGTGAGGGGTGGCATCAGGGCAAAAACCTGGGTGCCTTGGGTCAAAATCGACATGGTGGTCTCCTGTCGGGCAAAGAAAAGCCCGCACTTGGCGGGCTGGGATGAACTGTTTGGTTATCCAGAGTGGATGGAAACCCAGTAACTGGCAGCGCTACCTCCGTAGTAGCGTTGTGCCTCCAATGATCCGCCCCGGTCCTTTGCCGGAAATCCCATGGACTGGGGCAAATGAGGAAGGAATTCTGAAGTGAGCGAAAAGACCATTGATCAGCGCGTAGAAGAGTTAGAGCTGGTTCTGCGCACCCTGATTACATTCAACATAGACGCCACGGCATCGCTTGGGCGCGTGCTGACAACCGGAAACCCGATGATCGCGCATGCGATCGCGATGGACCTTGGACGACTCAAGTCAGATAGCAAGGCTAATATCGACAATGCCCTGTACAGCGGCTACATCGACAATCTGATCACCGGCATCACTGGCCAAGCTTGAACCCGGCAGCGTAGTAGTAGCCGTAGCGAGGGTGCTGAACCATCAGCACTCTCCAATCGGAGGATGCCTTTTTTACTTCCTCACGCTTTTTATCGCTCGCCATGATTTTTCTCCTGCGGTTCGGCCGCGTCATTTAACGGCGGACTATCCAGTCCACGTCGAAGCTGGTTCGGTAGTTCTTGGTGGTTGGGTCACGGCCTTCGCCGCCCCAGCGGGTGATATTGGCGCGCAGCTCGATGGCATCACGGATGGCATCGCGCACCTGGCGCACCGAGATGCCGGCGGTGCCGTACACGTCGATCTGCAGCGTGAACCCGTCGACATCCGGGCGTCCGGCGAGGTAGTTCTCCGGCGATCCGTTGACGAGTTGCCACACGGCATAGGGCTTGGCCACACCATCCGGCGCCTCGCTAAAGGAATAGAGCCGCATATCCGCGCCAGCCCCCAGCAAAGCGGTAACGGCTGGAGAAGCCAAACAGGCCTGAACAATCGGTGGTGTCATGAGGATGCAGCCTTCTTCTCAGCGCGCCGGATGGCGCGATCGATCGACTTTTCATATTCGGAGACGAAGGTGTTGGTCACCTCCGCGATGCTGTTCGCCAAGGCCGGACGCATGAACGGGGCGGCGGCCATCTTCTCGGTGCCGAACTCAATCAGGCGCCAGTGAGGGGTGGGCGCATTAGTCGATAGGTCGACCGCTTCCCCCTTCTTGGCCAGTACGGCGCCGTGCAGCACGCCGATGCGGAAACCCAGGTCACCGGTCTGCTTGAACAAGCGGCCATTCCAGCGCAGGGCGATGTTGTCGGCGATCGAGCGCCCGGTTTCCTTGTCGTCGATACGCTCGGCGCCTTCCTTGGCCTTCTGCATCACAACCTGCGCAGCCTTACGCAATGCGGCCCGGCCGCCCTTGCGGCGAACGTCGTAGCTGACGGCGTCCAACTTCCCCAGCAGGCTTTCCAGCCCGGTGATGCTGAACTCGACGCCATCAGCCATCCTTTACCCCCTTCGACACCAGAAGCGTCAGGTACTCCAGGCCGGACTTGTCGTCCTCCAAGGGTGGGCCTTCGATGCTGTACGCCTCGCTGCGGTAGACGATGCGCATGGTGGGCAGCACGCCTGGGCGGTAGCGGATCACCATACGGGCGGTCGCCTCAGACTGAGCCGCCTGAGCCGCGACAAGATCCCGCGCTGACAACGGCTCAACACGGGCCGGGCATTTCTCCCAGCGGGTCACCCATTCCGGTTCTCCGAACTCCAGGGTTATCGGGTCACGCACCTGTACCAGCTCCTGAATGTCGATGCGGTGCCGGAGCTTGCCGGCCTGCATCACACACCCATCCGGATGCGATAGGGCATCAGCAGGTGCTGGGAGGCAAGCGGCAGCTCAGTGGCGATGGTACCGGTGACCACCTCCTCGCGATTTGCGAACAGGTGGCCCAGCTTCAGTAGACAAGCAGCCTGGATCGCGGGGTTGACCACCATGCCGTAGGCGATGGCGTCTGCCTGATCATAGGCGTCCGCCAGCGCCTGGCGTGCGTGTTCAAGCAGACGGCATCGCATGGCGTGGTCCTGCTCCGTCTCAGCGGCAGCGACCGCGGCTGCGTTCGCCTCCTTAGCTTGCTGCATGGCCGCTGGCACGCCGGCGCGGGCTTCGTCGAGAGCCACCTGGTCCAAGTAGAAGCGCCGATTGAGAAACTGCATCGCCGCCTCCTCCGCCGCATCGAGCTGCGCCTGGACCAGCACCTGGTCTTCAGGTTCGGCCAGCAGGTGGTGCATAGCAATATCGATGGCAATCACGGACATGGCTTAATCCTCGGCCTGTGCTGGATTCCCGCCGGCAGCCAAGCGCTCGGCTTCCGCAACGGCTGCTTCTTGATTGCCGGAGAATACGCCGACCTGATTTCCTTCGACGTCAACCACGATCCACTTGCCGCCACCCTTGTGCTTCGCCTTGAAGGTCGTAGCCGTCGCAGTAGCGGTACCCAGGGAGTCGGAAGTCAGCACGCCAGCGCCGGCTGCATCTTCCTGGGAGACGGTCACCACCGCCTCACCTTCGGAGTCGTCCAGATCGGCATAGCCCTTCTGGATCAACTGGCGCCCATGCTGCTCGATAGTCTCGAACGGGGTGCCCTCCACCAGCGTTTGGCCGCCCAGGTACAGAGGTTTCAGGGTTTTCAGCTTCATGAATGCCTCCAAGGACCGCCAGGCTGGCGGCCCTCGCTCTGTGGTTACGGGGTGGTCGGCGCAGTGAAGGAGCCGTAGATGAACGCCTCTGGACGCTTCACCGCCAAGGCGAGACGCTCTTCACAGCGAATCGAGATCAGGTTCTTCTCGAAGTCGTCGGCGTTCTCGGTGGAGATCACCACGTTGGCGTCTTCACGGTCGAACAACTGAGCGCCGGTCTGGAAAGCGCCAGTCAGGAACTTGCCTTGGAATCCGACAGCCTCGGTGGCCACGACAGGCAGGCCCCACAAGACCGGACCAGCCAGGCCCAGCGGGTTGGCCAGGATGTAACGGCCCAGGGTGTCCTTGGTCAGCTCGATCTTCGCCCAGTCGATGAAGTGCAGGACATGGCCAGAGGCCGGAAGGCGCGCCAGCTGGGCCTGCAACATGGCCAGACGCAGATCGTCGATACCCGATTGGTTCTCGACCGCGAATGCCGGAGTGAACGCGGATGCCTGGGGCACGATGCCATGCAAGTGCACGCCGGTGCCGTCACCGAACAGGATTTCCTGCTCTTCGACGTACTTCAGGCCATATCGCATCTCCACATCGATGGTGGAGCCCAGCTGCGCAAAGTCGTCCAAAATCTGCTTGGACGCCTTGAACATGTGGGCAATGGTCGATACCGCAGTGAGCTTCGACGCGAACTGAATGTCGGAATACGGCTTGGCGGTACCCTCAGCCACGACCTTGGCGGCATTGGTGAAACCAGTCTGCTGCACCCAGAAGATGGCCGGTGCGGTGGTACGGCCAGGGGCGATCAGGTCGCGGATGAACAGGCGCTGCTTCGGCGCGGTATCGATGCCAGGCAAGCGCTGAGGCTCGACGATGCCCGCAGGAACGTCAGTGGACAGCAATGCGGCGCTGACAGGAACGTTCACGCGCTTGCCGCCTTCGACGCTAGCCGCGAACTGCTTCAGCGCTTCGCTCTTGATCACCACGCCACCGAGACTGTCACGGACTTGCGGGGTGCTGGCCGAAGGCAAGCGCGCGAACTCTTGCTCGACTTCGCCCAGCTTGGCCTTCAGTTGCTTCTCAGCCTCGGTCAGCGAGTTGAACTTGAGCGCCAGCTCGTCGACGGCGGCCTTGGTTTCGGCGGAAAGCGCGCCGGCCTTCTTCGCTTCGTCCAGGGCGTTTTCGGCTTTTTTGCTGAAGTCGCTGGAGGCCTTCTCCAGTTCAGCGGATACCTGTTTCAACAGGTCAGCGGTGGAATCTGCCATAAGATGTTCTCCGGTTACTTGAGGGCTGCTGCCGAGAACCGCGACATCGCGGCCTGTAGATCGGCAAAGTGGATGGCCAAGTCGGCCTGGTTGTCGGCAGCGGTGCGCGTACCGGAGGAGGCAGCGCCAGGCGTACCCCCTTTGAGTTCTTGAATAAGGGCGCGGCGCTCAGAACGCGGCATACCCTGTTTCGCCAGGATCGTGTCCAACCGGCGGGCGGCGATCTGCTGAGGCGCGAGAGCCTGCAGGTCTTCTTGAGCTGCATCCGAAGGCAGGAGGCCATCTGCGAAGCCGGCTTCAACCGCGGTGCTGCCGCCCATCCATGTCTCGACATCCATCAAAGCGCGCATAGCGGCGATGTCGTCACCCGTCCTGACCGAATAGATATCAGCCAGGGTTCCATCAATCTGGTCGAGAAATTCCGCGACCTCGGTGAAGTCGTTGCGGTCGCCGGCGGCGATGGTCCAGGCGTTGTGGATCATCATGAAACCGGCCCGGGCGATCTGGATTTCATCGCCGGCCATGGCGATAAACGACGCAGCGGAGGCAGCCAGGCCAAGCACCTGGACGGTCACCTTACCCTTGTGCTCCCGCAGCAGGTTGTAGATCGCCAAGCCTTCGAAAACATCGCCGCCCGGGCTGTTGATCTTCACGGTGATGTCTTTGTCGCCGATGCTGCGCAGAGCGGCACTGACGCGCTTGGCGGTGACGCCCTCGCCCGTCCACCAGTCCATACCGATCGGGTCGTACATGGTGATGGTGGTGGCGTCGTCACCGGCAGCGGCCTTGATCGCTGGGTTCCAGCGCTCCATGGCCTTGGGCAGTAGATCGGATTCGACGCGCGCGTGCGGCCGCACCGCCGGCGCTGCCGGTAGTGTCTTAAGAGTCATGGGTTACTCCAGGTCAGGCCGCTTTGAGCAGCGGCATCGATATCAGCGCGTGGGCCATCATTGGGCCGTCTGGATTTCCGGATTCCAGAGCTTGGGACGCAAGCTCGACCGCCTTGTTGATGGCCTCTCGGTCGTCGTTGTTACGCGCCGAGACCAGCCGAAGCATGAATGCCGAGGCGGCCGGCGAAACGCCTATCGCCGGCTTTCCGAGCTGATCCAGGGGGACCAGTGCAGACTGGACCGTGTATGTATCGCCGCCTGGGATCGGCGGCAGGTTTTCCAGCCGGCGAACCTCGTTGCGAGACATCCAGCCATTTTGCAGCGCCGTGTTGTACCAGGCGCCACGGCCGGCACTATCGGCTCGAAGCAGACCTTCCACAGCGAACTCTGCGAAATAGTCGTCCGCATCGACTTCACCAATGAGGCAGCGGGTGATCTCCTGCTCAATATTGACCAAGAGCGGACGCAGGCTGTTGGTGAGGAAGTGCAGGTTCTGCGCCTCCACGGAGGAAGCCCAGCTGGACTGCTTGTCCATATGCCCAACCATGAAAGGCGGGACACGGAACCAGCGGCAGATCTCCTCGACGTTGAATGCCCGAGACTCCAGCATCTGCGCCGCTTCGGGGTTCATGGTGATCCCCTGGTACTTCAGGCCAGCCTCGGCGACCATGATCTTGCCGGCGTTGTTCGAACCCATGAAGGCTGTAAGGCTCGCGCGCAGCTGCTCTCGCTGAGCAGGTTTCAAATCGTTGTCGCTGCTGAGGATGCCTGACGCTTGCATGCCTTGGGCGAATACCTTCGCTGCTGCCTCCTCTGCCGACATTGCCGAACCGAGGATCTCGCGGCCTGTGGTGATGGGGAGCATTCCACAAACACCATCGAGGCCAAACGCACGGATGTGCATCAGGTTTTTCTCGGGGATCTCCCGTTCGACTCCATTCTCACTGTACTTGTACTGCAGCCGACCGTTGTCCAGTCGCTTCACCGACACGCACTGAGGAAGCAGCGGCACCAGCGCGACTACACGCTGGCCGATCATCTTCTTCTCGACAAAGGCGTTGCCCCGCAAGCACAGGCTTGCCACTACCAGCAGCATGAACCGCTGTGGGGTCATTTCAGCATTCGGCACCCGGCAGAGCAATCGATATAGCGGGTGATCCTTCGCCTGCTCCCTCGATCCATCCGGCAGACGCCGGTAGAACCGGAGTGGCAGCGTCGAAACCGATTCCGAGAGCAACCGAACGCATGCCCAGACCGTAGACAGTTGAAGCGCCTTGTCTACAGTGACGTGCTTGCCACTGGCCGAGCTGCCGAACCACTCTTGCCAGAATGCGCCTGTATTGAGACCGATGGGCACGCCCAGCCAGTCCAGCAGTGCGGTCTTCACACGCCCTGGTTTCTTATTGCGCGCCATTAGATTCCTACCATGATGGGGTTTTCGAAGAAGCCGTCATTGCTGGGCGAATGAGCCAAACGCATCACGCTGCCCACCGCCATGATCAGCGCGACAGCACCGTCGATCTTGTTGTCGTCCCCCTGCTTAATGGGGCGCACCACGTCGTCATTGCCAGGCAGGTTCTTGCCGATAACGTTGCCGATACACCACGTCATGATCGGATTTCCGTCGTGGTGGAAACGGCCCGCCTTGATTGCGGCCTCCAGCTCTTTCATGCCATCGGACATGTTGGAGTAGTTCTGGGTGATGGTTATCGGGTTGAAGCCCTCGTCATCTAGTTCATGACTCAAGCCCGTAGCGCCGTGCGGGTCGATCGGGCTCTCCCTGATCGGCGCCAGCTTGTTGGCTTCCTTGGTGTCCTCGAGGATTTCGCGGTAATCCACCTCGGCGCCTGGCGTGGCGGTTAGATGGCCGGTATTGATCCAGGCCTGGAAGCGCTCAGTCATGCGCTTGTTGTCCACGTCGTTGGCCGTGTCTTCCGGAACCCAGAACGCTGGAGCCACGCTGTAGTAGTGGATCTTTCCGTCGATCTCGCGCCAGAACAGGCGGGCCCTGGAGTTCATGTCCAGCTTGCGCGCCAGGTCGAAGCCGGCAATCCACTCCTGCCCCTCGAACTGCTCAAGAGTGAGCGTCTTGTCCTCGCAGGCCTTCCAACTTTCCATGTTGAAGAAGCCGGATTTCGCGGTCACCCACAGGTTGAGGTGCTTGGTCTTGAAGGTATTGGTGAAGCGGGCCGACCTGATGGCCCTGGCCAGCTGGCTCTCCAAGTACTCTTGGAACACCGATACCCCCATGCAGGGATTGGCCTTGGCCAGGTTCTTCGGATCAGTCCAGTCGTCACCCTCGTCAAGGGTCCAGATATAGCCGAATAATTCGTCGTCAGGTACGGTGCCGTTCAGCATCTCGATAACCTGACGCCGCTTGTCATAGCACGGACCCTCAATGTCCGAACCGGCGGTCGTGATGATGAACATCAGCGGCTGCCTGCGGGCGCCCATGCCAGTGATCATCGTGTCGTACTGGGCAGCAGTGGCGTGCTCGTGGTACTCGTCGACAATCGCGCACGAAGGCGAAGCACCATCACCAGGATTCCCAATCAACGGCTCAAAACGGCTGCCGTTGGACGGGATGTTCATGTTCGAGGCGTTCACCTCGATACCCGCTGCCTCGATCAGCATGGGCGATCGGCTGACCATCAACCGGGCAGGCCGGAATACCTCCCAAGCCTGCGCCTCGGTCGTCGCACCGGAATACACCTCTGCACCGAATTCATTGTCGGCAACGAACATGCTGATGCCTACGCCGGCGGCGATCACCGACTTGCCGTTCTTGCGCGGAACTTCCCAGTAGCTCTCACGGAAGCGCCGGTATCCGCCCTTCTTCCGGACCCAGCCAAAGGTGCAGGCCAGGCCGAAAAGCTGCCAAGGCTCGAGAGTGATTAGCTGTCGCTTGAACGCCCACTCGCCCTTGGTGTGTGGCAGCAGCTGCATGAGGCGCAGCTTCTTCTCGGCCTTGGCCGGGTCGAACTTGTAGGGGTAGTCCTTCGAGCGGCTGGCCGCCACATCATCGAAGTGCCGCTCGATTGCCTGGTGGATGAAGCGACATGCCGGGAACTTGCCCTTGAGGACGGACTTTGCCCACGCCATCGCCTTGTCGACGTTGGTGTACTTGGCTCTGGCCATCAGGAACTCAGTAGGGCTGCGAACTCGTTGGTGGATTTCTGCTTGTTGCCGCCGATGATCCGCGTGCGACTGGCCGGGTCCAGGCCGAGCATCGAACCGAACGTCACGATCTGACGCATCGCCTCGTTGGCTGCGGTAAGCGCAGGATTCTTCATCGGGCTGCCTTGCGACGATTCAACTACTGGGCCGAACTGGTCGACCGCTTCCTGGGCCATTCGCCAGTTGCTGTAAGCGGTGCAGAAAGCCTCGACGTTGTGCAGGTCAGTCAGCGCGATGACGTTTTCGCGCAGCAGCTCGGGCACCAGCATCTTCCACATCGTGGCTGCTCGCTCGCTGAGCCAGTCTGGCGGATCCACGTTGGTGATGGTGGAGAACTGCGGCTCAGCCTTGTTCAAGGCCCGTTTTCCGGGGTTGCCGGCTAGCTCTTTCTTCGCCGTCGGCTTGGGTTTGCGACCACGGCCGGCGACCTTGGCGGTGCCTCCCATCGCGCAACTCCTGAATTTTTAATTTCGCGGGTGTAAAAAAACGACTGAGGGCGCGGTGTCCGAGCGAAAAGGCTGGAACTTTTGCTATACCCCTCCCCCTCGTCGCGACTCCCGCTGCGTCTTCTCCTTGTGGCAGTCGCGGTTGATCGCCCGAAGGTTATCGTCATCGTCCGCGCCGCCATTGGCCAGGGCCACGATGTGGTCCACCTCATGTGCTTCTCGAATACGACCGAGCTGGGTGCACTCATCACAACGGCAGAGGTACTGATCTCGCTTCAGGATTCGCTCACGCTTGCGGCGCCAGGGGCGACCGCCACGGCCTGATCCCTTGCGGGTCGCCCAAGCCTTGGCCTGCTCGGCAGCCAGGTCGGCATGGCCATCGCAGTATCCATTGCCGTTGCGGTGCAGTGCTCTGCACCCTGAGGCCCGGCACGGGCGCTGAGGTCTCATCGGCATGGCGCACCATTCAGGTAAGTCTGAGGCGAGCCATCGGGATCGACGCTGCCTTCATCCGCCAGCGCTTCGATCAGCGCGAGGTTCTGGGTCGCGATCTGTTCGAGCAGGCTGGTCTGCTTCTGGTGCTGGTCCAGGATCTGCTGGAGCAAAGAGATTGCTTGCTCGTTCACGTGCCACCTTCATCCATTTGTTGATCCATTCGCGCCGGGCGGCGCATCCGCTGCAGGCCATCACTCGCCATCCAGTCGGACGTGAGTGCCATCACAGTTGAACTCGACGATCAGCCGCGCGACCTCGTTGGGGTTTTGCACCAGGCGGACCTGGACTTGACCTGCCAGCACTTCGCCGCTGAAGGCATCGTGAAGGCAGTAGTGCAACCCATTGCGTTTGACGATGAGAGGACGCGATGTCATCAGGTAGTTGAGACGGGATTGCTCGGCGTTCTTCATTGATCAGCCCTCCACCTTCTTGCTCATGAATCGGTCGGAGTAGTCGCGCAGCTTCTCCACACCCATGAAGCCAACCATGCAGCCGGCAAATACAGAAAGGTTGGGCGGCAAAGCGAAGTACTCCAGCACCGGCAACAGGCTGATCGCGATCAGCCCGCAGATCGCGCCTTCCAAGAAGATCTTTCGACCTCGGCCTCCGCCATAGATGACGCGACACATCGCCACCGCAGCAGCAATGCCGCCGGTGTAGAGCTGTGGCTGATGCGCGATCAACCATGCGAGCACAGCGGCCCACAGGCCCGGGTCCTTTTCTGGCATGTTCGGCATCTCGATTCCTCCCGTTGCGGGGAGCGGTGGTTAATTGTTGGCGGTGATCGCAGCGACAAGCAGGGCCTGGCCCTTGGTCAGATCCGTGCGAGCCAAGCTGGCAATGGGGCGATCGACGACAGAATGACCGCTGAGCAAGAAGTCAAGCTCGAACAGACGCTCTTTCAGCTCCGCGACCTTTTTCAAGACGACTGACTCGTATTCGCGGCGAGTCTCGGCGACAACGCGCTGTACATCTTCCAGGGGAAGGCCACGCCCAGACGGGTGAGCATTCCGGATAAACATGTCCGGCCAACCCGCTCCGGTGAACGCTACGCCATACACAACGCCTTCAGCGTGGAAGAACTCTGGCAGGGAGAGACAGCAGAGCGTGCTCACTTGCTTCTGCAGATCGGGGTCGATCAGTTGGCAGCTAAGGGCCAGGTACTCGCCAGGGTCAACCTTCGAGAGGCTGGCCAGGCTTGGACCAAGACGGTCAAGGTTGCCGCCAACGACGGCGTCGATGACGTTCTGCTTGAGGCGCTTCGACTCTTCGCTCATCTGTTTGCTCCATAAATGAAAAAGCCCCGGCAATCGCCAGGGCTCAGAAACGACAAAGCCCGACTCAATGGCCGGGCTTTTGTTGGTCAGTCCTCAACACGCGCAGGAATGACAGGATGGCGATAATTTCTCTCACTCTCTCACCGATGTCAACAGGCAATTACGCTGCTTCTTTGATGAGTAATCCCTCGGCCTCCAAGATCGCCCGCACTTCAATCAGCGCATCATCAACCATCCCGTCCAGCTTCTCCTTGATCCCGGATCGCCAGCGGTAGCGGGTTGGCTCCGGCGTGCCGTCCAGATCCCAGGTGTTCATGTCGTAGAAGCTGTCGGGCAGGACGATCAGGTCTTCGGCAAGCGCCTCGGCCTTCTTCCGCTCAGACTGACCAGCCGCCAGCGCAGCATCGACCAGGTTGTTACGACGCCACTCCGGTGCGTCCAGCGGAATGTCCACTGACACGGTGCGCGGCCCTTTCCGGCGAGCCCCCTTCAGCTTCGGTACAGCCCAGGCGGTGACTGCCTTGTAGATGAACAGCTGCGGTGCTGGGCTGGCGATCAGTGGCGCGATGGCCGAGATGCCCTGCAGCTTCTTCCCCTTGTTGGTGGCGTACTTCGCATTCAACGCCTGCCAGTGCCGGGGGATCAACAAATGGTGCAGCCGGGCGGATAGCCAGTAGTCCACCTGGGCGCGATCAAAACCACCCGACTGCCCGCCGAGCGAAGCCAGGCAACCACCCTCCTCCTCTGCCGCCTTGTAAAGTTTCTGCCAGGCCTGCCCCTTCGCAGCGCCCTTCTCCCCAGCCGCCAGAGCGGCCACCACTGCACCCGATACGCTGTTGTAGACCATTCCTTTCCCCTCAATCCCCGGTGTAGTTCGTGCCGCCGGCGCCGCGGCGGTTGTTTTCGTGATACTGCTGCTCTGGTCCCTGGCCCGAACTGCCCGCCCCAAGCAGCTGCCTGGCCTTTGCAATTTCAGCCAGGGCGTCCTTGAGACGACTATTGAGCACCGGAACGATGTCGCTTGCCGCAAGAGGCTTCAGTGAGTGCCCGCAAACCCAGCCCGACCCCAGGCACTGAGGGCAATCCATCTGGTGAAACAGGCCGGTGTAAATGCCTTTTCCGCAGCAGGTGCTGCACTCGATGATGAACTTGAGCTCACGCCGGAAGGCAGGCCCATGGCGCTTCCCTGTCATTTCGAATCCTCGCTTTTTACGGATTCCGAATTTGCCGCGCAGGCGGCGCCGCCATTGGCCTCGGGAGTAATATGCGAAATTGCGATTCCTGCCTCTGTCGAGCCGTGAATGGCGGCGAAGCCCTTGCTATCAAGCCACGCGTGCCACTTCTCCAGGGCATCACGCTTCAGCTGCTCGGCGGAGGTGTGGATGTAGGTCTGCACGTTGCGGGTCAGGGTGTGGTTAACCAGCATCTCGCCGATGAGGTAGTCCACTCCGAGGTCAGTCCACCCAGTACGGGCCACCTTGCGCAGGTCGTGGCTGGTCCATTCGCCCTGGCCCAAGCGGGTGAACACGGCACAGGCCTGGCTCTCGGTCATGGGCCGACCGTTCTTGGCCGGGAAGATGAACGCGCCCTGGTAGCCCCTGCCCTGCTGCCAGGCCCGATACCGCTCCAGCAACGCCAGGGCCTGACGAGTCAGCGGGAGCCGGTGCTCGCAGCGGGTTTTGGTGTTCTCGGCCGGAATGAACCACTCGGCTTGAGCGCCTTGGGTCAGGTGAGCCCAGCGCGCCTGCCGGGTTTCGCCGACCCGCGTGCCGTGGCACAGCATCAGCAACGCCAGGGTGCAGTCCACGGGTGACTCATCGAACCGTGTGCGCAACTGCTCGAGCACCTCTTCCAGCTGGACCGCGCGCAGCCGGGCGGCCTTGGGCACCACCCGGGCAGTGGTGAAGTCGGTGAACTTGAAGCCTGCGATCGGATTGTTGGTGATCAGTCGCAGCTTGGCGGCCTGGCGAAAGGCCACAACCAGAACGCCCCACATCAGGCGCACATAGGAAAGCGACACCTCGGCTTGGGCCGGCCACATCAGCAACTTGTCCAGTGTCGAGCGGGACACCTCGGCCACGGCCAGGCCCTCCAGGCGCGGCTTCAGGTGGCAGCTGATCGCCGAGGCGGCGGTGGCTTTGCGCTTGGCCGACAGACTGCGGTCACGAGCGTGGCGCTCAGCAAACCAATCAAGCACTTGCCCCACGGTGTGCAGGGTGCCAGCGGCAGTCGATGCTTCGGGATCGACGGCCAAGCGCTCGCGGATGCCGGGCAAGGCGCTGATCAGGTTCTTCACTGGCAATTCAGGATAACCGGCGATCTTGCTCCATTTGGACCCCGTGACAAGGTACCAGGTGCCGCGCTCGCGGCGCTGGCCGAACCGGAAGTACACGCCGGGAAAGCGCGCATCCCGCAGGTCGCGAGCGATGCCGGCCGAAGCCTGCCGCTTGATTTCGGCGTCGGAAAAGGTAGTCAGTAGGGTTTTGCTCACGCGGCAACCTCCGTTTTTGGCAGGGCCAGATACGCCCGCAGGCACTCCATGGCATCGAAGTGCCCGCGACACACCACGGCCAAGTAGCCCTGGGCGTTCAGGCGCTTGATGCAGGCCTGCTGGCTGGACGAAACGGGCGCCGGGTCAATCGTCGCCTTGAACTCGATGTACAGGCCGAAGTACCCGCCGCGCGCCATCCGCAGCACCAAGTCGGGAATACCGGCCTTAACGCCCTGGGCCTTGAGCTTCGCGGCAACCGCTTTCACGCGGTGCCCACCGTTCGGGACGTGATAGATCAGCTCGTACACATCGGGGTGGCGCAGCTGGATTTCCCGCATCAACGCAGCCTGCTCCTGGCCCTCACGGTCGATGGGCTTGGCGCGAGCCGGCTTGGCCTTGAACGGGCGAAGGGCGGGAGCGCTCATAGCTCGCTCCCCCACAGATAGCCGACGAGGCCCATCGCATCAGCAATTGCCACAATCGTCCAAAAGGATGCGGTCGAATCGCGCGGGCCGACTCCTGCTTGGCAAAGGGCAGCAAACAGCCCAACGACGAGTACGCACATCAGCGTGAAAAAGATCGACCTGCTCATGCGACCAACACCCCCTCGCGAACCAGAATGGCCTGGGTGCGCATGACGCCCTCGGCGTGGTAATGGCGGGCGGTGTCGCGGTCAACGACGCGGCTACGGCCATCGCAGGCATCGTGGCACGCGCTGCACGCCCAGGCGCCCTGCAGGTCGTTCGGCTTAAAGCCAACGCCACAGGTGCCGCCCATGCGGTAGTGGGCCAGGACGGTGGTTTCGGGATTGCCGTTGCACACACCAGGGATGCGCACCTGGCAGTCTCGGCCCCGGGCGGCTTTGGTCAGTTTGGATTGGCGCATGGGTCGCCTCCTTGCAGATCGATGACGGTGAAAGCGCCTGGCCACATCCGAGAGCCGTGGGCGATAGCGACGGCTTCCTCGTGATACAGGGCCACAGGCGGTCGTGGACCGTAGGAAAGGTCGAGAAGGTCGCTTCGGCAGTAGAGCGCGTAGCGGTACTCGGCGGGGTTGGGGGCGAGCAGCGTGCTCATGCATGGGCCTCCTTCTGGCGATAGCGCGCCGCCAGCGGCCTGTCATTCGCCGGCGGCGTCTTCACAGGCGGTTGCCAGCTGGCGGACAGGTTCTCGAAGCGGTTGTACTGGCCCAGGAAGGCCGCTCTGACGGTGCCGGTCTCGATGTCGCGACCCTTGCCGACGATGATCTCGGCCACGCCCTTGTATTCACTGTTTTCGTGGTAGACCTCGTCGCGGTACACGAACAGGATCACGTCGGCATCCTGCTCGATGGCCCCCGACTCACGCAGATCGGACGGCACCGGACGCTTGTTCGGGCGCTCTTCGCACTTGCGGGACAACTGGCTCAGCAGCACGACCGGAATGCCCAGCTCACGGGCCAGAAGCTTGCAGCCACGGCTGATGCCGCTGATTTCCTCGGTGCGGTTGCCGCCATCGCCATCCATCAGCTGGAGGTAGTCGATCATCAGGATGTCGAGGCCGTAGCGCATCTTGTGACGACGGGCCAGGGAGCGGATTCGCCCAACAGTGGCGCCGGCTCTGTCGGCGATGAACAGATTGGCGCGCTTCAACTTGGCTGCTGCTGCGCAGAGTTCGGCACCGTGCGACTCGCAGGCCGAACCGTTCTTGATCAGGTTGAGCGGGACTTTGCCCTCCGCAGCCACGGCCCGGTCCAACAGCTGCCCCTTGCTCATCTCAAGGCTAACCACTAGGCCGGACTTCTTCTGCCGCACCACGGCGTCCAGCACGAAGCCCATGGCTAGGGTGGTCTTGCCCATAGCAGGGCGGCCAGCGACGATGATCAGCTGCTCTGGCTGCAGGCCGCCCAGCTTCCCATCGAGGTCGGCCAAACCGGTGGATAGACCAATCAGCGTTTCGCCGCGTGACAGGCGATCGTGACGTTCCTGCCAAACCTCGAGCTGATCAGCCATCAGGTCAGCAGCCTTCACGACCTCTTCGCCATCGCAGCCGGCGTCAATGGCCATGGCGGCGGCCTGTACCGCTGCGATCTTGTCCTGGATGTTCCCGCCGCCTTGGACGATCTCCAGGGTCTTGTCGCTCAGGTCGTACAGGGCGCGCTCGATGGCTCGTTCACGAACGATGCCAGCATAGGTGCCGGCATTGGCCACGCTGGGGGTGTTGGCGACCAGGGAGGCGCAGTGACCTAAGGCCTTGTCGCCGTTGTCGAGCATGCCGATGTGATCGGCGACGGTAAGCAGATCAACGGCCTTGCCAGCAGCGCGCAGTGCCATGATCCCGCGGAACACCTCAGCGTTCTCGGCGAAGTAGAACGACTCAGGCGACAGGTCGTCGGACAGAGTGTCGATCAGCTCCGGACGCTGGAGCATGGCACCCAGCAGGCCGTGCTCGGCTTCGGCGTTGTAGGGCTCACGCATGGTAATTGCCCTCCACCACCTTGACGAAGTTGGATGGGGCGATCAGCCAGTCGAAGGTGGCGCGGAAAGGCTTGGAGCCGTTGCGACCAGGAACCTGGCCCATCAGGAACTGGGAGGCCTTGACCTGGCAGAAGTAGTCAGCCCAGAACCCAAGGTCACGATGGACCTCGCTCTCACGCCAACGCGCCTGCAGGGCACGCTTGCGGCCGTCGTTCAGGATGGCCACGGCTGGGAGTTCAGGCAGTGCCTTGTGATACAGGTCGACAATGTCCTGGTACGGGCAGGCTTCCATCGCTGGCTTTTGCCGAGCCGGTTTCGCTTGGGCTGGTTGACGCTCGGCGTCGACGACTACTCCGTCAGGAGTAGTATTTGTATTTATTTCTTTATTGTGTGGTAGAAACGCCACATTGGACGTGTTGGAAACGCCACACTGTGGCACTTCTTTTGGCTTGTTCGGATGAGTGTTTTTCTTGTCGATCTTCCACTCGCCGACCGGGGCAAAACCGATTGGGCTACGACTACCGCCATCCCGGTAAATCACACCCTGGCGGATCAGCTCGCAGATGGCACGGGACACGTCCTCGCGGCGAATGCCGGACATCTCAGCGATGTACGACGCCGCAATGCAGGCGCTCTCAAGGTTGTAACCAGCGGTTTGGCGATGGATTGCCAGGGCGACACGAAGCTCGCGGCCTGACAGCTCAGCCCCGATCAGGGCCTCGTACAGGTCGTTGTCCATTCGGGTGAATCCGCTTTTCGATTGGATTGGGGTGACGATGCTCATGCCCCACCCCCGCACAGCGATGCCCGCAGATGCTCGACGCACTCACGACGGAGCGCGGCTTTCGAGATGGCTGCGTACTGGAAGCGAATCATTCGCGCGGCATGGAGTGCGGCGGACTGGTGGTAGGCTTTCTGGTGCGAAACGGCCAAGGGTGCGGTGTTGCTTGCATCCATTGCAGAGTGCATAATCGACCTCGTTTTGAAGCTGTTGAAGAAGCCGGGCTGCCACCCGGTTTTTTTATGCCTGCGATTCAGGTACTGGACGGATGAACAGCAGGACGGTCTCACTACTGGCGCAAAGCCAGGTCACGCATAATTCATCTCGTCATGCAGCCGACTCGCTCTTCACCGGTTGGCAAAGCTCCTTCGCCGTAACCGCACCTGATGTCAGCTCCTCGGCAAGGAACGCCCGCTTTGCGCTCATGGTGTGAGCGCCGGTGGACCAGTACGAGACGGCGGCCTGGCTCACGCCAAGAGCCGCGGCTGTCTTCGCTTGCCCGCCAAAGAAATCGACGAGCTTTTCGATGGGGGTCATGGATTTAACTCCTGATAAGCGTGCTTATACTCTAAGAATAAGGAGCCTTATTTGCAAGCCTATAAGTTGCCTTATAGATTCCCGGGCATGGATACCCTCGCAGACCGAATCAAGGCAGCTCGCAAGCACGCGCAGCTGACACAGCGCTCACTTGCCGAAAAGGTTGGTGTGGAGCAGCCCGTCATCTCTCAACTGGAGACGGGAAAGAACCTCCGGAGCGTCCATTTGACGAAGATTGCCCAGATATGCCGGGTAAGCCCTCTGTGGCTGTCCGAGGGCGTAGGGGCAATGGATCAGGACCAGGCACAACCAGCCAACCAAGCAATCGCTCATGAGCTTGAACTGCTTGGCGAGCTGTCTGCCTGGGACGATGGCGATCCGCTTGATGAAGACGATTGTGAAGTGCCCTACTTCGCCGAAGTAGAGTTCGCAGGTGGCAACGGAATGACGGAAGTAGTTGAGGTTGCTGGACGCAAGCTACGGTTCAGCTGCGCCACCCTTCGTGCTGCTGGCGTAGACAAGAAGTGCGCTGCAGTAGCCAGAGTAAAGGGAAGAAGCATGGAACGCTTGATCCTGGATGGCGCCGCTATTGGCTTTGACATGAGCGACACGTCGATCATCGACGGTGAGATTTATGCCTTCAACCACGGGGGCATGCTCCGCACTAAGTACCTGTACCGCCTGCCCCAAGGAGCCGTGCGTATCAGCAGCGAAAACGGCGACGAGTACCCGGACGAAGTAATGACTGCAGAGCAGTGGCAAGAAGAGGTCCATATGCTCGGCCGTGTCTTCTGGTGGTCAACCGTGCGCCGATCGCCTCGCCGAAAGTAAGCCTAGCCGCCTCCTAATGGCCCGCCTCGAGCGGGCTTTTTCATGCCTATCAGAAAAATTATAAGCACGCTTATTGACACAAAAGATAAGCGTACTTATATTTTGCTCATGCCGGATCGACACCGGCCAGCAGCAAGGCAGCGATGGACAGGCCTAAACGGTCCAGAGGGTTGGCAACTGACCCGGGCGTGCAGCGTAAAGCGCCAATGCAGTTATCCAGCGGGTGAGTGCCGCGGCTGGAGGAACAACCAGAAGATTGCCGTGCAACCGACGCCAGTTGCGGGTCGCGGCAGATTTCACTCGCAGCCATTCCCACGAGTGGCTGCTGGGAAATCAACCAGAGGAAACACCCATGTTCGGTATCGGAAAGAAGCTGTTCGGCGCCAAGCGCGCAGTCAAGAAGCTGGAGAATCGCGACCTGATGCAGGCCATCGTCGGCGGCTGCTTGCTGGTCGCGGCGGCGGATGGCGAGATCAGCAAGAACGAAGCAGCCCAGATCGACATCCAGATCCGGGCGAACAAGAACCTCGAGCACTTCGGCCAAGAGATCACCAACACGGTGAACCTGTTCACCGAACAGCTGCAGGCAGGCTTCCGCCTGGGCCGCATGAACATCATGCGCGAAATCGCGGACATCAAGAACAACCCGCTCGACGCTGAGGAGGTGTTCGTCAACATGATCACCGTCGCGGAAGGCGACGGGAACATCAGCCCTGAAGAGCTGCGCGTCCTGGCCGAAATCGGCAACCAGCTCGGCCTGCGCCTGAAAGACTTCGGGATCGAGGTGTGAAACGCAAGCACTTCGGTCTGGCGGCAGTTGCAACTGTCGCCCTGGCCGGGCTGGTCGTGGCTGCCGCAGTCAACTGGGGCACCTGCCAATGGTACGGCTACCAGACTGAGCGACAGACCAGATTCGCCCCATATGTCGGCTGTCTGGTGAAGACTGCCGGCGGATGGGTGCCCCGCAACGAGCTGCGCACCCAGCAGTGACTCACCGCCCCGGCCCTGCCGGGGCTCATCACCACCGCAGAGCGCCCTACCCCATCAATCGGGGGAAACAGTTCACCAGGACGCTCTTCGGTGTTGATGCCCAGTTGCAAACCCAACGCTTGCAACTGCCTCCCCGATCCACCCCGAGAACACATCATGGACACGATCACCGTCGGCGCATGGATAGGCCATCTCGGCCGAGGCCTGGCGCCTCGCGAACTTCAATGCCTTCTGGATGTTGCCCAGGGCTTCACCACCAAGGAAATCGCCAGGCACTTCGGCATCAGCGAAAGCGGTGTCGAGAAGCGCATCGGTGACGCAATGCTGAAGCTCAAGGTTGCCAGGCGCGCTGCGATGGTCGCCGAAGCCATGCGCTGCCAGATCATCAGACCGCTGTGTATCGCCCTCGCCGGCCTCATCGCCATGCATGCGGCGATCGACGATGCTGACCCGATGCGCCGCGACCGCCGCGCGCCGGAGCGGCGAACCGCCCAAGTTCGAATCGTTCGCAAGGCCGAGGCCTTCGAGCTCCACGCCTGACCCTACCGAGGATCACAACATGCAAGCAGCCATCAAAGACAGCCAGGGCCAACTCGAGGTTCTGCGTCAGGAAGTCATCACCGCAACCGAGGCCTTCCGCAGCAAGTCGCGCTTCTTCGTCACCCAGAGCGGCAACGGCTGGGCCGTGGTCTCGGCGAGCGACAATCGCGTGTACGGCCGCAATGTCAGCTACCCGCAGGCCGTGCGTTACGCGCAGAGCCTGGAGCGGGCGATCGACGCCAGAGTCATGCCGGTTACAGCAGTCATCAAGGCCAGGCATATCGGCGAGCGCGCAACCCGCTGGGTCAGCCTGTTTGCCCTGCTGTTGGTCGTGCTGGCCGGGGCGGCGTCAGCATGAGCCGTGGCGTAAACAAGGTCATCCTAGTCGGCGCGGTCGGCCAGGACCCGGAGGTGCGCTACCTGCCAAACGGCAGCGCCGTGACCAACATCAGCCTGGCCACCAGCGAACAGTGGACCGACAAGCGCTCCAACCAGAAGGTCGAGCGCACCGAGTGGCACCGGGTTGTGCTGTTCGGCAAGGTCGCCGAGATTGCCGGAGAGTACGCCCGCAAGGGCTCCCAGCTGTACATCGAGGGCAAGCTTCAAACCCGCGAGTGGGAGAAGGACGGTATCAAGCGCTACACCACCGAGGTGGTCGTCGACATGCAGGGCACCATGCAGCTGCTGGGCGGGCGACCACAAGGCCAGGAAGGCGGTACGCCACAGCGTCAGCGACCTGCTCCGCAGCCGAGCCAGCAAGGTGTGCCGCCCGACGCCTTCGACGACGACATCCCATTCGCCCCGCTACCTCACCTCGCGGGAGCATGACCGTGCACTGCCGCGAGTCGATGGACCCACTTACAGTGATCAAGTACGCCGCGATGATGGCCGCCTGCAGCAAGCAGCCCTGGGCCGTCTACATGCAACAAGGCAAGAAGCTGGTGGCCAACCCCTACCGAGGCAGAAAGACGGACCTGGTAGAGGTGTGCCGGCCATGAAACGCATCACCGCCCGCGTGCGGCACGGCCGGCGCCAGCAACACATCAATCTGCCGCCCAGCGGCTTGGGAGGTACCGGCAATGGCGAAGACGCCAGCCCAGCGCAAGAAGGAACAGCGGGAGCGGGACAAGCTCTCGGCAGAGGAGCGCGAAGCCCGGCTGTTGTCACGCCGGATTGTCACGGACCTTTATCACAACACCGACAACGCGCTTAAGCGATCAATGGCAAGGGCCAAGATCGACGAAGAGCAAGACCTGATATCGCGCCTTATCCACGGCGCCGATCGCCTTACCGATGAGCAGTTGTTAGCGCTAATCGACACTGCGTGACGCATCGCCGTGACAGGCGAATCCCAGTTCAAACGACCTACACCGCCACCAGCCATGGAGGGCGGCCTACACCCTGGAGAAAGTCATGACCCAATCTGTACTGCAATCCATTGCCGCCGCCGATCTTCCGGAACGCGGCCAACCTCTTGCTGGCGGCACCTTCGTCACCCGCTACTGGCTGAACGGCCAAGAGCGCGCCCTGGTGCTGCTCGATGACGAGTTCGAAGGCGCCTGGGGCGAGTATGGCGTCGAGATTCCCGGCGCCGACAGCTACAGCGACGGCGAGGCAAACACCCGTGCTATGGCCGAAGCAGGCTGTGAAATCGCGATCAAGGCCCTGGAGCTGGGCGCGTTTATCCCGTCCTGCCTGGAGGGCCAGCCATGAGCTGGGAACAGTGGTGGGAAGAATTGGTGGCTTTGGCCGCAAAGCATGGCCATACGCCCGGCATGCCAGAGCTGTGGAAGGAATACAACTGGGCGCGCGGACAGACCCCGCAAGAAGCCTACTTGGCTGAATACTCTCTCGATTTCTAAACCCTCTCCCCTCTATTCACTGCCGCGATATGGCGGCCAAGGAATCGACATGCTCGAAAGGACACCGATCAAGACGGAGGCCGAATTGTGCGCGGCCTTCATCCAGTCGATGAACAAGCAGGCCGATTGGACCTGCTACCCCGAAGCTGCGGGCTTCGACATCCTGGCCGTGCACACCAGCGGTCGACAGATCGGCGTCGAGGCGAAGATGAGCCTGAACGCCAAGGTGGCCGACCAGATCCTGCCGAAGGACTACGAGAACTTTTACGGCAGGCCTGGCCCTGACCATCGCCTGGTGATCGTCGGCAAGGCCAGCGATGCCAGTCACGGAATCTGCCGCATGCTGGGTCTGCTCGGGGTTCCTGTTGTGCTCCCCCGCTGGATGTCTCGTGGCGGCGACAAGTCAGGATGGGAATTCGATGTGCGTTGCGTGGACAACCGGGACTGGTTGTCGTTCTTCGTCAACGAAGAGTACCTGCACCTGTTCGACTGGAACCCGACAGAGCGATGCCGGGTGCCAATGGCGGTTGGTGCACACCAGGCCGGCGTCCCCTCCCCGGTTAGCCTCACACCCTGGAAAGAAGCAGCGCTGCGGGTTATCGCCTTGATGCGATCGCAGGGTCACATCGCGGCCAAGCAGATTCAGGAACTCGGCATCAGTCCGACCGCCTGGACGCGACCAAGGGGCATCGAACCTGGCTGGCTTGATCGCGGGTCAGTGCGTGGAACCTGGATCGAAACCGAGAACATGCCGCCATTCGACAAGCAACACCCCGAGGCCTACGCCATCGTCGTCGCCGAACTGGCCGCCAAAGCCGACCCACAACTGGAGCTCTCCGCATGACCCGCCTCGCCCTCTGCCTCCTGCTGCTGGCCACCGGCGCCAGCGCAACCGAGAACGTCATCGACGTACAGCACGACAGCCAGCGCGGCGTCACCTGCTACCTGCTGAATGGGGTCGGCATCAGCTGCATCCCCGACAGCCAGCTGCAGGCCGGCAACGAGCGCCAGCTCTCCCCGCACGAAACCCAACCCGAACCTACACCCGCTCTGGCGCCTGGGCGCTGGATTGATGAGAGGTATGAACTGTGACAGATGAAGACATCATCAAGCTGTCGGCCAAGGCCATGGGATTCGTGCTGGAGTACCGGCGCGGCAGTGACGCCTTCTACTACGACGACCCCGAGACAGGCCGGGAGGCTTGGCTGCCGACACAGGATGACCGCCAGACGATGCTGATCATCGCGAAGCTCAGGATGGACATCTGCTGCCTGCATCACCTCGCTCGGGCTACCGCCCATGTGCCGTATGTCGGCTTCAAACAATGCGAGGTGCCCCACGCAGACGACCCCGGCGCTCGGCGAAACGCCCTGCGCTTGGCAGTGGCCACGGTGGCAGCCAAGTATGGCCAGGGGATGCTCGACGGCGGGACAGATGAGCGAGTCCTGGGGCACTTGCTTGGCATCGAAGGCTCAACTGCACACGCCATGCGCGGCACCATCCGCGAGTCTCGCGAGGAGATCAGCAAGGCCTGCCAGCGCCTGAAGCGGAAGGGGCTAGTGACCAACAAGGGGCCTTTCTGGCAGGCGGTGCAGAGATGACCGACCTGATCGAAGTGAAGACGGCAGACCTGGCCGGCGAGGCGCTGGGGTGGGCCGTCGGCAAGGCGGAAGGCCTGGACCTGATTCTGGTGCCGCCGCAGTACGGCAATCCCTGGCGCGTGTTCGCCCGGTACCAGGCCAGCGCCACCGAGTACACCAAGCGCTACAACCCGTGGGAAGACTGGGCGCTGGGCGGGCCGATTATTGACCGGTGCCGCGTATACCTCTCGTCGCCCCCGGTCATAGACACAAACAACGAGATCGGCTGGCAGGCTCGACCTGATGACGGAAGGACGTTCTGGCATTCAGGCGGCACAGCCCTGATCGCCGCGTGCCGCGCCATCGTCGCCGCCAAGCTCGGCGATACCGTCCAAGTGCCCAAGGAGCTGATCCCATGCCAGGCCTGATAAAGGTGCAAACCTGCGACCTAGGCGGCAAGGCGCTGCTCTGGGCCGTCGAGAGCGTGGACGGACCGATGCCGGCGGCAGCCGGACAACTGCAACTGCCACTGGGCAGCCAGGCCATCGACGACGCGGCGGGAGAGCACCTGATCCAGAAGCACGGCATCTGGATCGATCGCGGCTACAGCCGGCCCTGGCTGGCCTGCGTATCAGGTCATCCGCTGGACCGCCAGCCCGGCGACACCAGGGCAGAAGCTGCAGCCCGCGCTGTAGTGCACCACGCCCGCGGCGAGACCATCAACGTGCCGAAGGAACTGATGCCATGAGCAAGCGAGCCGTTCACATGTACGGGTGGGATGGCGGTACTGAGGCCGATCAAGATCCGCCAGAAGACGTGCTGTGCGGTACCGATGGCGAAATGGAAGACGAGCAGCTGGCAAGCGACTGGCGCCACGTCACCTGCAAACGCTGCCTCAAGATCCGGGAAAAGCAAATGGCCAGGTGGGCAGCCGAGGAGCGAGACCAGAAGGTCAAGCTGTTCGACGAGGCCCAGGCCATCACAATCGAGCTGGGGCACCGCAACATCTCAACCGCGATCAAGGCCTTGATCAGGGAGCGCGATCAGCTGCGGCAGGACCGTGACGCCCTGCTCGAATCCGGAGGACACCTTCTATGATCCTGCCCCTGATGTACATGGCCTACCTGATCTACAGGGGGCCGCGATGAGTCGCGAAGTGACAGAGCTGGACTTCAGGAAGCCTGAATTCCGCGACGCAAAGGTTGAGGATTACGAGTTCCGCGAAGACGGCGCCCTGGCCAGGAAAGACCGGTGGCAAACCGGCATGTGGCGCGTTGCATCGCTTGTCGGCCAGTCACGGGGTGGATTCGAGATCGACGCCGTGGTCTACAAGGTCCGCAAACTCGCAGGAAATTGGTGCACGCCTGATCCAGATGAGGACCCAGGGCTCGAGCGCATCGACATTCGCCTATCCTGCGGCAGCGTCCTGGCCAACTGCGAGCGCACCGGCCCATTTGCCTACCACTGGCGCTTCGGGAACATCACCTTCACCAGCAAAGACTTCGGCGCCGACATAGTCGAGTGGCAAGAGTCAGCCGCGCCGAAAGCCTAACCCCTCCCCCTACTACTCAAGCCCGCCGACATGCGCGGGCATGGAGAGCTATTGCCATGAAGAAACACAAACCAGGCCCTTGGGTAATTGACGAAAAAGGCCTTGAAGCGGATCCCGGAAAACTCAGCATCGTCGTTGGTGACGGCGAGTACTTCATCTGCCAGGTAGATGGGGGAATGCATCAGATGGCAAACGCAAAGTTGATCGCGGCCTCCCCTCTGCTGCTGGATGACCTGATCGACGCTGCAGCACAGCTGCGAGCATACGAGACCCTGCACCGCGCCAAAGGCACCGCCGACAGCCTCGCTAAAGCCGAGGTAAATGCCGAACTGGCAGCTCGTTTCGAGAAGACCATCGCCACGGCCACGGCCTGACATCAATTCCCCGTAGGAGCTGACATGCTCGAAACCATCGAGGTGGTGCGCATTAAGCGCTTCGCCGCAAACACGGCTGGCCGCGATTTCGCGGTCGGCGATATCCACGGGCACTTCACCAGGCTGCAGGCCGCGCTGGACGCTGCCGGCTTCGATCCGGCAGTTGACCGCCTTTTCAGCGTTGGTGACATGGTCGACCGTGGGCCCGAGTGCCGCGACGTTCTCGCCTGGCTGGCCAAGCCTTGGTTCCACCCGGTGCGCGGAAACCATGACGACTATGTCTGCCGGTTCGACACCTGCGACGTGGACAACTGGGTTTACAACGGCGGCGCCTGGTTCGCCGGCCTGGCCTGGGATGAGCAGCGCGAGTTCGCCGCCCAGTTCCGCGAATTGCCGATAGCCATAGAGGTTGAAACGCCCGGCGGCCTTGTCGGGGTCGTGCACGCCGACTGCCCATTCCCGTCCTGGGATCAGCTTCGGGCCGCGCTTGAAGCGCCGGAGACCGCCAAGCAGCTGAGGCTTACACAGAACACCTGCATGTGGTCGCGCAGCCGAATCGAGCTTGGCGAAACCGAAGGTGTGCGCGGCCTACGGGCGCTGGTGGTCGGCCACACCCCGCTGCACAAGCCGGCGGCGCTCGGCAACGTCATCCACATCGACACCATGGGCTGGCGGCCGAAGGACGGCGGGTATTTCACCCTGCTCGATCTGGCCACCCTCGAAACAATCCCGCCAATGCCCGAAAAGCTCAGATGGGACTGAGCCAGGAGCCATCCATGAACCTGATCGACTGTTACGTCACGAAGATCCTCGGCGAGCCGTACCGCAAGTTCGGCGCCTGGTGGGTCGATGTCGAGTACAACGCCTGGGGCAGAACCAGCAAGACCAGGCTCATGTTCCGCACCGAGGAAGCCGCCCGCGCGGCGAAGGTCGGGCACCACTTCACGGCCTGATCGGCCGCAGGAGAACCCCATGGCAAACGCCACTGCAGCTGCACCGACAGCCTTGCAGCCTAGATTCCTGCGCGCGAAAGACGCGCCGGGCTACCTCGGCATGTGCAAGGACGAATTCAAGAACACCGTCAGGCCGCATGTCCGTGAATTCCCTATCGGGAAGCAGGGCGTCGGCTTCGATCGCCTCGAGCTGGATGCCTGGGCTGACGCCTACATCGAGGCCATGGCCGTTGAAAAGGCCAGCAATCAGGACAACAATCGACCCCGCAGCGGAAGTACGGCCGGGGAATCCAAGGAGACTCCATGGCCAAAAAGGCAATCACAGGGCTCCAGAAAATGCCAAACGGCATCTGGAAAATCGACAAAGTCTACAGGGGGGAGCGAATTCAAGAGAGCACTGGCACTACTGACAGGGTAGAGGCCGAGCAGTACCTGATCCACATTCTGGAGAAGATGCGGCTGCGCAAAGTGTATGGCGTGCGAGAGATCAAGACCTTCAGTGCCGCGGCAGCGCGGTACCTGATTGAGCACAAGGACCAGCCGTCATTCAAGGTCACCGCAACCTACCTTGGCCAGCTGGATGACTACATCGGCCACCTGCCTCTGACGCATATCGATGATGAGGCACTGGCGCCATTCATCCGGGACCGAAAGGCGGACAGCGTTCTGCCGGACGGGACAATAAAGAAGGGGGTGAGCAACCGAACGATCAACATCGCGATCGAGCGTGCGATTCGCGTGCTGTCGCTGGCTTGCAGGAAGTGGCGGGACGAAGAACGCAGGCCTTGGCTCGACAGCGTACCGCTGCTGACCAAGCTGGAAGAGAAGAAGGCGAGCCGAAAGCCCTACCCCATGACCTGGGAGGAGCAGTCGATTCTTTTCGGGGAGTTGCCGGACCACCTGCAGCGCATGGCCCTGTTCAAGGTGAACACGGGCTGCCGCGAGCAAGAGGTCTGCAAGTTGAGGTGGGACTGGGAAATCTTCGTACCGGAGCTTGGTACTAGCGTGTTTCTGATACCGGCCGAGTTTGGCGGCCGACATGAAAACTCGGGGGTGAAGAACCGGGACGAGCGCCTGGTAGTGCTGAACAGCGTGGCGAAGTCGGTAATAGATAGTCAGCGCGGCATTAGTCGGGAGTGGGTATTCCCCTACAACGGCACGGCTATGCATCGCATGAACGACTCAGCCTGGAAGAAAGCACGGGTGCGCGCGGCGAAGCTCTGGCAGGAGCAACACTTGCGGCCGGCACACCCCGGGTTCGCATCCATACGCATTCATGACCTCAAGCACACTTTCGGCAGGAGGCTGAAAGCAGCAGGCGTTAGTGAAGAGGACCGCAAGTCGCTATTGGGCCATAAGAACGGCAGCGTGACCAGTCACTACTCCGGCGCGGAGCTTGGTCAGCTGATAGAAGCAGCAAACAAGGTATCGGCGACCGACTCGCGCGGACCGGTGCTTACAATTTTGAAGAGGAGGATCGGATGA